GAATTCGTAGTGACCACACATAGGTCAGAGGATAGGTAATGTCTCTGGGTATGGAGTGTAGTGTGGCTAGAGGATAGGTAATGTCTCTAGGACATGAGCGAATTCTTAACCCTCCCTCGTCCGAAGACTGTTTGTTAATTTTATAATTAACTTATGGGAACTGAGTACCACCTATTTTATAATAGGAGGGGAAAGGGAACTGATTCACTAAAATCAGTTTTATATTAATAAGTATTTGGATGGGATAAGATTATGCCTTATCCTTACTTATTTTTTAATTAAAGGAGGAAAATAAAAATGCTAAAAGAAAAATTAAATGAAATGAAATCCAATTCAGAAGGAATTGAACTATTTGTAATCGAGGATATTCTAGAATCCAATGAAAGTAATGTTGAAATATCAAAGTATATCCATACTGTTCTAAATTATGGTTGTTCAAGTGATTGTGTAGCAATTGATACTAAAGAATTTTTCACTAAATATCAAGATGAAATTTTAGCAATGCTTGATGAACTTAATATAGAAAAGGGAACAACTTTTAAAAGTGATGCAAACAACCTTGCATGGTTTGGATATGTTGAAACTATGAAAGACATAGCAACCGAATTAAATATTTGGTAAATAAGAAAATAACTTTACCCTTCATAGACAAGTTTTATGAGGGGTAACTATTTATATAATCAGGAGGTTTGTAAGAGGAATAAAAAATACATAATGTGATATTCATGACATATACTTTTTTATATTTTTTTTAACAATTTATTATAGAAATAATTTTTTTGGAGGTATATAAAATGAATATATATGATATACTATTAAGTAAAAATTACGACTGTATGTATAATTTAGAAGAATTGATTAACTATAACGAAGGAAAATGTATAATAGATATAAATTTTAAAAGACATAAAACCGATGAATGTTTTAATCAATTCGCATTATTATTTAAATCACCAAAAAATAATGGTAATTATTTAGAATTAGGAATAGCAGAAGATGGATTTGTATATTTAGGTGAAACATATTTATGGAAAAATAAAGAATATAAAGAACTTAATGCAAAACTTGCTATATGTTTTATGTTAAAATATAAAAATATGATTAATGCAATTAGAAATTTTGAAGATGATTTAGGAAAATTAGTTGACAATAATGAATATATAAATATAAGTTATGATAATAATTACTACAAAGAAAAATCTCAAAATATTGAATTTAAATTTAAAGATAACATTAATTTATAGATAAAAAAATAAGGAGGTTACTATGAAATTTCTAAAACAAAAATTTACAAAGACAGAAGATTTAATGTTAGTCAATATGATATATAATAAAAAGAGAAATAAAAATGAAGAGGATAGTATAGACATAATATATAAAGATCTTTCAACTGGAAAGAAATATTTAGAACATATAAAAAATCCACCAATGGAAATATATATGACTAAACCTGAATATAGAACATATGATTATGGAAAATTTGTTATAGAAAAAAGTCATGTTGATGTTGTTAAAACTACAGCTACTAGAGTTTTATTTGATATAGCAAATATAGCAGGTGGTGCTTATACAGAATATCTTAGAAACTGTTTATTAACTAAAAATAGAAATGCAATGAAAAATCTTCATAAATATAAATATGTAATGGCTTCAGATTATGAACCTGAAGCATATTATAGAATACAATGGGGATTGGAATATAATAATGATAAAATAAAGAAAATAACTAAATTATATTCCGATATAGAAGTTGATGGTATAGGAATAGAAGGTTTCGTAAATGGAGGGATTGCTCCAATAAATGCGATAGCTTTAATAGATGAAGAAACAAGAACATGTTTTAGTTTTCTATTAAGAAATAAAAATAATCCTCAAATAGATGAATTTGAAAAAAATATCGAAGATGTTAAAAAAGAATGTGATGAATTATTTAGTGAATTTTATGGAAAATGGGAATACAAAATATTAATGTATGATGAAGAAGATGAAATTAAAATGATACAAGATTATTTCAATTTAATTCATACGTTAAAAAGAGATTTTATAATGTTTTGGAATATGAAATTCGATGCAAACTATTTAATGGATAGAATAAAAGTATTAGGATATGATCCAGCAAGTATTATGTGTCATCCTGATTTTCCTGTAAAAAATTGTTATTATTATGAAGATAAACTTCATTTTGCAATTAAACAAAAGAAAGATTGGTTTACTATATCAGATTATACGGTATGGGTAGACCAAATGATATTATATGGTCAAGTACGTAAAGGTCAATCAGAATTAGGTTCTTTAAGTTTAAATATAGTTGGTCAAAAGGAAATAGGTGAAGCAAAAATAGATTATAGTGAAGAAGCAGATATCAAAACGTTACCTTATGTTAATTATAAAAAATTCTATATATACAACTTAAAAGATTCATTGTTACAGTTTGGTATAGAGAGAAGAACTTCAGACTTAGAAACATTATATATAACATCAGTAGAAAACTTTACACCATATAGACAATGTTTTAGTGAAACAAGAATATTAAGAAATTTAGCTTATGTTGATTTTTATAAACAAGGATATATAATAGGAAATAATTTAAATGTTGATTATAATAAAGCATGAACTGATAAAGAGGATGATGACGAAGAAGATGATAAATTTGCAGGTGCATTAGTAGGAGATCCTCGATTGATTAGTAGTAAAAATGGATTGCCCATTATGGGCATATATAATAAATATCTTAGAAAATACGTAGTAGACTTTGATTATTCTAGTCTGTATCCTAGTATAAAAATACTACACAATATAGGACCACATACTTTAGTTGGTAAAATAATATTAACTGAAAAAGTTTATGATAGATACACAGCATTTGAAATGGGTGATAGACATTCAAATAAAAAAGAAGATAAAAAAGATAAATACGATTCAGGAAAAGATTTTATGGAAAACATTTTATGCGATAATTCTATAATGACTGGTGTCAGATGGTTTAATTTACCTAATACAACAGAAGTATTAGAAAAATTTGCATTAGAATTTGATTTAGACAGAAAAGATTTAGTACCAGAACCTAATATTTATAGAAGAAAATTAGATAAGGTGGTTTAAAATGTATAATTATATTATAACGTTAGATAATAAAAAAGAAAAATCCAGTTTTTTAAATAAGCTGGATTTTTTCAATAAAATGGTGAAGAATTTATTTAATACTGTATTTTATGATGCTTCAGGTAAAATTTATTCTTCAAATTTATCATTAGGAGGATGTAAATGTTATTGTGAAACTAAAGGATTAGTTGAATTATTTCAACTAAACGAAAATGATTTAATAGAATTATATCCTAATGAAATAAATGAATGTATTAAAAATGGTAAAACTAAAATAGAATTTATAGAAATAGAAAATAATGAAATAACAATGGTTACAACAGAAAAGAGATATAGAATAGGTCAATATATAAATAATGATAAATTGGATTTTTCTTTATTAACTAATATTAAAAATAAGTCAATTCATGAAGAAGAATGTAATAATCTCATTGATTGTTTTAAAGAAAAGAAATTTATTGATTTCAAAGTAAATACTAAGAATGATGAGTATAGAATGTTTTTAACACATAAATTATTTGCTAATATAACAAAAATAGATAATATAACAGTTAGTATAGTACCAAATGAAAAAAATTGTTATTCTATGTCTAAAGTAAATCATGAATATAAAGTTCATTCAACTGGAGTACCAGGTGAAAAAACTTTTTATTCTATATTCAAATTAAATCATGAATATAAAGATTGTTTTATTAATATTTATTATTTTTATCATTTTGTAAAAATATAATAAAATAGCCTATGTAATTATACATAGGCTATTTATTTTATCGTTTAAAACAATAAATTAATGAATTTAATAACTAAAATAATTTGAAAGGAGTGTAATTTCATTATGGCTAAAAAAGACGATAATAAAAATAAAATAGATGCTAAACGAATAAATGAATTGAATAATACATCTGATGAAATATTAAAAAAATTAGCATCAGATACTTATAAAAATCCAAATGATAATTTCAGTGCTATTGATAGAATGGAATTAGATATAGATAATGTCTTAGGAATAGATTTTGTTGAAAATAAAGGAAAAATTGGTCAGGACTTAGGTTCGTTTCTAATACAATCATTACAAAATTCAGGAGAAGGGAAATATAATTATAAAATAAATAATCCTGAATCAATGATTGAAGATATATTTAATAGTAAAAATTCATCTATATTTGAAGTATTTAATGAACGTTTTAGAAATAAATCTTTATTATTTAAAGATTTAGAAATAATATCAGACCAGTTGGTCGAATTAACTGAAGCATTAAATACAACTAGAGATGATATATTATGTGCAGATAATTTAGGTGCAGAAATATCTAGAAGTTTAAATTTTTCTACAGATACATCACAAAGAGAAAAATATGATGATTTAATAGAAGATGTTAAACGAATAGAAAAAGATTATAAATTAAACCATAAAATAAGAGAACATATAGTTCTTAAAACTTTAAAATATGGTGAATATTATGTTTATGTAATACCTAGATCTAAATTATTTGAAAAAGCACAATATAATAGAAACTCAAAAGTAAAATCATTATCATTAGAATCATATGAAGTTGATTTATTATGTGAAACAGTAATGATTAAAAATGATGAAAAGAATATAAAATATGTAACTGAACAACTAAGTGAGCAATTTAATATTTCTAATGATGAAATTGCTTTACCATTAATAGAAAATTCAAATACAATGTCAGCATTATTGGATGTAAAAAAATATAATAAATTAAATAAACTAAGTAAATATAATCCTCCTACAACTATACAAGGAAAAGATAGTTTAATAAATAAAGAAATGAAAAAAACTGAAAATAATAAATCATTATTTAAAAATACTAAACCTGGAATTAAGGATAATAATATTGGATTTTCTGATGGAGTTATTTCTAGAGATGGTTCAAAACAAATGGATGATTGGTCAGATGTAAAAGGTTGCTATATTAAATTACTTGACCCTAAAAAAGTAATTCCTGTAAAAATATTGGATTATATAATAGGATATTATTATATAGAAGATTCAGAATTAGATGTCGTTAACCATAAATGTAGTAGACATAATCCTGGTTCAACATTAGGTAGAGGTAGTGTATTCGGTAATATGTTAAATAAATCTATAAAAGAAAAAACAGTGGTTGATGTAATTGCTAATGGTATAATTAAATCTTTTAATAAAAAATATTTAGAAGACAATGAAGAGTTTAGAGAATTAATAATAAATTCTTTATTATATGATGATATGTATAAAAGAAAGTTACATTATCAATTTATTCCTGCGGATCATATTTGTAGATTTACAGTTAATGAAGATGAAGATGGCAATGGTACATCTATGTTATACGGTTCTTTATTTTATGCTAAACTATATCTATCTATATTAATATTCAATATGATTACACATCTTGATAAATCTCAAGATACTAGAATAAACTATGTTAAACAATCGGGAATAGACAAAGATATAATTAATAAATGCAACAACATTGCTAGACAAATAAGAAGTAAACAAATATCAATTGCTGATTTAATGGATTATTCTAGTATATATGGTAAAATAGGTACAGGTAGAGATGTATTTATGCCAGTAGGTGAATCAGGAGAAAGAGGTATTGAATTTGATGTTATTAGTGGTCAACAAGTTGATATGCATCCTGAATTAATGGACGATTTAAAACAAGCATATATAAATGGTACAGGAGTACCATCTGTAATAATGAACTATATAAATGAAGCTGATTTTGCTAAAACTTTAGTAATGGCTAATGCTAAACAACTACGAAGAGTAATGAATTATCAAGATTCATTTAATGAAAATATCACAATGATGTATAGAAAAATTTTATTATACTGTACTGATATGAATGAAGCAGATATAGAAAACTTTTATTATACATTACAAAGACCTAAATCTTTACCAAATACAAACTTAGCAGATACTATAGGATATGGAGATCAAATATTAGATACTATAATCAAAAATGTCTATGGTGAAAATCAACAACAAGATGATGAACGTTTAATGGAAATGGATTTATTTAGAACAGAAATGTCTAGAAATGTATTATCAATGTTACCTTGGGAAGAAATTGATAAAGCTCTAGATAGAGTTAAATTAGAAATTGCTAGTAAGAAAGCAGAAGGAAAATTACAAAGTACTGAAGATAATTCAGGAAGTGAATATTAAAAAACATGGTATATGAGATATCTCATATACCATGCTTATTTCAAATTATATAGCAGTCCAGTCTTTAATTTGACTAGTTGGGAATTCATTTTGATCAAGATATAAAGTACCATTTGCATTTCTAGCAGTATCACTTTTGAAATCAAGATAGTTATATAAAACTCTATATCTATTTAATAATAATTGTGCAACAGCATTTATATCTGGTGAACAATATTGAGTACAAGTAAATTCTAAGTCTAATTCAACATGTGATGCTTCACCTGATTCTTGATTAAAATGATCTCTTGGAGATGTTTTAGGGAATATATTACATAACATTGAAGCAAATTCAACATTGAATCCTGTAGCATCTGTTTGAACATATATCATTTCACCAGTATGGTTAGCTTGAGAAACTTCTACTCTTGCTCTTTGTAAAACACCATTAGAATTAGTTTGTGGTATTGCTAAACCATGATAATGTGTAAATCCAGAGTTAGGGTCACTAACACCTGACATCCACATTTCTAGATATTCTCTAACTGGAGAACCTGAGAATTCTAGAACTTTTATAGTTATTGATTGTGTGTCATCTTGAAGTATAGTTGGTAATTCAAAACTTCTTCCTGCATAACCACCTGTTATTTGGTCAGTTTGCATTGTTAAGTTTGCTATACCTGAAATACTCATAAAACCATATTCAATTATATGTTTAAAGTTTCTAGAAGCATTAGGCATAAGTTCTTTCATAAAATAAGGCATTTTAGTAAAGAATATTCTACCTTTACCTCTTTTTAATACATCATATTGTTCAAGAGCAGCTCTTTTAACATTTAATCCACCAAGGAATAAAGAGTAATCTTGCATATTAGAAGAGTTGTTCTTAATATTACTTTGTAAAGTTCTTACGTTATCTCTAGCCATTATAATTCACTCTCCTTCCTAAACTCTCTTATTTACATTTATTTCTATAATAGAAGATTTGAATATAGATTTAAATGTAACATCTATATAACAATGTATGATTGATTTTTTTTCTTCAGTTTCAGACATATTATAAAGTACATCTAATTCTTGAACAAGTTCTCTCATATATCTAACTCTTTCATTAAGAACTTCTTTAAATAAAGCTCTATCTTCAGCATCTGCAAAGTTATATCTTCTTGCTATAGTTTCTCTTTCAGCTATATCTTTTATTTCTAATACAATCATCATATTATGTTCTTCAGATAAGTCAGAAAGAACATCTTGAGCAGTTTGTTGTGTAGCTTTAGCAAATACGTTTTCAGATATAGCTTCATAATAATTTAATCTAGCATCATATAATGCTTCTTTTACATCTTCATCTGATTCATCGATTATAGGTACTAATGAATTTTTTATAGCTCCTGTTAATGTAGCATATGTTTCTCCAGTAAATGGTATACCTAAACCATATAATTCTATATGTTTAGCTAAAGCATTTGCTAGATGATATGTTATAGTAACAGGTACTCTCTTACCACTAAATGGATCTCTTATTTCAAAATGTTGGAATTCTTTAGATACTATTCTGTAATTTAAATCAGCTGTTTCATCAGCAAAAGATAGTGCTTCGTCTACTGTAGATATTAATCCTGAATCTAAATGAATCATTGCATCATAACGTTTAAGACCCAATTGTACCATTTGTCTCTTAACATTAATAGGATATCCTGCATCTAACATTAATTTAACAGGAGTTCTTCTAGTAGATAATATACTTCTATCTATTTGTCCTGCAAATGCTTTTATATATAATTCTTCAACAATATCATCAATAGTTTTTCCTTCAGGTGGTTTTTCTAAAGAACCTTCATTACCACCAGATAGTGGAACACCGTCTAATCTATCTAAAGCAATACTATTTTCTGTTATTGGTTGAGGTTTTATAAATTCTTGTGTAGATTTATCTAAATTTACACCAAATATAGGATCCATTAATAGATAAGTCATATCTTTATCTGAAGGTGCTGCTAGTTGATATTCTGTGAATATTTTTTCTATAGCTTCTTCATTATTATATATTGTTATTTTTGTTGAACCTGAAGTTTCACCATCAGCAACATCTGACATTAAATAAGATATAGAATTTATAGCATAATCATATAATGTACCTTCAAAAGCTTCAACAACTGTATTACCTTCATCTATATCTAGTAATTCTAATCTATAAAATTTATAAACTTGATTTGCTTTTTTACTAGATACAGGAGTTAATCTTATTCTATAGCTATTACCATATTTACCTCTACCTTTTGATACAATACCAAATAGAGGTGTAGTTTTATAACCTTCAGCATCAGGAGAATCTTCAATTTTGGAATCCATTATAGAACTGAATTTACTAACGTCATTTAATCCTCCAACTGATTCTGCTACTACTTTTGTTGCTAAACCATCATCTGTCACTTTATATTTAAGTGAAACTATTATGTTAGCATAACAAGCATCAGTAGGCATTACTCTCATACAATATGCATGTGAATAACTATCTACTATAGATGACCAAGCGTTTAAAACTGGTTGACCGTATTTTAAAGCATCTGGTTTACCAAATTCTGATACAAAGCCTGATCTTGTAGTTTGTTTGATAAGTTTATTATCTCTACCTTTCCCACCAACAAATACACACATATAGTTAACTCTATCAGGAATAGTTATAACTGCTTCCTTACTAACTGTGTTATCATTTATTATTGTTTGGTTGAAAGGATGATCATATGAATAAATAGGGTTTCCATCATTTATTACCATGATATTTTCCTCCTTCTTTTTATTTATTTAAATTAAATAATTGTTCAACCTAAAATTTATACAATTACCATTATTATATTGTATAAAGTTTTTTCCTAATACTTAATAACATCCTCAAACGGAGTTTTTGTTTCTATTCTTTTTTCCCTATTATTATTTATTGCAGATGTAATCATTTCATCTATATTTTCAAAAGAAATACCTGCAAATGAACTATTTGCTTTACAAATATCTCGTATATTTGCTGTTCGATATGATATTTGTTTATCTTTAGGATTAAATTCTTTAGACAATACCTGACCATATTTTAATGAAGGATTATTTTTATAACGATAAACTTCACTTATTAACATTTCTAATGTGAAAATAGGAACTGGTATTGATATCTTATTCATATCAAATACTTTAATAAAAGCTTCTAATACATATTTATATGGAACATTTTTTGGTATTCTTCCTCTTAATATAGTATTTAAAAAATCTTCAGGTGCACCATTAGAGCAAGTAATTGCTGATTGTGTTATATTATCTCCTTTAAAGAATTTTAATACAACAAAATCATCCTCATGACCTTCTATTGTCATTTTTCTATTTTCTTTATCAGTAGGGAAAAAATTTATAGTCGATGGTAAATTCAATATTTCAAATTCATCTGGTTTATCTAATGAACTAAAAGCTCGTATATAAAACAAACCAAAGCTTTTAAAATATTCTCCAGCATCTTCAGCCAATCCATCTTGTAAAAAATATTTTGGAACATAAAATTCAGCATAAGGACAGTTTAATACAATATAACCATCTTTTATTATTACTTTTTGTTTAAACATAAAGCACTCCTCCTTTATTTTTTTGTTTAACAATATAAAAATAGAGTATGACAATATTGTCATACTCTATTTATTTTATTTAAATAAATCTAAAACTCTTTTTATATTTGTTAACAATAATTCTTTATCCTCGTCTTTTAATTTATTTTTAAATAATAAAAATAAATTAGTAGTTATTTGTGAAGCAAATACGATATCATTATTTTTATCTAAGCCTTTAACTATACTTAATTTACTTATATATTTCATAATTATAAAAACAAATAAATTATTTCTATCATGATATTCTTCTGGTAAAAATTTGTTTTCCAAATTAGATAAATATATTAAATCATTTTTTAATTCCAATTGTCTCATTTTATCTTTATATTTATTATAAATATAACCTGCTTTCTTTTCTGATTCTATTTTAGTATTACCTACACCTATTCTTTTATATAAATCAAATATTCTATTTAATTTGAAACTATCTTCAAATGCTAATTGCATAGTCTCAAATTTTGTAATTGATTCTTTATTATTATTTTCTTTAGCAATATTTAATAGTTTAGTTATAGTATCTCTTAAATATTTAATGACATCACCTTGTGCTTGTTCTTCTATAGATTCTTCTACTATTCTATTCATTTCTTCTTGAATATGATCGTATTCTTTTAATAATTCATCAATTTCAGTATTAAAATTATCTGATGATTTCATATATTCAAATACACCTTGCATATATTCTTTTAATGTATCATCATCCATATTAGGTTCTTCTATTAAAGTATTTTCATCATCTATTTTATTGAATTCTCTCAATTCTTCTAATGACATATCACTTATATCTTTTGTTAAAGTTTGTAGTTTATCATGAAGAATTTTTTCAAATTCGTCATCTGTTAAATATTTTTTTCTACCAATATCTATATTTTCTTTTGTTTTTTTAAGATTATTCATTTTATGATCTAATTCAGCATAATTCATTTTTTGTTTTTCCATATAATTTTACCTCCAATTATATAAATTAATTATTTTCTATTATATTTAATCTTATATATGATGCAAATTCATCTATTAAATCATTGTGATTTATTCTAAGTTCATCGATAATTATAGGAACAAAATTACCTGGTATTTCAAAAGTGTCAACTCGTTGTTTAATGTTTTCACCAAGTTCTTCTCCTGGTTCTATACATAAATCTATAAACTCACTCGCATCAAAATCTATATTTAGTACATAATTTATAACATCAACTAAATTTGCTAATATTAAAATATCTTCTTTACTAGTACAAGTTTTTTTCATATTTATCGTAGTGACATCTTTTCGTTTGAATTCACTATCAAACATTCTACTTAATTCTTCTCTGTTATTTACTATATAATTATAAAGAAAGTTTTCTAAATTTTCTTTAAGATTAACAATAAAAAATAAATAACAATCATATGCCATAATATTTAATTGAGAAGTATCTAATAATCCAACATCTATTCCTAAGTTAAATCTATTTGATACATTACTCAATAAAAATAAACTAAATTTATCGTATTCTTCTTCTATATCTTCTCTATATACATCTATGTGATCTAATTCTTCTTTAGCATTTGCAAAAGTCGAATAGACATCATCAGCATAATCTGATGAATACAATAAAGGATCATCTATTTGTGTTAATATGTTTTCTTTTATAACTTCAATAGGCAAATCTCCCATTATTCTTTCAACATCGAAATCATTTATTTCATCATTTATATTAGATATCATAATTTTTTACCCCCTTATTTATCATCACAATCTTTTAATAATTCTTCAGAATGTTGATTTAGATATTTTGCTACTTTTTTATATCCTCTAGTATTAACTTCTTCGCTAAAACCTCTAAATTTACATCTAGCAGGATATAATCTTATAGGTTCATTATTATCATTAATTTCTACAGTTAGAGCTACACCAAACAAGTGTAATTGTTGATTTATATACCATAATAAACCACTATCTCTAAATTCTTTTAAGCTCATTTCCTTTATCATTTCTTCATTACTCATTTTAATTCCCTCCTATTTATATTATTTGTCTTTTTTACAATAATAAAATTTTTCTTCTATTTCAATAACAATAATCGGATTTATTTGCTCATGTGTTAAAGGATCGACAACATACCAATCTTTTCCTAAGAAAAAATCTGCTAATTTGTATATTGCCCTTTGTGCACACATATGCATTTTATATTGTTCATCATTATTATCTTTATCATATTTACAATAATAAAATTTTTCTTTTATCTCTGAAACTGCTATTGAATTCATTCTTTTTATATCAGTAACTGATTTTTTTATATTATCATACCATTCTTTTCCTAAGAAAAAAACAATTAATTCATCAACAGCAGTTTGTGCATTCATGGTCATTGGTCCAAATTCATGTTCACTAACAGAATCACAAATCGATGATATATATTTTCTCATCTCTTTATCAGTTTTATATTTTTGTAAACCTTTAATTTCTTTAATGAATTTTATTAATTTGTTTTTTATCATATGATTAATACTCCAATTCATTTTTTCTTAATGAATAATTAAATTTGTCTGTTTCATTTCGTAAAATTATATATACTTTATCAGTTACTTTAAATACCCTATCTCTCAAATCATTATCCAATATTAATGACTTTTTAACTTCTTTAAAAGCATCATTTCTATCATATGCATAAACATCTGGTATACAATCATAAAAATTTATAAAAGAATCACCCTTAATTGGTGTAGTAAATAATACATTAAATAATTTTTTATCACTATTATTTAATACCATATTTTTATTCATCATATATTTATGTCGTATTTTCTTATTATCAGATATATAAAATAAAACATTGTCTGAATCTTTAAATATTTCGTTAAATAAACAAGAATTGCAACTTAATTGTTTTTTTAATATTTCAAAAGCATGATCTGCACTGTATGCTTCAATATCATCAATACCACTAAGATGTACAAAATCTTTATAATATGTTACTCTATAATTTTTAAGCTCTTGATAATTATTTTGTTTATTTATATCTGTTAGATTTAATAACATTCCTATATATTCTGGAGTTTCTTTTACATATATTTTTTCGTTTCCAACAACTGTTATTTGAGTTGCTTCCTGTATTACATCATCTTCACCTTCTCTTATTTGTCGTATATTATTTGATGTATAATACACTATCATATTCGAATTAATCTCAAATATGTTATTATTTAATCCTGTTAATTCTATCATCATAATATTTTACCTCCATATTATTTATTATTTTTTCTTTAAGTATTTGTAAGTATTCAAATAAAAAATAATATAGGAGATATTTATAATCTCCTATATTATTTTACCATTCATTTAAATCATCAAAGAAATCTAATGAGCTAGAATTAGTACTTCTAAAACCATCATTTTCTAATTCATATTGATTCTCTTCATAATCGATATCTTTAACATATTTAGTTGTTTTAGTATACTCATCCATTTTTTCAGTTTCCAATAACGATTTATATATTTCAGTTGATAGTTGTTTATAATATTCATCTGAATTCTTAACTTCATGTTGTTGTCTAAATATTTCTGCATCATTAGGTGATAATTGTTCAAGGTACTCAAATGCATCTCTTTCTTGTGAATCATCATTATCATATGATTTAGGTTCTTTCATACCTTTAACAATACCCCAACGTTTTAAATTCTTAGCATACGTATAAACATATAATGTTATTAAGTAAGACATAACATTATCATCATGTTCTCCAGCTCCTGCTTGTATTTTACCATTTTTAATAACTAAAGCTAGTATATCATTTAATAAAAATGTTGATGATATTCTCTCTTTATGTTCTTGAACTGTAACCATTAATAAGTCCATCATTAATTGTCTAGAATTTTTACCAGTCCATACTCCACGTAATCTTCTTTTTTCAGGTTCAGTTATTTCTCTACCATGATCTACTTTAAGTGCCCCATTATCTATTAAGTCTTTTTTTTCATTATAAAATATGTTTCTTCTAATTTGAGTATTCCATAATTCATCTATTACAGCATCACCACAATGGTTTCTTTCTATACATAATAAAGATTTAGGTAAATATTTTCTAATTAATGTATATAATAAACGTTTTAAATCATAAGTACCTATACAAGGACTTTTAAATTCAGCATCTGCTTGTAATGTATAAGGATTAGTTATAGTTATTGCAGTATTATCTGAATCTATACCTGAGGCAACGTCGACTCCAACTAAATATGGTATTTCTGGATTTAATGTTCTATAAATATCTATTCTGTAATCAGATATTAAAATTTCATCAATAATAGTCAATGTTTTTTCTTGTAATGCCATTAAATCTTCTTGAGAAAATGGAGAATCACTACTACCACGAATTCTTTGTAATAATATTTCTCTACGTATTCTAATTTCGTCATAACCTACAGACATACATTGTTTTTTAAACCAAGCATCATCTTTACCTAATTGCTGATAACTATATTTTATTTCAGTAATACCAATTTCTGAGTTTTTTATTATAATTTCTTTTGCTTTTTCTGGACCCATATCATACCATTTTTCAGACCATCTACACATTTTATTTATTATTCGCATAGATGCTTTCCCTGCAGGTGAATCCAAATCTCCTGGTGTTGATGTCATTATACGACAAGCTATAGAATTATTAGCAATAGCATTATCAGCTGCTGTTATAAATGATGGACCTGCAGCCATAACTATTTCATCAACATAATCCATAAAGTCAAATTCATCAAACCAGTAAATAGGTAATGAAAGACCTCTACCCATTGTAACTGCTTTATCTTTAGTAGATGCTTTACCTTTAGTATATATTGTATTTTTTGTCATAGGATTATATACTTTTCTAACATTATTTATAGCTCTATCTTTTGTTCCTAATATTTCATCAATAACAACTTCTTCATTTAATTGTAAATATGTTGGTAATAACGATCTTTGAGTTTTAAGTCTATTTAAGTTAACAGATGTTAAATCTTGATCTATAGCGAAAAAAGATAATTCTGAGTTTGTTATACCAAATAGATATGCCCACAAAATATTAGATATTTCTGATTGTGTTTTACCACATTGTCTAGGCATACCAAAATAATGTGATATACTATTAATAAAACACCATGTTGCAGCTAAATTACCACGACTTAATTTATATCTTGTACCTTTATTATTACCTTGGTCAGCAATCATTGCTACTTCTCTTAAATAATACCAAATGTTATTCATACATTCATTTATTATTCTATATACCAATTCTTCTGATTTATAAACCAAAGGACCATGAGGATCTATTCCTTGTAATCCTTTATCATTCAATCTAAGAAAAAATTTATTGTTTTTAATACCTAATCGTCTAAGGTCATTTGCAACCTGAAGAAACGTTAAATTCGTTGTTTCTGTATCATAAAAAATGTTATTTGATTCTAATATATTCATGATTTAACCTTCATAACCATCAGGATATTTTATATATAGACCAAATTTTTTTCTAGATATTGGTTTAGAACCAACCTTTTGTATTAAGTCATTTAATCTGTCTATATAGGCATCTATTGTTTTTTCAGATTGTAATACCATATTAGGATTTTCAATACACATGTGTTTAGCATATTCGGCTATATCTAATAAATCATATAATCTTTCTAATAAGAATATTTTATCATCTGTTGTAGCAACTCTTTCTAATTCTGCTCTATAAATATCTAAATCTCTATTTTGCAATTTAACAACTTTTTTAGTTCTTTTATCTATAGCACCAATAGGTGGTTTAACTTTTTTACTTAAAATAAAAGCTTCTGTAACATTAAAGAAAGCAGGAGCCTTTTCATTCTTACCAAATACTTTTTCTTTAATTTCACCAACCATATGTTTAATGAAATTAGATGGTGAAGTTATTGTTAATAAAGTAAGAGATCTTTTTAATTTATCTTTTCTATATTGTAATTGTGATATATTTTCTATAGCCCAATTCATTGTAACACTAAGATCGTTATCTACATCTTTTTCTGTTTTCTTAACAATAGAACCTTTACCATTAATTATTAATTTATTTAATGCATCATATAATTCTTCACCATATCCTTGTTTAACTGCAAAATTATCGGCTTTCTTTTCATTCATCATCTCAGCATTGAATTGATTTGAAAATGCTTGAGCTACTGCTAAGGACATAACTGCTTTAGTGATTTTACCTATAGGACCTTCATTTATTATTTTTTTAGCATAATTATTTATTATATAAAGTCTCATATGTTTAAATCTTTCAACCATTAATTCAGATAAAACAACATGACCTAATTCATGTAAAAGTATTGCAGTAACTTCACCTGCTGACATATTTAAATTTTGATCATATAATAATATTGAATCTATTTCAACATGTTTTTCTGCTGTTGTAATAAATTCTTTATATATTTTTTCCATATCATAAGCTGAGCCTTTTTCTAATATTAATTCAGTTATTTTATTTATTTCATCTTGTGAAGGATATATACACATACCGAAAAAAGTATTTTGCTTATTATTAATTATAGAAATCTTTATAGGTATATTAAATTCTCTTTTAACAACCCTTTCTATTGATCTTAAATTTGCATCTATATTTTTTCGTAATTGTACTTTTCTAAAACAATCTTCAATATAACAAGTACTTTCTGATTTACTCATTTAATTGCACTCTCCTTTCAATTTTTTATATCGTTATTAATTTGTATTAAATATTTTTTTTAAAACCATGTATTACACAAATAAAAAAATAGAGAATAGAAATAAATCTATTCTCTATTTTTATCTATCCTATGGAGCTACCTTTTTAGATTTTATACCGAAATCGTTATTTAATAATAGCATTTCTGCTTGTATCGGTAATAATTCTGTAGTTTTATATCTATGAGTACCCATGATATTTGGTACTAATGGAACTGATGGATGATGATACATATTTTCAATATTGAAACTGTAGTCATATTGTTTGAAAGTTATATAATTAGCAGTAGTTGGGTAAGCAACAACTCTTATACCTACTTTTTCAGGAACTTTCAATGAAGAAACAAAATGAACTCTAGTTCCAGTTTCAGTCATTACACCGAATTTATATGCTAATTGTAATCCACCAACTTTAGTTTCTTGATCTACCATCCATTTAACAGATGCATTAAATAATTCTATATTATTTGGATGTGCATATGCAACGAACATTAATTCTTCAGTTTTTAATTTAGTTTTTAATGAACTTAATAATTTATTAAATCTAAATTTAAGTTCTTTTTCAATGTAATCTGATTGAGTTAACATACCAGATGTAACATTACAATCAAAAGTAGCTGATTCAACGAATCCATCTTCATATCCAAATGGAAGATCTTTCTTATCTCTCCAAGTTTCTAATGAATTAGCTAAGAAATCTAATGTATCACTATCTTTAAATTGAGTCATAACAGTAGCCATATCGTTAACTATTTCTGGAGTAACGTCTATGTTAGCCATTGCTTTCATATCTCTAATTTTTTCGATAGTTAATGCAGTATTGAATCTTTGTTGTTCTTCTATAGCCCAAGTGATTGGAGTTCTTTCTCTATCTAAATCTAGAGAATTATCATTGTATTGGTTAGATACATGACCACCAAACTTAACTGATTCTAAGTTTCCACCTATAGCTGAACAAGAAACAGTACCTTCATAATAATTAACTTTACCTAATATAGTTATTTTTTTACCATTTTGCATTAATTCTTTATAGAACATACCTTGTTTTTCAACATCAGGTCTTATGTCTAATCCTTTTATAGTTTCTCCATCACATACAACTTCTGATATGTGTAGATCATAAGAGAATTTATCTAAACCTTTTCTAACTTTACCAGCACCCATTGATGAAGTCATTAAATCATAGTCTTCTAATGGAGCAGCTATTGGTTCACTATAAATAGGAACACCTTTAGATAATTCATTAGCTTTCTTATAACTATCATCATAGAATATTTCTGGAATATAATATTTATTACCATCTTTGTCTTTTAAGAACTTTCTTTCGAAAGAAACTTTTACAACAGGTTTATCAGGTATTTCAGTCATCATTAAATCTTTAGATATACAATCTATATATTCTTTTTTAATTATAGGTAATGTATAACCAACTACTGGTGATAATTGACCAACACCATAGTTTTCTAATATTAATTCTTTTCTTGAATTTTCCATATATTGCTCTAATTTAGCAGGGAATAAACTTAAATATCTATCCTCAAATTGTTCGTTAAGAACATCTCCTATTAAAAGCTCTTTATATTGTTCATAAATGACATCATCTTTACATATTTTTTCAATATCATCAACAGCATTTAATCCGTAATTTCCTAAAAATGTTTCATTTAACATAATTAGTCTATCATCGAAATCTTCATGTGTAGAGATATTAAAAGAACCAACTATATTTGTAGGACCTTGACCTTCATAATTCATTTTCATACACTCCTTCTTTACTAAATTTTTATTAATATTACATAATTGTTTCGATTTTTTCGCCCAATAACGCAATATTTTAAAGTATTTCTTTATAAAATTGTTTGATACTACGATCTTTTCTTTTTCTCATTTTTGTTATTCTTAACTGTTTTTTGTTGGTTTTTTATATTATTTTGAATTTCGGTAACAGTAGGAGATTTTTCAATCATAGCTACATTAACGTTAACTGCTTGTATAACCATATTGAAATGATATAAATTAGAAATATAAGATTCTTTATTAAATCTTAAAGTTATATAATCGAATAACATATCTTTTATTTTTTCAATATTTATTCTAGCTTTATTATATACTGCATCTCTAGAAAATTTAAATGTTTCATTTGAAGTTATTTTTTCTAGAATTTCTTCTAATCTATTATATAATTCCAAATAATCTTTAATGAGAAATTTATTATTTTCATTATCTTGATCGTTATCATTATTCATTTGTTCGTCATTTGAATTTTCAACATCGCCTGAACCGTCACCTTCTTTATTAGGTTCAGTTGTAGGATCATCAGTATCAGATTCTAAAGAATCTAAATCGTTATCTGTTTTGGTTGTATCATCATTAGTTGTATTATCGTCTGTATCATTATCATCTGTAGTTGTGTCATCTTCATTATAATCAGTTGGACCTAAATCATCTCCACTACCAGTGTCATCATCAGTATTATCATCTCCACCACCTAAATCATCGGCATTATAATCAGTTGGACCTAAATCATCATCTGCTTCATATAATACTTCAAAACTTTCATTTAATAATTTATTTTTAAAATCTGTAAGAATATTAATATTACTAATATCCTTAACAATAACATCATCACAATTTTCATTAGATTCATTTATTATATTATAATTCTCAGTCGTTAATATATTTATAGTATTCAAATCTTTAAAACTAAAACTTTTCATATTTGACAAACCCCTCCTTTCTTTTAAATAATCTGATACTTCTAATATCATATAATACATATGTTTATCTTCTTTTTCGACTTTAAATAATTTATCATACATTTTTTTAGCTTTAGTATTTTTTTTATTAACAGATAATCTAATCGCTCCCATTTTTATCAATTCGTTTAATAAAGTTTTACCCAAACCTTTACCTTGATATTCAGGACTAACTTCTATTGCCTGAATATATTTATCAGATAATCTCATATTTATAAACCCAACAACATCATCTTGTTTATCAATATAGATATATCCTTTATAATCTTTACCTGTTCGTATATGAGATAGACTTCTACATTTAGACTTATATTTGTTGATATTCAAATTATTTAGATCTATTTTTTTAAAATTCATTGATCATCAACTCCTAATAATATCTTAATCCATGTTTTATTCTTGTTATTTCTTTTTCAAGATTTGCTTGTATTCTCATAAGTTGGTATTTTTGTTTTTTATTATTTTCTCCTTTAGCATCTTCAACTTTTTCTTTTACTATTTTTAATTCTGTTTCTAATTCTAATAATATTCTTTTCTTTTCTCTATCTTCAACATTTTTACTAATACCTCTAGCACCAAGAGCACCTATTAATCCAATAGCAGCTCCAGCTATAGGTCCAAATAATCCAACTCCTGCTGTACCAGCAACTAAAATTTTAATAGCATTTTTTAAAACTCCACTTACTCTAACTGTATTTTTACCAGTAAGTATTTTTTCTCTTTTTGCATCTCTAGAGAAATTCATAATATCATCAACTTTTTTATTTATAGCATCAGATGCTCTATCATCTACTATACGAGCACCTCTTTTTATTGCTCCTATTTTAGATTTAGCATCAGCCATACCTCTAGATTTAGCAGAAGCATTTCCTATGGCTTTAGTTATTTTATTTGTACCTTTAGTTATTATTTTTGTATCAGCTTCCTGCATATATTGATATTTACATATATCATGTGCTAATTGATATGCTTCTGCTAATTTCATAATATCTAATTCACCATCTTCATCTGTTATATCCATATTTTCAAATTTAATTATACTATCATTATATTTTTTTTCTAAATCAAAAGATTCTAAAGTAGCCCCTCTATTGTTTTCTTGTTGTCTAATTTCCATTCTATATGATAAACATTTAAATTCATTTATCATATAATATAATCTATAATCAACTTGATTTATTAAAAAAGTTTTTAATTCATCAAATATATAAATAATATCATCTGAAGTTATATCGTCAATATTTGGAGCTAATTCATCTTTAATTATCCCATTACATGTACCTAAATTAAAATCTGAGGAATCTAAATAAAAATCTTTAAATTCATATAATATGGCTTGTATCTTATTATATATTATTAAAAATCTTTCATCACTAGTATCTAATTTCATAGCTAAATATTTAATAAGTTCCATTGATTTTAAAAAACTTTTAGTTGCTAATGATATTTCTAAGTATTCTTCATTAGATGAATCTCCATTACTATTTAATATAGTTTTAAGATATAATATATTATTAGGATTAAAAATTGAATTTTTTAATATTGCCTCTAATACTTCATAAGATAAATCAACTTGTTTTATTTGTTTTATTTCAAACATTAAGTTTCTTTCTTTTTCTTCATTTCTATTGTACATTAATTCTTTAAAACGATTATCTATTATATCATTAACTCTCATCTTATCTAATTTTGATTGTTTTATTAATTGAGATAATTCTATAACTAGATATCTTTCAACAGCATTGACAGTATTAAATTTGTCATTATCCATTTTAGTAGCCAAATATTCTTCGCAAACTGAAGTTGGTAATATATCTGTTGAAAATATAACTATAGAATTTAAATCTGTTTCTAATAAATTCACGTTACCACCTTCCTTTAATATATATTTTTTAAACTTATTATACGATCTTTCTTCTCCTACATACCATCTTAATAATGGTGGAAGAGTTTTTAATTCTTCTTTCCAATCTATTTTACCATTCCCATTACGTATCCATCTTTGTTTAATAGATTTAAGTACAGATGCTTGAACAAATATCATTGGATATTTCTTTAAAGATTCGTCACCAAATGAATATATTTGAACACCTTCAATTATAAATTTTTTGTTTTTATTGTGTTTACAATAAGATATCGTATATTTTAAAAATTTAGATATTTCTGTAGATAATTCTTTATTAGAAATTTTCTTTAATTTTATTTTTTCATGTATATCTTTATGCTTATTAAAATACCTATAAAATACATCACCAGCTTGTTTTAACTGTTCATCATTTTGAAACATAGAACAATGCTCAAATAAATCCAATTCTATATATTCAGCTTTATATTCTCTAGCTATTTTTTCACCTAAAGTACTTTTTCCTGAGCCAGAAAGACCAGTAATTAAACATATATTTGATTTTCCTGATTCAAATTTATCAAAGTTTATATATAAGTTATCTTTTTCTAAAATAAAACTTTCGTTAACATACATATTTGAATCCTCTTCCTTTAATATTTTTTTCTTAAAAATATTGAAATTTTTTTCATCATCAATATAAATTTTTAAAAATTTAGGAATGTATTTAATACATTGGTGATATTTTAAACCATCAAAATCTATAAAATCACGTTTAAACATTCTAAACATTGATTTTAATGCTGGTGTATTTTTTATTATAATGGGATATTTTTTTATTGATTTATCTGCAAATAAATATATTTGAACTCCTTCGAGAATAAATTTTTTATTTTTTAGTTTTTTACAATATTCAATTAATGCATTTAATATTTTCAATGGTATACCAGATGAATCTGATTTTGTATGCATTATACTAATTAAACTCATATTTTCTTTAAAAAAATCATCAAAAGTTTTACTTAAATGTGTTAATTCACCTATTGATTTAAATAAAAAAAATTTATCTAATTCAACATATTCCGCTTTATATTTTTTACTTAATTCTGATCCTAATGTTGATTTACCCGAACCAGATAACCCTGTTATAAGACATATATTGGATTCTCCTGATTCAAATTTATCAAAGTTTATATATAAATCATCTTTTTCTAAAACAAAACTTTCGTTAACATATATATTTGAATCTTCTTCTTTTATTATTTTTTTCCTAAAAATATTTAAATTTTTTTCATCATCAATATAATATTTTAAAAATCTAGGAATTCGTTTTATTAGATTAGTATAACTACTTTTAGCATTAGTATCTTCTCTATCAGGTTCCATCATTGCATTTTTATCTCGTTTTATCATTCGTATTAACGATTGTAATGCTGAAGTGTTTTTAATAACAATAGGGTGTTCAGTTATAGATTCATCTCCAAACATATATATTTGTATTCCTTCTATTGCAAATTTCATATTTTTTATAGATTTACAATAATCTATTATATAATGTAATATATCTATTGATAATTTACGATTGTATCTAAAATTATTATTAGCTATTTTTTGATAAAATTTTTTATGTTTTTTTATATAACCATCAAATACTTTCGGTAAAATATCAAGAGAATCTTCTTCATCCATTGGAAAAAATAAATCAATTTCTACATGTATAGCATTATATTTATTAGAAATTTCTTTTCCTAATGTTGATTTACCCGAACCAGATAACCCTGTTATAAGACATATATTGGATTCTCCTGATTCAAATTTATCAAAGTTTATATATAAATCATCTTTTTTAAAAATAAAATTTTCGTTAACATACATAATTAAACCTCCTTTTTTCATTGATAAAATCATTATAAGATTGTTTTTACTATATAAATACAATCATCAATATCATTCAAATAAACAAATTCTTAATGTATTATTTAATAAAAAAGGAGGGATTAATAATGGCAGACAATATACAAAATACAGAGATTCGTATTAAGCAAAAAGATGGATCTGATGTAATAATTCATCCTGTAACTAAGGAGGAGAATGTTTTACCTGCTGAAGGTAAAGGATCGTTGCGTGATACTAAATTCGATGATGTTGAAGTTCATGTTGATAAAGATACAGAATTAAACATTGTTGATTTTAAAGCAAACGGTAAAATAGTTAAAACCATTAAACTTAGTGGTGGTGGAGGATTACAATCAGGTACATTAACTACAACATTAGAATCTAAATTTACAATGAGAGAAAAAGAAGTATTGGTAATACCTTATACTTTCAATACACCAAATAGAGGTACTGCTCATTTATATGTAAATATTATATGTGGCGAAAAATCTAAAGAATTAGATTATACATTAGAAAAAATAGGTGTCGGTAGTGTCAATATAGGTTCATTGGATAAAGGTATAAATCAATTATCTATATATGCTGTCGATTATATGGGTCAAATGACTAATGTTATTAATTGTACTATTGTATGTGGTAGTATCGAAATAACATCTTCTTTTGATGACGAACAAGATTTCAATAGTTATGCTTCTATACAAATACCATTCAATGTTAGTTCATTAGATAGAACAGCAGCTATGGTATTAAAAGTAAACGTTGATGGTGTTGAATATACAACAACAGCTGTTGAGGGTTATAATAGTTATATATTCCCTGCAGAAAAGAAAACTACTGGAGTACATCCTGTTACTTTACAAGTTTTTAGTAATGAATTTAAATCTAACATATTAGAATTTAATGTTGTTGTAGTCGATGCCAATAAAATATTAGTATCATCTAAGCAAACATCAATTACAGTAGAAGAAGGTACTGATATTGAATTAAAATATCGTATATCAACTATAGGTCAAAATATGTTTACAGTTAATTACTATTTAGATTCCGAAAAATTAGACACTGTTAATGGTATTTTAGGAACAAATACAACAACTATACATTATAATAAATTAACTAAAGGTAATCACATATTCATTATACGAGTTTTTAGTATTGATAATACTATATCTGGTGAATTAAATTGTAATATTAAAGTAACTGAAAGCTCATTTAAAAGAATAGAATTTGTTAAACCTGGATTACAAGCTTGGTTTAATATGAGTAGAAAAACAAATCAAAATACAGATAGAGATTATTTAGATAGTGAAGTATTAACAGATACTGGTAAAAGAGCTAAATTAGTTCTACATGACTATAACTATGCTAGTAATGGATGGATAGATGGTAGATTAGTAAACAATGGTGTTAGTTGGGCTGAAATAGAAAATTATTTACCATTAGAAGATAATGCTGAAAATGGTTTTACATTTGATATTCAATTTGAATCATTTAATGCTGGTGATAATAATGCTAAAGTTATTGAATGTTTAGGTAATGATACACCATATGTAGGTTTTTATATAGATAGTGAAAAAGCAGGAATGCAAACTGTAGGGAATACACTTAAAACATACTATACTGATGCTACTAATATGAGAGTAACTTTTGTTGTAAATCGTAACGCAACAACTGTTGATTGGCAAACTGGTATAAAAAGCAATTTCCCTATGATTCAAACATATATAAATGGTATATTCACAGAAATCGGTATGTTAACTGACTCTGGTACAGGTGGTAATAAAGTATATGAAAGTATAAAGCATTCAAATAAAATATTAATAAATACAGATAAAGCTAAAAAAATATTTGGTAATAACAAAATAAAAACTATTTTAATATATAATAGAGCATTAGAACATGAAGAAATATTACAAAACTTAATGGCTGATATAGATAATTTAACAGAACAAAAACGAAAATATGATAAAAATTATGTTACAATAAATCAAGATATACCTACAGTATATTTTAAAGATAGTCCTGTTGGTAGTGTTGGTCCTATGACTAAAGACAATAAGCAATGGATACAAGTAACATATGTATCTCCTGATGTTAAAAAATATGGACCATCATTTGATTATTTAGCACAAACATCTTACCAAGGTACATCTTCTTTAGGTTATCCTATAAAAAACTATAAAATGAAATTATATGATTATAGAATAGATAAAGAAGGAAATATACTAGATAAAACAGATAAAATAGTAACGCCTGAAGAATTTAAAGCGTTACCAAAATACACAAAAAAGAAAATAGATATGTATAGTCAAAGAGATGGTACAGGATATGCAGAAAATACTTTCTGTTTAAAAGCAGATTATATGGATTCATCACACTGTAGAAACACTTGTACTGCTAAAATAGTTAATGATTTAGTATTTGCAGATATACCAAATCCTGCAAGACAAAAAGATCCAAAAACTAGAGAAACTATTAATGGTTTCTTATGTCAATTATATATTAATGGTCAATGGATAGGAATATTTAATTTCAATTTAGATAAATCTTGTACTAAATCATTAGGTTTTGACGTTATTCCTAATATGGTTCGTTGGGAAATAAAAGCAAATTCTGATTCATCAGCAGGTGCTTTTTTTGTAACATGGGATCATAATAATATTGAAGATATATATGCTAAAATATTAGCAGACTTTGAAATAGCATATGATGAAGATGCATTTGAAAATGAAACTGGAGAATATGATGTAACCAAATATTATGATTATTTAGAAATACCTCATACAGGAAATGTTATTGGTACCTATAAAGATTATGCAATTTTATCTTTAGCACGATTTATTAAATTTATTAATGATACTAAAGATAAAGAAACGTTTAATAAAGAAGCACCAAAATATTTTAACCCTAGATCAGCATGTAGATATTATTTAAATGTTATGACTATGGGTATGATAGATAACTTTGCTAAGAACTGTATGATTAATATGTATGGTGATGATATTTGGTGGTTTGGATTCTATGATATGGACTCGAGTATGGGATTAGATAACTCTGGTTACAATGTATTTGAATCTGATATAGAACCATCTACAACAACAAATGTTTATAACTGTTCTAAATCTCAAATGTGGGTAAAACTTAATGAATTCATGCAAGATACATTATTTAGTGAATTTAAAATGATGAGAGAAAGTTCATACACATATGAAAATCTTTATAAATATTTAATAACAGATCAAATAGATACTTTACCTGAAATAGCATATAATAAAGATCAATATACTAAATATATAAGTCAAGGTACAACAAATATCAACAGATTACACGGTAATAACAAAGACCACCTAGTAAGATGGTTATATAATAGATTCCAATATGTAGATAGTCTATTTTTACAATATAACTCACCATATACTAAAGAAAATATAACTATCCGTGCGGCTAGACCTGAATGGATAGATTATGAAGTAATTAAAATAGATGAAAATACAGAACAACATCATTGGTGGTTACAATTTGAAATAGAAACATATTGTCCTCAATATGTTACTATATGTTGGAGAAAAAATACGTATGAAACAAAACGTGTAGGATTCGATGAAAAAGTTATATTTAGAAGACAAATGGTAAATGATACAGATAATGAAATAATAATTTATTGTGCAAATAATCTTAAGAGAATAGGAGATTTAACTGATATGGGTCCTGAATCATTATTATTAGGTTCAGCAACCAAATTAGTTGAATTAAAGTGTGAAAAAGCTATAAAACTTAAACAAGCCGATTTATCAAAAAATACTTATTTAAAAACAGTAGATTTTAAAAACTGTTCTAGTTTTGGTGAATTGGATGTTGCTAAAATAATGGATGTTAGTAAATGTACTAACTTACGAAGAGTAGATGTTAGAGGAACAAAATTAACAGCTATTAAATCTGATACTAATGGTGGTAACTTAGAAGAAATATATTATCCTGAAACTATTCAAAATATAGTATTGAGTCATCAAACTAATTTAAGAACTGTAGGATTACCTTATGGTTATGAAAATATATGGACTGGATTAGAAAATGTTGTTGTTAAACCTAATACATCAGTATCATATACAGTAGCAGATGGATTTACTAGATATGCTGCTACTGGAGTTTATTCTATAATACGTGATTATGGAACTACAACATTAACTACAGATAATTTATGGGAAATGACACCTGGAGTTAAAGAAATAATTGCACCTGTAAATGGTTCTACTACAGAGTTATATTACTTTGATGCAAATAAAAAATTTATATCTAAAAATAGTGTAGCTGATACTAGTGTTCATGGTAGTGAAAAGATAATTGAAATTGCCCCACCAGCTAATGTTGCATATTGTATGATAACTATTAGAGTAACTCGACCTATGAGTTTACCTTCTAATCTAAAAGGATATGCATTAGTAGAAAAAGGTGATAGAAGATTTAGAAATTTACAAGACTTATCAAATGTCCAATTATCAAATTGCCTAAATATTAAAAAATTAGATATTTATTCTGGTTTATATGATGACGGAAATGTATTTAAAGCTATGAGCAATGTACAAACATTGACTATAGATAATTCATTAGATATTACTGATTTATATTTCCAAGGATTTAGCAAAATCCGTGAAATAGATATTAAAAATATGCTTAAGATGACAGATTTAGGATTTGATGATATGATAGACAATCAAGCTGTTGCTACATTATATGATATAAAATTAACTAACTGTCCTTTAATTAAAACACTATCTATGGAAGTTAGCGATGAAGATCATTCAATAAGATTTGCAGATGGAGCGACATTAGATTTATCTGGTTTAACATCAGTAAAAACATTTACTACAAATTATTCTGTAAAAGGATTGAAAAAAGTTATTTTACCAACATCAGTAGAAAACATTTTATTTACGAATAAATTTGGTGACGGTGTTTGTGATATACGTAATATATGGAGTAATGAATCTTACCATGAAGCAGACAATTTTGAAGGTATAGATTTCAAAGGAATGACAATAGATACTATCGATTTACAAGGTTTAACATATATTGAAAAAGGTCTTAACTTTAATATAGCTCCAATAGATAAACATCCTAATTTAAATAAAAATAGAAATGGTAGTGATATAAGACCTTGGTTTAGACCTGAAGGTAAAATTGATTTAACTGGATACCTTGAAGATATGAATGAAATGTTTAAAGGAATAGATACTACTAAATGCAGTATAATTATAAATACAACTACTAAAGATCAAATTGATTTATCTGGTTTATTTGCTAATGCAATAATAAACAACATAGGTGTTGTTAATGATGTTATAAGTAAATTCCCAAATGCTAATAATATGAATAATTTATTATTAAATGCTACTCCTATAAATTCAATAGAAGGAATAAAATTACCTACTACAAATGAATTATCATTAGAAGCTGCATTTAAAGGTATGTCAAAAATAACATCAGATATAGCATTTACGCCAAATATAATTAATGTTAAAGAAGCTTTCCGTGATTGTATAGGTATAAAAACAATACACACTAACTGGCTTAATAACTATAATAATATGCAATATCATGAATATTGTTATAGAAATTGTAAAAACATAACAAAAATAGATTCAAAAGATGGAACATTAGCTGAAGTCCCTAGACTTTGGGGAGGTTATGGATTTGATAGTGAAGTAACTATGATTGCTAAAATAAATACAGAATTAGCAGGTACTAGAACAATAACAATTGCTGATCAAGAAGGAGATACTGTCCATTTATATACTGATTGGGGAGATGGTACAATAGATGATTCATTTACTCATACTTACACTAGAAATACTGAATTTACAATACGAACTCAAAAAGTAAGTACTGTGGGAATACCTTTCTCTGATGTATTTAAAAAATCATTAGTATCTGTTTCACAAATGCCATCAAATTTAACATATTATGAAAATTTATTTAAAGGTTGTAAAAATTTAGTAGATGCTAATTTCAAAATAAATGATAAAACAATATCAATAGCTGGTTTATTTAGTGATTGCTCTAGTTTAACTGGAGTTAATATAAATTTACCAACAAGTTGTACAGATATATCTAATGTATTTAAAGATTGTGAGGTATTAGGTGATTTAGATTTTGTATCAAAATGGGATGTTAGTAAAGTAACAACATTAATGAGAACATTCTATGGTTGTAAATCAGTAAGATCTATACCTGTTGATAATTGGAATACTAAAAATGTTCAATCATTCTACTCTACTTTCCAAAACTGTGTTACACTAAATACTTTAAATGTTTCAAATTGGAATACAAGTAAAGCTTATACTATTGCATATATGTTTAATAACTGTCCAGAATTAACAGCAATAGATGTTTCAAGATGGGATACTTCTCAATTTACATCAGATGCTATAAGAGGTACTTTCTATGGATGTACCAATGTACAAGAATTGAATGTAGCTAATTGGAAAGTTAATAATCTTACTATATTAAGCAATACTTTTTCTGGTTGTAGCAGTATAACAAAATTAGATGTATCTAAATGGGTTACTACTAACTTTACAAATTTATCAGGTACTTTTCAAGGTTGTTCAAATTTAACTGAATTAGATGTATCTAAATGGGTTACTAATAATGTTACTAGTTTTTCTTATACTTTTTCAACATTATCAAATATAACATCATTAGATTTAACTAATTGGTCTTTTGAAAATGCAACAACAATAGCAGGTATGTTCTCATTTAATGGTTCATTATCAAATTTAAAATTACCTCGTGATATGAGTAAAAACAAAATAAGAAAAATGTCAAGTGTATTCCAAAGTTGCACTAGTTTGGCATCTTTAGATCTTTCAACATTAGATACAAGTTTAGTCGATGAAATGCAAATGACATTCTTTGAATGTAATAATCTTGCAACTATAAAAGGTATAAGTAATTTTAAAATGTCAAGAGTAACAACAATATTTGGTTTATTCCAAAGTTGTGTTAAATTAACTGAATTGAATTTATCAAGTTGGAACGTTTCATCTCTTAGAGATATGGGAAGTTTTGCTTATGGATGTACTAATCTAAAAACTCTTAATATAACTGGATGGAAAACAAATAAACTGGTAACAATATATTCAGCTTTCCAAAGTTGTAGATATCTAACAGAATTGGATGTCAGTGGATTAGATGTATCTGATACTGAAACAATAAATAGTGTATTCGCTGATTGTGCATCATTGATATCATTAGATTTATCAAAATGGAATGTTAGTAATGTAACATCATTTGATGGTTTATGTCAAAATTGCTCTAGTTTATCTAGTATAAATGTATCTGGATGGAATACGACTAATGCAAAAACTATGACATATATGTTTGCAAATTGTTCTATGTTACAAAGTTTAAATTTATCAAGTTGGGATATTATCTCTGCTGATACAGTTAGTGAAAGTTTAACATATTTCTTTAATAGATGTGATCTTTTAACAACATTTGATCCACCTAAAAATATAAATGCTAGTATAACTTTACCTAATAATCTAACAATGGCATCTGTTAAAAAAGTTATAAATAATCTTGTAAATAGATCAACAACAACATCAGCAACATTAAAAGTCGGTGCTAATAACATGTCTTCATTAGAAAAAGATACAGATACACTTAATATAGCTGTAAATAAGAATTGGAGCGTGGTATCATGATAATAGAAAATAGAGGTCAATTAAGAATATTAATACCAAATGAAGGAAATGTTTTATTCAAAAAAAATGAAAATAACCATAGAGAATATTTTAATAAAGTATTTTTAGCAATATCTGAAACTGAAGATGATTATGCTGAAGTTTCTAAGGATTATGCTTATGGTTTATCAACTGACAAAGAGTATTTAGAATTAAAAGAAAATTATAGTAACATTGAAAAAATGTTAAAACTTCAATCTGAAATAATAGATTCAATAATATTCCCAAAAATAGCTATTGATTCTCAACCATTAGAAAAATTAGCAGAATACATTGTAATGAGGATTAATGATGGTAGTATAGATTATGATTTAGCAATAAAGCAATATCCTGAATTAAGAAGTAAAATAGATAATTTATTATAAAAATTAAGAGAGTACATATATATGTACTCTCTTAATTAAAAATATTATACAATAAAATAAGGAAGGTGATAATATGATTAATCCTAGTAGATTAGTATCAAGTATTAAAATGGATTTGGGACTTATAGGAATAAGAATGCCATTTGATAATGTTGATGAATTAATAATGGAAATAGTAAAAATAAAGACATTACCTGTTTTTAATGAATTATCTCCATATAAAACTTTTATTATAGTAGATACTAATGCATTACAAGTAGTAGATACTAAAGTTGAAAGTATAACATATGTTCTACCTGATGTATTTGGTGATAGACAAATAATGATGATAAATGATGTTCAACCCGAACAGGATCAATTAACGCATAGGAGTGCATATGATACAGGTTTATACACATATGATTTGACATCATGTTATTGTGGTTATCAAGAATTAATGTTAGCTCAAGCTCAAGCAAATTTATTAAGTTCCGCTATGAAAGGAACTACTTTTAGATTCATACCTCCAAATCAATTGGAAATTTTTGATGGATATGGGGTAAGCAATCTTTATAGAATAGAAGTATGTTTAGAACATTCAGAAAATTTAACAACTTTGCCCGCCACAACATATACATCTTTTTTAAAATTAGCAACACTAGATGTTAAAAAATATATGTTTGATAATTTAAAACATTATGACAACTTATCTACAAGTTATGGTCAAATTGCTATGAGAATAGATGATTGGTCAGGTGCTCAAGATGAAAGACAACAACTTATAGAAAAATGGGAACAAAGTTATCATTTAGATTTAAATCAATTTATTCAAGTTTAATGAATATAGAGGATTGGGAAATTTCCCAATCCTCTATATATTTAAAAGTTACTTAAAAAGTTTCTTATATCATGTTTTATTTTATCTTCAGTATCAACATAATAAGTTTCAGTACCTTCTTTAAGTATAATATGTTTTAAATCTGGTGTTAATTTTATTGTCTCTGGAATCACTTCACATATATTCTTTATTAATTTTACATTCTTTGATTCTTCCATAACAAAATCAGTTAACATTGATTCATTAACAACAAAGGAATATTCTTCATGACTTCCAAATTCAGCAGATTCAGTTGCTACTATTGGTTGATTTACAACTCTAATATCTTTACTTTCATCTCTGTATGCTTCTACATGAGAAGGAAGTATTACTGTATCATAAGCTATAATATGAGCTCTTGAGTTCATAATGTCATTACCATTTCTATCTTTACTTAATTTAGCGACAGCTCTTAAACTATGAGCTGGTTCTAAACCTTGTAGTATTCTTCTAGTTAACATTGTTCCTAATCCACCATCATCAAAAGTTTCAAATTCACCTTTAAGTAAATTACCTGTTCTATAATAAGAATTAACTCTACCACAAACTCTAGCTGGATCTATTTGTGTTACTCTAGACATATCCTTAACTAAAGGATGACCATATTCACTAACAAATGAACCTTTCTTTATTAATTCTTGTACATGTGGTGCAGCTAATGATTCCATCACAGCATCTCCAATATAAGTTCTTTTATTTCTATTTTTAACTTCAAATGATTGAAGTACAGTATCGAATATTAAATACAACAAACCATTTTTAGAACATTCTTTAACATTACGTATTTGAACTGGTTCTGACATTTCTTCCATTAATACGTATGCAAAAACATTATCCTTTTTCATATTATCATCTCCTTTTATATTTAAGCAGTATATGTTACTTTTAATTGAGCATTTAAGTCAAATACTATATAATATTCTTTCGCAGTTGATGGATGATATGCTTTAAAATGATCATACGTACCATTTTTAAATCCAGTTATTACATTTGCTGGTAGTGTAGTCCATACTCCAGCACCTCTAGTTAATGTGGCTGTACCATTTACTAAAACATCTGCATGAGCACCTGTACTATCACATGCATATAATTTTAAATTAGCTCCAGTAGCAACACCATGAGTTCTACTTGTTCTTTGAACATATATTTGAACAGATTTCACAGTTGAATTATTTAGTACACTTTTTAATTCAGAAAGTCTTGCACTAGTAAATCTAAAATTACCTTTATAATAAAAATATCCTGCCCAATATCCTTGACGCATTTCATTACTCATACTATTTGAAAAAGATGCATAATTTGAATCTTTATATTGATCTGTAAAATAATTATTAAATGCAAATGTTGATGTTCTTTCTGTAGTAGGAGCTGAAGTATTTCCACTACTACCTGGTTTATATGCATCTGCAAATTTTACATCCCAACCTTTTGATTGTGCTAAAACGTAATTACATTTTTGTTGAACTGCTGTCCCATTAGTACTACTTATATCTATAATTTTTTTAGTTGATGTTGTTGAACCTGGAGTGTATGTTACATAACTACTATTATTAGAAATATATCCATATGTTGTACCATGATTAGTCAATGCTGCTGAAGCACCACTACGCCATTGATTTATTTTATACCAACCTGATGATGCAGTACCATATACATTAACAACATCACCTTGAACTAATACTCCTAAATAATTTGCAGAACCATTACCATCAGCTCTAACATTTAAATTTGCAGCAGTTATTTTTGCAGTAGCTTGTGTTGTTGTTGAACTACCTGCAGGTACAGTTGGTATAAATTCAAAAAAACTATTTAATGAATCTAATGATGTAGAACTACTAATTATTATCTTATCAGTTATTTTTAATTGGTCCCTCATAGCATCAAACATATTATCGAATGTTGAAGGGTATTGCGAAAACTTTCCTGGAACAGTACCACCATTATCTTCTATAATACCTTTAAGACCATTTTTCGTTTGTAATGTTAAATTTAAACTATCGGCTACAGTCATTTTATATCACCATCCTTATTCTCCATTAATTTCTTTTAATATACTTTGTATATCACCTAATTCTGTTTTAGTAGCATAATTATTAAGATTATATGTTGTATTATTCGAACCAATTATTTTCATATTCCAAGTAGGAGCTGAATTACCACCTGCAAATGTTATTGATGGCGAGCTATAAGACATTGATAATATACCTTTCGTATCAGAACCACCAAATATAATACCTGAACTGTATGCTGAATCAAACCATTCAGGAACAGAACTACCACCTCTTATTGATGTTAATAAATAACCCTTATTAGTATTATTTATTAATTCCCATCCTCCAGTAGAACCACTTATTTCTTTAGTAAAATTACTGTTAAGTAATCCATGAGAATGTGAAGAAGCAGCATATTCACTATGAGAGTGATTACTTACAGCAGCTCCTATATTAGCTGGTGTAATATTTACTGTTTTATTTGCAGAACCATTAAATGTTCCAGCACTTGTACCATTAGTTTGAATTGTTAAAGTACCAGTTGTCTTAGCAGCTTCTGTTGCTTTACCGCCAGCTGATGATGAACCTGCATAATTATGAGCATGTGATGTTATCGTACCTGTTAATTTAGCTTCTATTTCAGCTTTAGTGATGTCGCTATTCTTTTGAGCATTAGATGGAGCATGAGCAGCTTGTGAATGTTGGTAAGCTGTATTACCATGGTCTCCTCTAAATGCTGTAGTTGATGTGACTCCCAATGTTGGTGTAAATGTACCTGGTTTACCTGTTATACTATTCCAAGCCATTGAAGTAACATCTACTCCTGATTTTATTGCTTTCCAAGTACCAGGAGAACCTTCTGCTGTGCATATCCATCCTATTGCTTCAGCACTAGGTGCTGAATTTATAATTATATCACCTTTAGCATATGTTCCTGCTGTTGGTACAGCAGTATCTATTGTGATTTTATTTGCTTTAAAATAAGTATTCGATTTACTTGAAACTATTTTATTAGCATTTGTTGGTATTGCCATTTAAAACCACTCCTTTCTTTTTATCTTATTAATTTGTTTTATTTATTCCCATTCTAGTAACATTTGAAAATATATTTCTCCTGTAAGATTATTCATTATTCTAGCTTCAGTAGAAGTATTCAAAACTTTAAAATTTCTAGGTGATAATGCTATTGCATCATGCCATTCACCTTCAAATTTATATTGAACTATATCATAATCATTATAAATAGGTGAAGTTACTAATATTGTATCATTTTGTTGTAATATACATGGTTTATAATCAAAATCAGAATAACTCATCATATCTTTAGGTTTCACATATGGTATAGTACCATTGTTTATTCCTTGAGCAATTTTTTCTATTGGTAAATTTGCTTTATCTTCAGGAACAACAACGTCAATATAATGTGTTGTATTTCTTGTATTGCTCACAGCTCTAGATACCATTGTTTTAATAATACCGTCATCTGAGAACACTCTATTTGCTGAATATTTATATCCATACAATTGCATTTTAAAATTTTCTATAGTTAAATAATAACGAGAATATTCTTTAGAATATGAACCTGCTGTACTATTTTCAGTTTCACCATTATATATACACATAAAAGAACCATAATTATTAGTATTATTAGCCCAACGTAAAAAAGCAGAACGTCCATTATTATCATTTAAAATCAAATCACCTGTTGGTATTGGTGAACGAGGTCCAGTAGATTTCCAAGCGTAACCAAAATAACCTGTACTATCATGTGAGCCTAAAGGATTACCTGATGCCCAAGTAGGATGTTTTGTTCCTCTAAAAAAAGCTATTTGAGATAAATTATAGTTACCTGAAGCACCATTTCCTCCTCCAAATTTAGGAGTACCAGGATCTAGAACACTACCGCAACCAGTTATAACTTTTTTAGCTTGTAAATTTATTAAGCCAAATTGTATACCTCCTGCTTGACCTGTTGCATCACGAGCAATAGCCCATCCTTGTCTTGCGAAACTTTTTCTCCAGTTTGCCCAATATTTTCTATAATCAGCCATTTTAGTTTCACCTTCTAATACAACTTCTGTATTTTCTTCAACAACTCCTCCTGGATAAATTTGTACCCAACCAGTATTAGTACTATTTCTTCTATTTATAATAGGATAATCTACTTTTCCTGCACCTCCTACCCATCCAGTATTTGCTTTATTTCGCATAAATATTTCATTATTATCATTATAACTAACCCAACCATTATTATTTGTATTTCTTCTAAATACACCATCTTCATATATTTTACCATCAGAATCAGTTGTAGGTGTAATTTTTTTAACATATGCATCTTTAATTGATATCCAGCCACCAGATTGCATTTTGCCCCAAGTAGAATCACTATTAGTTTCAACTATAGTAAATATATCACCTTTAGTAACAGTACCTAATGTATCATATGATGTACCTGGACCACTTCTTATATTAAGAGAACTAACTATTACCTTAACTTGAAATTCCATATATCATCACCTACTTAAATAGTTTTTATCCATATTGAACCTGCACCAACTGCACCAGGATCCTTAGTTTGAACCCATACTTTTTTACCTGATTCAACATATATTTTAGCATCTATTTGAGTTTTAGTATAATATCTATCATCATGATTATGATTTATTGGTGCATATTGATTAAAAGTATTATCTATTTCTGTTTTTCTATAATATAAACTATCATGATTATGTGATGTTATTGTCCCTATTAATTTAGCTTCTATTTCAGCTTTAGTAATATCACTATTCTTTTGAGCATTAGCAGGTGCATGTTTAGATAATGCATGTAAATATGCTATATTACCATAATCCCCTCTAAATGCTGTAGAAGAAGTTATACCTAATTCTGCAGGGAATCTTAAAGGTTTATTAGTTATTTCTTCCCACGAATGGGTATGTTTACCTAATGATAAGTTTTTTATTACATTATCAATATATGTCTTATTATAATAATTATTTACTATTTCAGTTTTAGTATAATATCTATCATCATGATTATGATCAGCTGCGGATATAGATTGTAATAATTTGTTTATTTCTATTTTAGTATAGTAACGTGAATCATGATGATGTGTTGTAACATCACCAGTTAATTCTATATTACTTTGTAAATCCATCCATTTACCTGGTGTACCACTTTCAATACACATCCAACCATATACTTTATTATTTATTGAACTTGATATTACTATATCATTTTTAGTCCAAGTTCCACTTGTTGGTTTACTAAATGATATTGTTAAAGTATTATTTGTAAAATATGTTTGAACTAAATCTGTAAGAATTTTATATGTTGCCATATTATCAATCTCCTTTCATTTAAATTATATTTATCATTAAAAAATTGTTTTGCTATATTATCACCAATAAAGTTTCAGTGATAATATAGCAAATTTACTTATTCTTCAGTTTTAACAACATTTATTATTAAATTAGTAATTTGATTAATAGTATCTAATAATCTTTCATTTTCTTGTTTAAGTTCTTCATTTTCACATATCAATTCTTGATTTTCAACCATCAATGCTTGATATTGTTCTTTCATTTGAATTTGAGATTCTAATAGTATTAATACATTATCATTAGCTCTTTCTAATTTCTTATTAAGAGTCTCCATATTTTCAGTCATTATATTTGAAATTATATTACCCATATGAAATTCACCACCTATTATTTTTATAAATCATTTTCTATTTGAAAAATTATATTCTTTATGTTATTTAACAATATTAACATAATCTGATGATATATTTATCCATCCTATACCTGATAATAATTTACCCCAAGTTCCTTCTTTATTTTTTTCAACTATAGTAAATGCTCCTCCTTCAAATATTTTTTCAACTACATCATATTCAACTCCTGGACCTTTTCTAACATTAAGTTCTTTAACTTTAACTTTAATTATAAATTTATTTTCTGGTGCTTTTGGTGGTTGTGGAACCATAACTTCAACCTTTTTAACATATTTATCATTTAAACTAATCCAACCTGCACCTGATTTTAATTTACCCCAAGTTCCTTGAGAATTCACTTCTACTATTGTATATGCTTCATTTTTCTTAAGCATTCCAACTGAACCATATTGAGTTCCAGGTCCTGTTCTAATATTCAATTCATCAGCTAATATTTTAATCATAAATTCTTTAGTTGCAGCTGGTTGTACTCTTTCAACATAATCTTCAGTAATACACATCCAACCATCTAATTCTTTAGCTAATCCCCAAGTACCTGCAGAATTAACTTTAGTTATATTATATATTTCATTTTTAGAAACAGATATTTTTTTATTATAGTTTGTTCCTGGTCCTGTTCTTACATTAAGAGAATCAGTTATAACTTTAACTTTAAAGTTAACTATATCAATTTCATCATTTTTTACAGTACCTTGTTGTAAATTTTTTATATCATATGCTCTAATTTTTGGATAGAAATTCTTTTCCATAACAGATTTAGTGTTACCACCAAAGAATCTTAATCCTGGGCAAGTTTTACAACTTCTACTTCTATTATAATCTCCTATATATGCTCCACCAGCTGTAAACCAACAATGTGGTTTTATATTTGTACTATTTATAGATAATTTGAATTTATGTGCTAATATTGCATAACAAGCTATAACAGCATTAGCTTGAGCTTCAGTCATAACATCTTTATCAAAATTACCATATATTTCTATACATACTGCACCTGTATTCCAACCTTTAATACCAATTGGCATTTTATTAAAAGATCTTCCTGTAACAATATGACCATTTGGGAATATTGATAATTGTTGTGCAATATCATCCCATTTGTTAGTATTTATATGAAACCATTTAGTATTATATTGTCTTCTAAGAGCATTATCTTTAGCCCAACAACTATAATCTGGTAATGCCATATGATGCACTTGTAATTTAGTTATCTTTCGTGTTACCTTTAAATTATTCATATAATTGGCAAATTCTTGTATTGTTTCAAATTCGGTAAAACCGTATCCTTTTTTCATTTAAATTCCTCCTTTAATTTCTATTACTATATTGTTCCTTTAATGAAAAAATAACGAATAAGGAACTTAATCCTTATTCGTCTAATAATTTAATTCATAAACTCCATAACATTTCTTTTTGAAAACAGATAATCTTTTTTTATACATTTCTTTTACTTTAGGAAATCCTATATCTATAAGTTCTATATGAAAAGTATATTGTTCTGGTATTTCTCTTAATCTACCACATACTTGTTCTGCTGTTATGTGAGCATTATATGGTTCACACATTATATTATATCGTAATCCTGGTAAATCAAAACCTGTTCCACAAGATTGTGGAGTTGTACTTATAATATCAGCTTCTTTATAATTTTCTTTTTCTTTTTTACTCATTTTTGAATGATAAGTTTTAATATCTTTATCTTTATACCATTCTTTTACTTTATCAGATATTATTTCGCTACTTTCTATTTTAGACGATAATATTAAACACTTACCGTCTATTTTTTCAAATTTTTCCATAACATATTTAATTACATCAAATATCATTCCATTAGATAATTCATAATCCATATAAGAATATCTGTCAAATCCTTTTGGACCTCTAATCGACATTTTAGCTTCTATATCAGGTTTAGAATTATATAATATTGCTATATATTTTATATGTTTTCTTTTTTCTCCTCGAGTTTCATATCCATATTTAGCTATATTTTTAAAACATAATTTGAATACTCTATCTTCACTAATATCAGTTCTTTCAAATGTTGCTGTTAAATAAAAAGTTTTAAATACATTAGTGTGAAAATCTATATTTAAAATAGAACCAAATTCTATATGAGCTTCATCAAATACTTTTATACCTATTTGCATTTTTTTAAATAGATCGTTTATTTTATCCCAACCATATTTTTTAGCATATTGTTGAATAGTTCTATGATTTACTAAATAAATGTCATATTTACTAGAATCTTCAAAATTTTCTAATATTTTAGTACCTGATATATTTAAAACTCTTCTTTTATCTATAGAAGTAAATTTTTCTATAGAACTTATCCATTGTTCTTTTATATTTTCAGTATGAGAAATAATTATAGTTTTACATTTTAATATACATAATGATGCTATTACACAATAAGTTTTACCTGCTCCTGTATCTAAATTTAATGATAATTGAGAATACCCAAAACTTTTTTTAAATTTATCAGTTCCTACAAGAAAAGATATTGCTTTCTTTTGTATATTATCCCTAGGTTCAGTTTTTAATTTAAAATTGGTTTTTTCATAATCATTATATTCAGTGTTAGTAGTTACAGGGCATTTGAGTTTAGATTTTAAATATCCAACATCTACACCTCGTGGAACTTTAAGAATATGGGCTTTCTCATCATATATCATTCCTTTTGGTTCCCATCTATAATAATTACTATTCCATACCGATAAACTTTTTTCCAATTCTTCACAATCTCCAATATTATAATCGTATATATCTATATAAGTGTTATTTAATATCATTTTATTTGCCATATATGATTACCTCCTTTTTAAAATATTGTTAAGTATTGATTTAAATCATATATTTATAATATATAAAAATAGTATGTTCCGTAATTCATGAGATTTCATTACTATATTATAGAATTGAATAAGGTATAAAATTATTTATATCTTATATCTTTTATATAATTATAGGGGAGGTACAATATGTACAATTATAAACAAATAAATTTAAATAAAGAAGATGTGAAAAAGGATTTAGAGAAAGCAATTAAAGAAACTGAAGGAGATTTAAATGGTACTTTTGCTGATGTCGAACCAATGTATTATGTAAATGATATACCAGTAATAAATAGTTCTGCAATAACAGAAGAATTTGATACACAATTTGCTTCACTTATTAGTTTTGCAGATGGAACATCAATAATAATAACAGACATTTTGTTCAATAAATATCTATCAGAAGATGAACAAAATGTAATTTTAGCACATGAAATTGGGCATTTTGAATATAGAAATAAAGGTATAGATAAAAAATCTATGTCTAAATTAGAATGGGAAATACTAGCAGATATGTATGCAGTAAATATGTATGGACATGAAAAAGTATTGGATACATTATTTAAAACTGCAAAAATAGCTCAATTAATTTATGATGATATAGATACAGATGAAATAAAATACAGAATGGTTGAAATACAAATGAACCAATTAAAAAATAGATAGCCTTAAAGGCTATCTATTTTTTTCTATGTTCCTAAATTGATATGAACTGTAATTTATGAAATTTCAATACTATATTATAATAGCGAATAAAGATATAAAATAATTTATATCTTATTTAAATAAAAATTATTAAAATTACAGGAGGTAATATTATGTTTAAAAATAATAAAAAAGAATATGATTTTGGAGAAATATTTACAGAAGGTGTTGAGTCTTATTCAATAGACGGATTAGCAACTCAAATTAATAATACAATAAATAAATATTCTAATTATAAACTAATAGATGTTCAATATAATTCAGTATTGTTAACAGCAACTAAAAAGATAAACCATTTTGCAATTATAACTTTTCAAAAAATAAATAAATAGTAATAATAAAAGGGTAATAATATTATTACCCTTTTATTTTTTTCTATGTTCCTAAAAAATAAAGAGATAACCTTAATTGGTTATCTCTTTATTATTTTATGATAAAGATTTCTTAAATAATAAATCTAATGGTCCTCTACTATTTTTCTTGAAAGTTGTATAACTTCCTAGCTGTTTCTTTAAATAATCATAAGCTAAACTTGTAGTTATAGCTGGATTATACTCTAATGAAGCTGGATAGCCCAATACAACATAATCTACAAATATCTTTCTAAAATCAGGACGCTTTAAGAAATCTTTTTTATCTCTAACTAAATTACGTAACATTATTGCAGCATGAATACTGTTTATATTGATTCCTGATTCTATCATCAATTCAATAAATTTTTGTTCCATTTCATCTACTGTAATAAATATATTTTTAAAATAAGAACCTTTTAATAAATTATCAGTATCTTTTAATGGTTTTGTCATTTCATTATTTTGTATATTTATTGAAAATAAATATATATCATTTAATTCATCTAATGGAATATTATAAATTCCTTCTTCATTATATTCTAATGATTTTATTATATCATCTAAATCTGGATGAATAAATAATTCTTTACCTTCATCTTCAACTATTTGATATTCTTTACCATCTCTGATATCTATTATTTTTATATATTGAATAAATTTATTGAATTTTTCATTATCAGATAATTCATCTAATTTTATTATATTATCTAATTGTAGTACAAAATATTTCAATTCCATGTCAGATTCTGTATCATGAGGGAGTCTTATTTGATTCGCATCCAATTTAAAGAACATATTGAATATTGGATTGAAACTTATCAATTGACTATTTGTTGTCATGATATGTTTAGTTGATAAAATATTTTGACCTAATGGTCTAGTAACTATTGTTGAACCCAATAATCCTACATCCATATATTGATTAATTCGACTCATAGCTCCATAACATGTGTGACATACTCCTTCTTTAGATGCACACTTACTTGGATCTCTTAATAATATAGTTCTACCTATTAAACTAACATCTGTTGATTTTATTAATTTAAATTGTCTTTGACCTTCTAATCTATAATATCTACCAACTAATTTCTTTAAGAATTTTTCATTCTTAACATATAATTTAACGGTATGATGTGTATGACAATCTTGTTCATTATTTATATAAATACCTGCAGAAGATAATTTTAATAATAATGACATATGACCACTATCACCCATTTTTTCTTTATTAGCTATTAAAGGTTTTCTAGATGCTTGAGCATCTAAATAATAATCTTTTATATTATTTAATCCTCCAACTATAAAGTTAGAATTAACTGGAATTGTTATTGTATTACCTAATAAATCTGATTTTAAACCTCCTGAAATAGAACATTCTCTCAATTGATCTATTTTTATACCTGTTCCTGATATTAATACATCTTGAAGACAATTTTCATTATCTTTCATTATATTAACTTCTTCATATATTAACCCTTCTAAATAATTTTCAATTTCTTTAGGTTGCATACCTTCTGGTATTTTAGTATGGATTATTTCATTAAATCTTTCGTTTTCATTTGCTAATTTAATAAAACTATCTTCCAGGTTTATTGTAGAACCCATTAATACATTAAAATCTCTTGGTATTTTATTTAGTCTATATATTATGTTATGAATAATTTCATTTAATTCAATAAATTTTTCTTCTGTTTCTGTAAATTCATCTCTATAAGGAATGATAATATTATTATTAATATAATTTGCTATTAATTTATTATTTATTTTTTTTGCATCAATTAAATGATTCGTATTTAATTCTACATAAACACCAAGTTCTACAAAAGCATTTAAGAAAATCATATTTGTTAATAAATGTCTTAATTCTAATGTTAAATATTCCTTATTATCAAAAGTTATTTTTATAGGGAATTTTCTTATTTTTTCAATTTCAAATCCTTCTTCTAAAATATGATAAATATCATGATACATTTTTTTAAATGTTTCCCTATCTGGTAATAATTCATTTAAATTGAATATTTTATTACCTCCATATTTTTCTTCTAAATAATCATATAATTGATTTTGTTCTTCCATATACTTATTGAAATCAAAAGTAAATTGTTCCATTAATAATTACCTCCTAATTATAAATAAATATTTGTTGTTTATTTAATTTTTATTCATAATTATAATATATAATTGATTATAATATCTTTTACATACTAATAAAAAAGTTCATTAACAGTAAATGTTAATGAACGTATCTTCCTTTCCTATTTTATACTTTTATTTCAACAACTCCCTCTCCTGTCGGACTCCTTTTTATTATCGTCCTCCAGTCATCTTCTTCTCCTTACGGAGTTGTTGGTATGTATTAAATTTAATGAAATTAATTTTAATATTTCAAGTTACAAATCAATAAGTTAGTGTATTCGTTAATTGTAAAAAAATGTTATTATAAAAGAGATATGAAAAATCATATCTCTTTTATATTTTTTATTTATTATTATTTAATAAATTATGAACTTTTTCTGAAGCTTTTTTGACTGCTTTGGATTTAGTATTTTTGGCTTCTTTTAATTTCTTTTTAGCTAAAGTCTTAGCTTGAGCTCCATATCTTTTATGGATTTTTTCTTCTAAGAATCTTTCTAATTTCCATATTGTTAGTAATTTTTTAAAATCTCTATCATTTTTTTCTTTAGCTATTTGGAATTCAGCCATTTTTTCTGCTTTAGTTTTTTTAGCATGTTTATCCAATCTAACTATAGTTCTTTCACAAAGTACACCTTCATTACATGCTTTATCTAAATCATACATATTATTTTCTAATAAATCATTTAATTCTTCACTAGAAAATGTATCCATTAATGCACATTCTATTACCATTGAACTCGCTTCATTTTCATTTTCAAAGTTATCTATTATTTCTCCATCTTTACCGAATAACATATGTTATCAATCCTTTCTTGTTTATATTTTTTTTATCTTATTATCTTGTTTATTATCTTTCAATATTAATTATACAATCTATTAAATAAGGAGTTGATTGTATGGATTTTTCGAATATAAGTTTAAAAGATTTTTTGTTTTTGATTGACAACGATTATAAACTATCTAAGGAACAGTTTAATGATTTACAACGTAATAAAATAATAAAATATTATCTTTATGATAATGATGATTATGTTTTATATTTTAGAAATAATATTCATATAAAAATAAGTATAGCATAAAAGGAGGATATAAAATATGAGAAATGATTCTATTTCTGAAATAGTTGAAAGTGTACTTAAAAATGCAGATAATAAAACAAAAGCAAGAGCTTTTTGTAGAGATGTTCAAAAGTTAGGAAGAAAGTATGGATTATCATATTTCTTTGTAACTGAAGGAGCTAGTTGTACAATGAATAATGGAAATGATGCTGTTAGAAATGCTAGAGAAAAACATACTGAATGGGAGAGGGAGCATGGATACGATCCAGACGAAGATTGGTCTAAATAATGAAGATAAGGAAATTTTTCCTTATCTTTTTTTCTATGTTCCTTGTAATTTATGGAATTTCAATACTATATTATAATAGTGAATAAGATATAAAATTAATTTTATATCTTATTTAAATAAAAATTATTTAAACTCTAGGAGGTAATATTATGAAATTTAGAAAATCAAGAGGGTATATAGAAGAAACTCAAATTAGACCATGGGTAATCAATCAATATATAAGTTTAAAAAACCAAGGTTTTACAGAAGAAGAAATATCAGATTGTGTTATACTAAATTATGCTGAAAGAAAAGAAATGGATGATATGCATGAATTAAAAGACAGCGTAGAAAACTTAATTGATAAAATGGTAAGTACACCTAAAGAAGAAACAATCAAAGAATCAATTAAAGAAGCTAAAGAAAATAATGAAGTAGTAGATGCAGAAATAATTAAAGAGCCTTCAATTGAAAAACAAATACAAGATGAGTTGAAAAAAATAAGTGAAAAATATGAACCAGTTAAAGAATCAGTTGTTGAAGAAGAACCAGTTAAAGAATCAGTTGTTGAAGAAGATCCTTCAAAATGGACTGATGAAGAAGTGATTGAAAAAGCACTTCATGAATTGACTGATAAAATGGAATATCAGGATAAAGAACAAATGAGTGATTTATTACGAGAATCATTCAATAGTGACAAACAATTAGTTGATATATATAGAAAAAAATATATAGCACACTATAAACTGGTAAATAATAACCTTTTAAATAACGACAATAAATCAACTGAAAATAAAGAAGAAGGAGGGGAAAAAGAAATAAAATCTGAAGTAATCGAAAATAAAGAAGAAGGAGGGGAAAAAGAAATAAAATCTGAAGTAATCGAAAGTAGAAAAGAAGGAGGGGAAAAAGAAATAAAATCTGAAGTAATCGAAAGTAGAAAAGAAGGAGATAAAAAGGTTGAACCGATTGCTGAAGATAATAAAATAGATGATTTAAATATTGATAATGAAATGTTTGACATGTTGGTCGATGATGTATATGACCAATATAAAATGATATTCAATATAAAGAAAGATAAATTAAAAGATTTAATAAGAAAGGTACTACAAGAAAAACCTGAAATATTGAAATCAACTAATTATTATTTCGTATGTATGAGAATATGTGAAATAATAGAAAATTTAATAATGGAAAATACTATAGAAGATAATGAAGAAGATGAAATATTAAAACAATTGAATTCTATAGTTGAATAATATTAATTTAAATAAATGGTATAAAATTTTATACCATTTATTTTTTTATAAACAAATAATTAAACTAGAATAAAAGGTCATTTCTTTTATAAACCCCAAAAGTTTTTTTAATAACCAATTATAACCAGAATCGTGTTTTGTATTCTGGTTATACTTTTTTTTATGTATTCTTATAATCAATTATTGATTTCTTAATTTAAGGAGGAATGTTTTATGAGTAAAATAATAGTTAATGATACTGAATTATATTCTTTATCAGATTGCACTAAGGAATTTATACCTGGCAGTAACAAGCATGTTTCAGACACATTTATTAAATTCTTAGTAGATAATAACTTAATAACAAAAGAAGAAGTACGATATAGAATAAGAAAACACAATGTATATAATGTAACTGGTATATTAGAAGATTATATGGTCGGACATTATTATACTGAACCAAAAAAAATAAAGGGTGAAATGAAGAATGGCACACTATATTTTGATGCTTATTTATCTAGAGTTTTAACACGCCTTTTTGTTAATTATACTCAGATATTAGAAGAAGAAGCTAATTGTGAATATGTAGTAACAGAAGGTATGTTAAAAGAAAATATGTTAGATGTTGCATTAGAAATGTATGTTCCTAGAATAGATGACTAATTTTCAAATAACATTTATATATCTATAAGGTAAAAAATCCTTATAGATATTTTTTTATTCAATACATAACAAAGAAATAAAGGTTATAAAAATATATTATGATATAGTGGTATATTTATAAGAAGGAGGTTATTATGAATTTTAAACAAGCATTAGAATATAATATAGAAGGGAAGGAAACATATGAATATTAAAACAAAAAAAGAAATATTAGATGAAATAAACAATTCATTGATTGAAGTATATCCTGATGGTTATATAACTGAAGATGAATTTGAAAAATGGTTAAAAGCAAAGAAAATAGATAACATATCAGTAGTTATTGAAAAAAATACTGATAAAGAATATAGTGAATTAGAAAATAGATATGATATATTATATAGAAAATATTGTAGACTATTAGATATCAATGATGAGTTAGCTAAAAAGACAGAAATATATGAAGAATATTTATATTATATAAAAGAAACTTTATCAGATATGGATAAGGATGTAAATGAGGTGAATGATGAATATGGAAAATAAAGATTATTTAGTAAAATTAATTAATTATGACATACAAAGTAATGGAGAATTTTATGAAAAAGATTATGCTGAAGTCGTTGTAAATAGTTCTTCAGAAGAAGAGGCAATGAAAAAGGTGGAACAAATGATGTTAACCGATCCTATGTATAAATATTTATATGAAGGAGGATTTGTTATAAAATCAGTTGAAGAAGATGAAATTGATGATAATGTGGAGGGATTTTATCATGTGTAAAGATAATATTCCAATTTTAAAGTTAGATGATATTATAGGAAAGACTATTGATATTGAAGATATGACCACACCAGATGGTAATGTTATAGGTCAAATTTATACAACAGACAAAAATATAAAATACTCAATTCAAGATAAATCAATTAATGATGTAAAAGAAAAATTAAATATTTCAGATGTTGTTAATTATGGTAAAAAGAAGGGTGATAAATAATATGTTTAATATAGATAAAGAAATAACAAAAAATGTAATATATTCGTATACAAAAAATATATTAGATTGGTTGTGTTCTTGTGAAAAAGATAATATATTGAACATTAATGAAATACGTTCATTAATAAATGAAAGTATAAATTTTACAGTTATTGAAATAACTGAGTTAATAAAAAATAATAATTATCAAGGATTAGTTAATCAACAAGCTATGTTAATAATAATAATGAATTCTCTTAAAGCAATTGATAATGGTGTAGATCAATTAAAACATTATTTAACATTTGACGATACGACAACAATGCAAACATTAAATAAAGCTATAAATGATACAGATGTGTTAATTAATAATTCATATAGAATAATAGGTTTAAATAAATATAATAATAATTTATATTTACAAAATATTGGTACTAGTAAATTTATTAAATGCTATGGGATAATTAATTATAAAAATGATACAATATATAATAAATTCTTATTGAATAATGCAGTAATAATAGATAAAAAAGATATTGATGTTACAGATATATATTTAGATAAAATGATTTGTATAAATAAACTCGAAAAAAACAATAATAAATTATATAGTATTCATAATATTGGTGAAATAAATATTTTTGATAATAATAAATTTTATAATAATACTGCAATTATTGATTTACCTAAAGAATGGATTAATGTCGAAAAATTTAATTCTAATCATGAAACATATTTAGTAACAAATTCATATTCACTTAACGAAATTAAAAAAAGATTTGATAATCCTTTAATTTTAAACACATTCGGTATTGATATATTACCAGATATAATATTTGCTGATATAATAATAATAAATGAATTTATGTATACTGAAAAAGAAATAATTGAAAGATTATATAAGAGAAGTAATGTTACTGAATTAAAAAGAAATACTATAAAGATGTAAATTTATAAACCCTTCTATAGGGTTTATAAATTTATATTTCATTAATTACAATTTATTAAAAGAGGTGATTTTAATGATAGTAGATAAAAATAATTATTTTATACAAGATTGGATGAATCAGATGAGACAAACGGTAAAATTAACTTATCCAACATTAACAGATAAACAAATAGATGATTATTTAGAAAAAATTATTGATGATAACATTAAAGTTCCAATAGCGACATTAGATAATAATTATCTTAGAAAAACTAAAAGAGTAGATGTGTTAACATTAATACAATGGATAAAAGATAATGATTTTATTATAGCAGGAAATGGTACTATATTTAAAAATCAAAATCAAGAATATAATCCTACAATACACATGTTAATAGGATTAAAAGAACAAAGAACTACTTTAAAAAATGAAAGAAATGCATTAGATCCTAATTCATATGAATACAAAATAAAAGATATAGGTCAAAATACTAAAAAAACTACAATGAACTCAGATTATGGTGGTTCAGGTTCTCCTATAACATTTTTCTATAATTTATATTGTGCAGTATCAACAACTGCTACTGGTCAATCGTTAATATCTACAGCTATGAACACTTTTGAAAATTTCTTTTCAGATAATACAAAATTTATAGATTATGATGATTTTGCTGTTTATGTTAATAATGTTATAAATGAAAAAATAAGTTTAGATGATTCATTTTTAGATAATAAAACTGTAAGAGAAGTATTTATTAGATTAAAAAATAAATTTATTAATTATAAAGATATATATGAATTTCCTATGAGAAAATTATTATCTAGTTTAAATCAAAGACAATTAAATATGTTATATTATAAAAATAATTTATATGAATTTTCTAAATTACCTAAAATAAAAAAATTATTATTTACTATAGTTGATAAAGTAAATCGTTTTTTGGATCCAAATGATATACCAGATGTAATTCAAGATGATTTAAATACACTTTGGTCATATTATAGTAATTTCGTAGTATATAACTATTTTGCATTTAATAGAATAGGAAGATTAACTTGTGACCCAAGAGATACTGTATGTACTATAGATACAGATTCTAATATGTTAACATTAAGTCCTTGGGTAGATTTTATGATGAATGAAATAGTAAAAGATGATGAAAAGATATTAAGTAAAGGGAATAAAGAATTAGTATATATGTTTATAAATATAATATGTTTTATAGCAACTAAATTAATAACTGTTCATTTAAAAAAATATGCAGAACGTTCTGGTATACTACCAGAATATCAACATTTCTTAAATATGAAAAATGAATTTTTATTCTTTAAAATGTTATTATTTGATACTAAAAAAAGATATATGAGTAAAATATTATTAAGAGAAGGTCATGTGTATGAAAAATTAGACAATAAAGGTGTTGACCATCTTAAATCAACATGTAATGATTTTACAAGAGAATTTATAACTTCATTAGTTGCTAAAGAAATATTAGAAAAAGAAACAGATGATGTTGAAATTAGTAATATAATAAATAGTGTAGATGATTTAGCTAATAAAGTAAGGGATTCATTAAAACGAGGAGAAAAAACATTCTTAAGTCCTATGAAAGTTAAACAAGAAGGAGCATATAAGAAACCTTTCCAAGAACAATCATTTAGAGGAGCATATGCTTGGAATGTTATATATCCTGATCAAACAATAGAATTCCCTGATCAAATAGATGTTGTGTTATTAAATATACCAACATTAGATACAATAGAAGATATGAAAACAAAATATCCTAAAGAATATAAAAATATTAAAGAAAAAATATTTGAAAGTAAGTTGGATGAAGTTAAGAAAAAAGCATTAATGGTATTAGCACTACCTAAAAAGATTCAAAAAATACCAGATTGGTGTATTCCTTATATAGATTATGATAGTATAGTAAACGCAAATACGAGTAAAATGAATACAATATTAGAATCTTTAGGTATTCAAACAATAAAAACAAATTCAACAACAACATATTATTCAAATATAATAAGTTTTTAAATGGGATGAGATTGGGTAAATTCCAGGAGGATTTATCTAATGAAAAAACAAATAAAGAAAATAATAATTGAAATTTGTAAAAGAACTAAAGATATTAGAAATGGTAATTATAAGAAAATGAAGTAATAAAAAAAGGAATGATAAATATCATTCCTTTTTTTTATTTTTTATAAATTAAATAACAATTACATATTATATGTAAAAGATACATTTTTCGATTATATATTATACCTTTGAAAATAAAACAAATTGGAGGTAATTAGTATGGATAAACAAACTTTTGTATTAATAGGAGAAGGAAAAGAAATTCCTACAGTATTAGAAGAAAAAATAGATGATAAATTTGGTTGGCATATAAAATTAGATATAAATGATAAAGTTATATCTTTTGACAACCAAATATATCAAAGTAGTATATTGGAAAATGAAAGGGTTATAGTTTTAGAACCAATATATTACAGAGCAATATTGGTTCTAGCCGCAAATACTGATACTGAAATTTATATAGTATCAGATAATGATGAATTAATAAATATTAAAGGAGGTAAATATTTATAATGGAAAATAAAATAGAAAGGGTTCCTTATAAATTAAAAAGTTTAGAATTTAAAATAAGAAATGCTAAAAAAGATAATAATGATGAGGAATTAACATATTTAAAAAAAGTTTTAGACTTAGAAAGTCTAAAACACGAATATAGAAAAATTCAAAAGAAGGTATTACCAAAATTAACACATTCTGATGGTACAAAAATGCTTAACGATGAAGAATTAAAATGCATGTTTGAACAATATGACATTTTAGATAAATATTATTATAAAGCAATTCAAGCTTTATATGAATAAGGAGGTAAAAAAATGAGTAAAGATTATGTTGAAGAATTAATGAACATATTAGACAGAGATGCTGATAATGGCAAATTTGACGATAACGAAAGTGAATTCATAATTGTTGATGAAGATTATGATGACACTTATGACGATGATGAATGTGATGATTTTATAGTAATTGAAGATAATTCTTCAAATGATGAATATTCTAATGATGAATGGAATGATGAATTTGATAACTCATTAGAAGAAATACAAGTAATAGATACTAACTATGTTCCAGAAGATTTTTATGAAGAAGATTTGTTTGATGAAAAATATTCAGAAAAAGAAAAGGATAATGGTGTCACTATATTCGATTTATCAGATGATTATGATTTCAATTTTAATTTCGATGAAAAAGATAAAGAAATTAAAAATGAAAACACAATGTTAATCCAAAATACTATAGATGATAGAATATCTAAGAATATTGCTAAAGATATAATCAATAGTGATGTTGATATGACATTAGAAGAAGATGATGTTAATGATAATTGGATTTTGGATGACATGTTTGGAAATGATTTATCCAAAATGTTAGTTGAAGAAGAACATCAGGAAAATGAAGATTTTTCTGATGGAAGCTTTGCCGATTGGGTTAAATAAAAAATAGGGTATAGGCTAGTAAAAAAGCTAGCCTGTATTTTTTGAATTAAAAGGGGTGAATGTAAATGTTAGTAACATTTGAAAATTTAAAAAAGAATTATATAGAAAAAATAGAATCTGCTGATAAAATAGAAAAAAATATGAAACATTGTATTGTAGCACAAAATGTAAGAAAAATAGATTATTTAGAGAAGTTATTAAACGTAATCGAATCTAATGAATATTTTGAATTTCATTATTATTCAGAAGAATTTTTCAATGCAGGTAAATATTTAGCAATGCAAAGAGTGAAGTATGAAATAGAATTGTTATATGCTTATAATAATAAAATACTTCAAAATAATTGGGTTGTTAATCATGATAAGTATAACACAGATTATATACTAGAGACGTTAGATACAATAATAAATAAATAATATGTATATAACAACATATTAAAAAGGAGGTTAATGTATGGAAGAATATGTTATAATAAGAGGTAAATCCAAATCAATTGATAAAATAAAAAAATTTGTAGAAGATACTATAAAACTAGAAGATAATGAAATAATAATATCAGATAATTTAGCCAAAGAATATTGGATTAACGAATTCGAAAATTTATATTATGACGAAATAACTAAAAAAACAGAAAATCATAATAAAACTAGAAGAGAAATATTAGAAGAAGAATTTGGAATATTTGAATCTTCAGGAGGTTGGGAAAACACCGAAGGGTTTGACGGCTGGACAAATTACGTTCCAGAAGATTTTTTAAATAAATGGTAAAAAAATATAAGGAGGTAAATGTAAGTATGTTTGATAATTTTAATAATGGGAATATACAACAAAAAAATGACAGTGTTAATACAAGAGGTCCACAATTTAAAAATAGTAAAGGTTTTGAAGTGGCAACACTTGTTGTTGGATATTGGGATGATAAAGTTAATTTAACTTTACACCCAAAACTTAAAAATCCAAGTGAAAAACAAGTGTATGATTATGAAACAAAAATAATGGTAACTCTTAGAGTAGATAAGGCAGCAGCTTTATTGAAATCATTAGAAAAAGTTATAGATAAAGCAATAGAAGAGAAAAAAGAAAAATCTGTAGGTGTAACTACAGGAAATAATAATATGGCTGTTGTATCAACTATAATAAAAGAAGATTCTTTATATGTCGTTTTACACGTTTGTAGAGAATTGAATGTTGAAACAAGAATACCAAATCAACGTTATTCTTACACATTTATTAAAGATGACCAAGTTGTAGAAGATTATGATCCTTCTACAGGTAAGTTTGAAAATATAATAGAAGTTCAAACAGAATATGAATGCTTTAAAGAAATGTTAAAAGAATTTATTAGAATAAATCAAGTTGCTGATGTGCATTCTGATAAATATTTTAATAAATATTACAGAGATAACATTTATTCAAATGTATTAAAAACAGGATTAAAAGTTGGAGCTTTAGATTCAGGTAATCATAATTCAATGTTTAGTAATAGTTTTAATCCTAATGGTAATAAACCTCAAGAAGATTTAAATCAAAATACAACACAACAAGCAACATTAAGTGATTTACAAGATATATTATAAATAATAGGGAGATTAAATCTCCCTATTATTTTTTTATAAAAGGAGTGATTATAAAATGGGTATTGATGCAAATTATTTTTCAATGAGAGATCAATATATTTTTATAACATATCAAGATATAATTAAACAGGTATATGTTACATTAATAGAAACATTAATAAAAGATTATAGAGATGACTTACGAGATATATTGATATTAGATGATTTAGTTAATCATAATCATGAAAATATTGAACGTTTATGTGTTGAACGATTATATAAAAATCCTTTAAGATATATAGCTCAAAGTGAAGATAAGTTTGATGAATGTGATAAATTATTAGATATTTTTGAAAAAGATTTATATAGTATTTATACTGATACACCATTTACTGTAGTTGGTGCAAAAATATTTTCTATGTTAAGTCAACGAATTGTTAAAAAAATTTATATCCATACTGACAAGCAATTATATCAACCTATATATGATATGGAAATATATTTTAAAAATTTTTCGGATAAAATAGAATATGTGTATGGTGATTTTAAAGAATGTGTTGAATCATTAGATAAAAAACCTACAACATATATTTTAAACGATGTTGAATATGCTAAGATTTTATTAGATAATGATATGATAGAATATACTGAAATAATAATTGCTGAGTTAGGATATAATTTTGAATTAAAAGATAATAAAGTGGTTTTAAAGTATGATTTATATAATAAAAGTCATGATAATATATTTAAAATAGGTTTATTGCCTATAATTGATTTAGAAGAAAAACATTACAGTGCTATAATAGACTTAATAAATAAAAATAATAAAGTGTAATATGTAAAATTTTAATTATATATTATACTAATGAAAATAAAATGAATTAATATTATAATCCATAAGGTAGTAAGTTACCTTATGGATTATAACATTGTTAAAAAATAGGGGGTAACATTATGAAATATGAAAAATGGATTAAAATGTTAATTATTTTAGGATCAATTTGTATTACTATATCATTAGTGCTATTTATATATTCATATATATTATAGACTGTATTTCATATTAATTCTTCTTTACTGGGTTTTCAACTCAGTATTTTTTTTATATTTTTTTATATAAATAATAACAACTTAGTAATATAGGAGGTGGGTTTATGAGAAAAATAAACACTATTCAAAAGAGAGAAAAATTAAATGACATATATGCTGTAGATGATAAATCGCATGATGGTGCGAATCATCAATATTTAGTCGTTAAAGAGGGTAGAAAAACATATGATTTAAATGCAATATTATGTGAAATACCTTTTCAAAAAGGTTCACGTCAAGATTCCAATTCTAAAAATGGAGTTACAAGCTCAGATTTACTTGAAATAGTGAGGGATATTTTAATAGGATATCAAAAAGGTCCGTATTCATGTAGAGAAAATGCTTGTGCTTTAACACATATAGAAGAAGCTCTTATGTGGTTAAATAAAAGAGTAAATGATAGAATAGACAAAAATATTTTAGGGAAATATGAAAAATAAGGGGGTTTATCATTTTAATGTGTGAAAAATGTGATAATTTTAAAAAACCTATATATGAAGTTAAAAGTCATATAGATAATATTGATTATAAATCAGTTTTAGAATTTTCAAAGAATATGTTTAAATTAGAATTATTCAATAGAAATACCGATACTGATTATTGGAGATTGGATACGTATTTCATAGAAGGAATTGAGTATTGTCCTTTTTGTGGTGAAAAAATAGATTTTGATAGTAAAGAAGATTTAAAACCTTATGAAGAATTATATTTAAAAATGGAAAGGTTTAATTTAAAGGAAATAACTAATCCATATACTGGATTAAATGAAACCTTTGAAGAAATAATGATAAAAGCTATGGAGGAAAAATAATAATGATAATAGAATATGTTATAAATTTTGGAAATTTGTTTACTGAAGGTACAAAATATTCTTTTAATGGTGGATATCAACGAAAAATATCAACAATTAATGATAAGATAATTCATGAAGAATTTTGGGGATATCTAGGAGATGGAGCTCCAAAACAAGTGTTAATAGAAAATGCAAGAAATATGTTAACAGAATATATTGATAAAAATATAAAAGAAGTATCTTCTAAAATAAATTTTGATAAAATAAAAGATTTTATGAATAATTATAACGTAAAAGGAATAGAATTGGATACAATTAAGTTACAATACAAACATCATGAATTTAAATTATTCATTAAAATATATAAAGAAAATAATAATAAAAAATTGGAGGAGGAATAATATTATGAAAGGTAATTTAGTAAAAAATATAAAAAAAGAATTTGGATTAAGAAAGGTAAATGGAAAAAAATTAGAATTATATAATTTTTATGAACTTTGTGGTTTTTATAAAAAATTAAGATCAGGAGGTTCTTTAAAATAATGAAAAAAGTATTTCTTGGAGGAACATGTAATGAATCTCTTTGGAGAGATACATTAATTAAAAAATTAGAAATAGATTATTTTAATCCAGTAGTTGATGATTGGACAGAAGAAGATTATTTAGAGGAATTAAGACAAAGAGAAATATGCGATTATTGTCTTTATGTAATAACACCATTAATGACTGGAGTTTATAGTATAGCAGAAGTTGTGGATGATAGTAATAAGAGACCTGAAAAAACAATATTCTGCTATCTAAATAGTGATAAATACAAAGGAACTGTGAATAAAACTTTTTCTAAGGCACAAATAAAATCTTTAGATAAAGTTGGAGTTATGGTAGAAAAAAATGGAGGAAAATATTTTACTTCATTAGATAATGTAGCTGATTTCTTAAATGGTGGTGAATAACAATTGTTAAAAAGAATAATACAACGAATAAGATGTAAACATGATAATTTATATACTGTAACAAATGTTTATGGTGATCCTATAAATATGTATAATTGTAGATCTATTAAACAATGTAAGAATTGTGGAAAAATATTTTTCCACAATTCTTTAGATGATAAATGTGATAGAGCTAATGAATTTAATTATAGAGAATAAACTTATTGGAGGTATATTATGAAAAAATCAAATATAACATTAAGAGATTTTATAAGTAAATATGTGGACTATAACACTTCTTGTAAATTATGGATACCTTATACTGGAGATGAAGAATTTGAACAACAATTAGTATTCGGAGAATATAGTGAAACACAAGAAAAGAAAATGGAAACTGCTATGGAATGGGAAATACTTAAAGGAGAAGTTCCTCAAAGTAAATATTTAGATTGTACTTTTACAGGAGTAACTGATATATATTCTGATACAATTGATGAAAGTGGTGTCGTTAATTTAACAGTATTAGCCGATAATGTTAAAGAAGAATTATATCAACCTAAAGATAAAGGTATAAAAATAAGTAATTGCACAGAGGTTATTGATTAATATAATATTTTTAGGAGGTATTATATGCAAATTAAAAAGATAAAATCTGATGATGACTTTTATGTGGAATTAAGAAAAATATGTTTAGATTGGCTAGAAAAAGGTATTTCTGAAGAAGTGATAGATATAATATGTGATATTATAGTTTATGATCCATATTATGCAAAAACATTTGCATCAGAAGAATTATTAAATCAAATGCAATATGGATTTACAAAAATAATGATTAAAAAATTAACTGAATTTAATGATAGCTCCGAGGGTGTTACAACAATAATACAATTGCTTAAATCTAGATTTAAAGTAACAGGAGAAATTATGCATGAAATAAAAAATATTATAGATAAACATAAAAATATTGAGAAACTAGAACCTTTATTTAAATTAATAGACGCATTTGATATGGTATTATATGAATATGATGATATTGAAGAAGTAAAAGAATATTTTTATAATACAATATATGAAAATACAGTAACTATAAGAAACCTTTTATTAGAAACAGAAGGAGATAATAAAGAAATTATTGATATATTAAATAAAATTATTTGTGTCTTTATCGACTTAAATTATTAAAGGAGGATAAATATGAGTGAATATTTAAAATTTGATAAAATATCAGACAATATATTGAAAGATGTTCAGTATAAAAAAGACATTGTTAAAGAGTATGATTTAGCTGTCATACAGCAAATAAATATAGTATTAGATTTTTATAAAGAAGAAGTTGAAGGCTTAGAAAGAATATTTGCAGATGAAAATAATTTTTCTGATAATTTATTAATGCAAATAGATTTGAATATATCATTAAAGTATATAGAAAATCTTTCATATGAATCTATAGTTAAAAAATGTATTTTGGAATTAGAATTTATTTTAGATTTAGGTTTTACTGCTTATAGTAGAACAATATTCCAATTATTGTCTGATTTAATACAGAGATTCAAAGATATAAGGGAATAATATAATATTAATAGATAGGGGCGTTGTGAATGTTAGATAGAAAGAGTTTATATCGTAAAATAAGAAATCAATCAGATGAATTATACAAATTCATTATTAATTTAATCAGCGATATGCATGAAAATGATGATTTAACAGTAATTGAATTTTCTGAAAGAAAAATACCCAATGGGTCTTTTAAAACGACAAGATTCAGATCAAAAAGTTCAGATTATGAATTCAAATTTGAAACCACTAAATTGAAAATCGATGGTGGTGATCATATTTGGTATGATGTAAATGTATTCAATGAATTCGGTTCACGTGTACTTAGTTTTACATCACATGACCCATTAACTTTTAGCACATTTAAATTGGAAGATTTGTTTGAACTATATAATAATATTAAATAGGAGGTAAATAACTATGGAAAATAAAAATATAGATATGATGAATAATGTTATAGATGAAAATGAATACAAAGAAAGAGTTTCTTTAGTATTCAATAAAGTAGCAGATATATTAAAATCAACTTATGGACCATATGGTTGTAATACAGTTATACAAAAAAAGACTGATGTTATGTTCACAAAAGATGGTCATCAAACAATGAAATATATAGCTTTCAGAGATGAAATTCAACAAACTATAATGGATTTAATTTTCAAAATAGCAACTCAAGTAGCTATTAAAGTTGGTGATGGTACTACAACAGCAACTATAGCAGCAGATCAATTATTAAAACACATTCAAAAAGATGAAAGTTTAAGTGCTATGAGATCTAAAGATTTTATGGATTTACTTTCTGAAGTAGTTGATGAAATATGCGATACAATAAGAGAAGATGCAACACTAATAAATAAAGAAGGAGACTTAAATGAAATATGGAAATTAGCATCTGTAGCAACAAATGGTGATGTTATAATTCCTAGTATTATAACAGATATATATCAAAAAACAGATAACCCTGCAATAGAATATAATAAAGCTAAAGGTGCTGAAACTAACTATGAAATAATAGAAGGATATAAAATGCAATATATGAAATATATTGACAGAATATTTATAAATTCAGATGATGGAACTTGTAATGTTAAAGACCCTGAAATATTATTATTTGACCATAGAATAGAACAAGAATACTATGATAAAATAATAAAACCAGCTTTAAATGAAGTATATCAAAAGGGTAGAAGATTAATAGTTGTAGCTCCATTTTATGATTCTCATTTATTACAAACTTTTAGAAGAACATTAGTAAATGAGTTTAAATGTACTCAAACAACTTCTGCTGTTTATGTGAGATGTGGTTTAATAAATAATCATTTCAATGAATTATATGAAGATTTTGCAGCATTATGTGGTTCACAAATAATAACAGAACAAGTTGCAACAGATATAATGGAAGAAAAAATAGAATATGAACCTGAAGAATTTTTAGGTAGAGTTTCAAATATGGTTATAGGAGAAAATTCTACTACTATATCAGGATTTGTAAATAAAAATGAATCTATGTTCAAATTATTACACGATGAAGCAATTAGTAAATATAATGATGTTATAGAAGCATCAGAAAAAAGTGCACATATAACAGATGCTTTAATAAATGCTAAACAAAGACTTTCTAAAATGAGATGTAAAATGGGAGTAATCAATGTCGGTGGATTTACTGAATTAGAAAAATCTGCTAATTATGATTTAGTTGAAGATGCTGTAAAGGCTTGTGAATCTGCATATTTATATGGATATGTCCCTGGTCAAAGTATATCAATACGAACAGCTATAAAAAAAATAATGGAAAACAATGAAAAAAAAAGTCCTGAAAAGACAGCTTTAATTTTAGCAATAGATGATGCTTTTATAGGTGTAGTTCAAATATTATTAAATAATAAATTTAAAAAAGATCCATTATCTTTTGATGATGTAAGAACTTTAACAAGTGAATCAGTTAATAATAAATCAGCTATTGATATAAATAATATGGATAAAGAAAATGCAGTTTTAAATTCAGATGTAATAAATAGCTGTATGACAGATATAGAAGTATTAAAAGCAGCATCATCAATAATAGGATTATTATTAGGAAGTAATCAATTAATTTCTTTATAATGTAATGGATAAAAGGATAGCCTTAGCTATCCTTTTATTTGTAAAACATGATTATTTCACTTATATATTATAATAATGAAATAATATAATTAAAGGAGGAATACAAAATGTTAAAATTAAGTAAAGAAATAATGAATTTAGACGAAGTGAATAAAAAATATTCAGAAATGGGAATGAATGGATTGACACTAGATATGGTTAGAAATGCTTATGGGACTAGTCAACAAAAACAAATACAAAAACCAAGATATGGATTAGCAATATTGGTGGGTGAAAAAATAAGATGTCAAGCAATAATGCTTCCTGGACTTAGAACTAAAGCAAAATATAAAGGAAAAGAATTATCAATGAGAACATTGATAAATATAAATCATAAAGGTAAATTAGTTGCAGACCATATACAAGTAAATCTTTATGGTGAAGAAAATTTTGGTAAAAGAAAATGGGAAATAGACGATAGCGATTATACTAAACGTATAGATATTGTTGGTATAGTATATCCATACGGTCAAGGAGATGATAAAAAGTATTCAATAGCTCTAACAGAAAAACCTAGATTTCAAGATGATAAATTGATGATAAATCCATTTTTAAAATATCATCTAGATTTAGATGATATTTTATACAGAAAAATATGTAGACAAGGATTAGTTGATGAATCTTTAATAGTTAAGAAATTATTAATAAAAAGAATGAGAGAAAGATTAAATGAATTAACAATGTATGAATTACCACATGATTTTATGTGGAATTATTTAATAAATCAATTTACTTTAAACAGTGTAAGTATTTATATGGCAGAACAAAATATTGATTTATATTTAGATCAATTAACAACATTACAATGTGACTTATTAATAACAATAATGTCTTATTTATTAACAATATTTGAATCTGATCTAGAAATATTTAATCTATATAAAATGTTTAGATTAATTGTAGTTTTATGTTCCAAAGCCCAAGGTATAAAAACATTTAAAGATCATGATGGTGATTTTGATAGATTTTGTACGCAATTTGATATGAGTGATACTGAAGGTAAAAGAGGATGGATGTTAGTTAAACACAGAATTAAGAATTATAAATTAACAGACGAAGATTTAGATTTAAATAGATTTGAAGATTTTAATATGACTTGTGGATGGACTAGAGCAGCTTGTGTAACGTATTATTTAAGACATCTAAAAAATAATAAATAATCTAACAATATATTAGATGTAAAAGATAATAAAAATAATTATATATAATATAAATGAAGAGATATAAAATAAGGTTTTCTTAGGAGATTGTTACGCTCTGTTGGTTCCGAGGATTGTTACGCCTCACTATGAACCTGAAAGTTAATCTTATTTATATCTGGTAATTCATTAGGAGATTGTTACGCTCTGTTGGTTCCGAGGATTGTTACGCCTCACTATGAACCTGAAAGTGATTATCTTTACTTCAAATAAATGAAGAGATATAAAATAAGGTTTTCTTAGAGGATTGTTGTGCCTTGTTGGTTCCGAGGATTGTTATGCCTCACTATGAACCTGAAAGTTAATCTTATTTATATCTGATAATTCATTAGAGGATTGTTGTGCCTTGTTGGTTCCGAGGATTGTTACGCCTCACTATGAACCTGAAAGTGATTATCTTTACTTCAAAATGAATATAAATGAATAGAAGACATTTTTCAATGTCTTCTATTTTTTATTTTTAAGGAGGTATTAGGTTATGAATATTAATGGAACTGAAAGATGGAGAGGGAATAAACCAAATCAAGTAACTATGAGACAACGTTTATATTTTGCTATTTTAGAAGAAATGACAGGAGAAGAATTTTATGCTAGAAATAGCAAAGAAGCATATGAATTAATAGGAAATTATAAATATGAAATTCAAAATAATGTGGATATCGAATATGCATTTGATGATAGAGATTCACATATATTATATGCTGATGTCTATATTTTTAATGAATATAGATTCACTATAAAAAATAGATGTCGTGAAGCTATAAATATAGATGAAACTATAGATACTGCAAAAATAGTTTCATTTGAAATATATGAGGATGATGCTTTTATTTAAATATTTTAAATAGGAAAGTAAAATAATGATAATAAATAGATATTAAATAAATATTTAATGTCTAACAAAATAATAATAGAATAATGCTAATTGTGAGGATGATTGGAATACACGTTAATACGTTGTTGATTTGATACTATTAGTGTGTAATAAAGGTGTATCCAATACGTTGTTGATTTGATACTGTTGGATTTCATTGAACTTGTATTAACTACATTCTACTAATACGTTGTTGATTTGATACTATTAGGTGGATGTATAGTGCTCTAATACGTTGTTGATTTGATACTATTAGGTGCATGAGCAAGATCTTAACCCCGTCTATGAATCAAAAGGTTATTTTATAAATTACATTAAAGAATAACAAGTTTAGACTTGTTATTCTTTTTATATTTTATAAAAGTAGAGAACCTGTAGGATATGATATTAAAATAGACACAGCATCAATATAATCATTTAAAATTTACGAAAATGATTCAAATTAATTTAATTAAGAACAAAATATTAATAGAATATAATTCACAAAGTACAACTTATTGATAAAAATAAGAAGGAAATGAAAGATGAATAGAATACATCGCTAAAGAATAATAAAGTCTTTAGGGTGTAATAAAGGTGTTAGGTTAGGGAATAATAAAGTCTCTAGGTGCGATGTGTAGTGTCGCTAAGGAATAATAAAGTCTTTAGGGCATGTGCATGATTCTTAACCCCGTCTTGTAATCGAGAATTATATTCTATTTAATTTTTCAAAAAAAATAAAGAAAGGTGTTGATTTTATGAATAATAATATTATTTATTTGTGTTTTAAATATAAAAGTAAAATAATGATAATAAATAAATATTAAAAATTATTTAATGTTTAACAAATTAATAAATAGAATAAGGCTAATTGTGATGACGAATAGAATACATCGCTAAAGAATCATAAAGTCTTTAGGGTGTAATAAAGGTGTTAGGTTAGGGAATAATAAAGTCTCTAGGTGACATTGAATTTGTAGTAACCACACGTAGGTTAGGGAATAATAAAGTCTCTAGGTGCGATGTGTAGTGTCGCTAAGGAATAATAAAGTCTTTAGGGCATGTGCATGATTCTTAACCCCGTCTATAAGTCAAAAGATTGTTCTATAATTAATACCAATAACATAATATTATGTTATTGGTATTATTTTTAAAAAGGAGGGAAAATATATGAGCAATAATAAACTAAATAATAATATTATAGGAAATATAACAGGTGTAGGTGATAATAATAAAAATAAAACAAATTTAATAAAAACCAATAATATAAATAAATTTTATAATTTTAAACAAATTATAAATAATGAAGAAAAGAAAATAAAACGACCAGGATTGGAATATGAAGGAGAAGGTACAATAATACCTTTTGAAGCTATGATTGGAGGACCATATCATAGATTAGATAAAAACTGTATAACTATAATAAATTTACACAAAGGTGATGAATATTTAGCAGATCACACACAATTAGTATTAAATGAAAGTTATGGAAAGTTTTCTTTAAGAAACAAAACTAAATCAAAACTAATATCTGCTGTTGGGGAAATAATAACATATAACAAAAATAACAAAATAAATTATGCAATAAAATTATTACCTAATCAAAAAGTTATTATTAAACCAGACGAATTTTATAATTCAAAATATATAGATATTAAAAAAATTAATGGAAACGATATTTTAGAAAAAAGTTATGATAAATTAATTATATATAAACATGATGATTTATTGCGTATATTAAATAGTATTAGGTATAAAATAAATCTTATGACTAAAGGATTTTTATGTAGTGATTTTATATATCATTATATAATAAATCAATATAGTTTAAATACGCTTAATTTAGATATGTATAGAAATACAATACAAAGTAATGAATTTAATGATGAAGATTTATATTATTTATTAATAATATTAGGAAATGTCATATATAATTTAACAACACATAATGTTTTAAATTTACAATTTATTATGCAACAGATAGTCATGGATCTTAATTGTATACAAGGAATAAGATGTTTAACATGTATTAAAAAAGAAAGTATTGAGAAAAATAAAAAATTTAAAAAATTATGTGAAAAAAGAAATATTAGTTTTGGTGTAGGTTGGCAAATAGTTAGAAATCGAAACCTAAATTTTAAAATACAAAATTATCATAATGAAAGCGATGTTATAGAAAAAGGTTTAATAGGTATATATTATATTAATATTTAATATAATATTATTAACAATCCTTACAAATAGAAATGATCTATTGATCATTTTTATTTTTTTTCATTTGATACTAAACATACAAATAATATGTGAGGAGGTTGAAAAATGAATATTAAAGAATTCTTAAAAAATCCTGTTGGTAAAGGTGCAGTTATACCTGGTAAAAATACTTTATTAGCAGATTTAGATAAACGATATAAAGCGTTATTGGAAAGAAAAGAATTTGAATTTAACATATATAGGAAAAAAGATTGTTTCTTTTTCCATTTTTTAATAATGACTGAAGATCCTGAGAGAGAAAATGATTATGATGTTGTAATAGGATTTTATCCAACAAAAACTCAAAAATTTGACAATGTTATTACTAGATATGATATTAAAATATTTTCAAATTCACCTAGTTTTATATACACATACGCTTATGTAGCTAAACAAAATAAGTTATTAATAGTTGATTTTTATAATAAGTTTGATGTGAATGTTCTTAAAAAACCACCAGTATCACGTAACCCTGGGAAGATAATGGGTTATGAAAAATCAGTATATTATGCGTGTAAATATTTAGTAGAACATGAGAACTTATTAAATAAAGCATATGCTAAAAATCATTCTGATTCTAATTATAGAAAATTAATAAAAGAAGTCAGAAGAGATAGTGTTATATTACAAGAAATAAAAACATCAAAAGCTATTAAACAAGCTAAAAAATATGAAACTAAAAAACAAGATAAAATAGAAAAATCAAAAATAAATCATATAGGTAAAAGCAAGAGATTACAATCTAGTGTAAATTATATAAATAAAATAAATAATAAAAATAAAGGAGGCAAAATAACTCATGTCGGTAAAAGTAAAAAAACTAAATCATCCGTTAACGTTATTAAGAAAAAAAGATAATGTAATATATACTGATTTCAATTATATATTATATTAATGATATGAAAGGGGTGGTTATGTTGAAAAATGAAATTTTATATCAGGATTGGCTAAAAGATATTGATGAAGATGATATTGTTTTTGTTCCAGATAGTGGTATAATAACAGTTTTCTTTGAAAGAAAACTAAATTATAAATTGGAAAATAGTACAATATCAATATTTACAGCAAAATCAAAATATAGAAATCAGATACCTCTAATCTGTAATCATCTAAATTATTTTGTTAAATTCTATGATCCTGAAAATAGATATATGACTGCATTATTAAAAGTAAAAACTATTTTAGATGAAAGAGAAACTATTTTATCTAAAAAGTCTTTTATTGATTTATTATACACTCATATAATAACAAAGCCGATAATTCAACAAGTTTTCGATTTAGTAAAATTAAATAATATTAGAAGTATAGAGGATGTTGATAAAACTGCGAAATATGGTAAAGAAGCTTCATTTACAGATAAACATAATACCATATTATATAGAATGTCTATGTGCACAAATTTAATGATTCCATTAATATTGCATTATATTCATAGATTTTCATCTATAAATAAAAAGACTTTCTTAATAGATGAGTATTATGATCCTTTATTTGAAATATGTGGTAAAGGAGTAAATTTAAAAGAAAAATTATTGAATTATATATTAAATGAAACAGAAAAGAGCATGAAGAGAGATAAATTAATTTGGGAACAAAAAGCATTACAAGGTGATAAAGATTTCGTTAGTTTTGCTGAAGAGAAATTGCAAAATATCATAAGCAATATAATTCCTAAATTGGATTATAGTGAAATATCTCATAATATAGCATTAATCAGGAGTACAATATCTACTGACTTTAGAAACTTTACAAGAGAACAATATTCATTATATCCTGAAGAAATTTCTGACATAAAAGATAGTGATGATTCATTATCTCAACAAGATAAAATGGAAATGACTGTATCTAGAATAGACCTTTCTAATGTTATAATATGTAATGTTAATAAAAAGACAGTAATAGAAAAATTAAAGAGAAGTTTAAAACTAGATATAAATGAAAAAGAAAAAGCATATTATAAAAAACATTATAAACCTTCTGAATTTCAAATGGAAATGATAAAATTATATTTCGCCAAATATTTTAACGGATTTGTTGAAATGTCATCTTTAACAGCAGATGAATTTTCAACATTAGTTATAATAATGAAATATAAAATGCAAAGTGAAGGTTATAAATATTTACAACATATGATAATAGGACATATGTTGGATAAGAATGTGACTAAAACTATGAGAAGTCATAAGTTCATTGATAAAATCGAACAATCTTCTACGTATAAAAGATTGATTGATAAGAAATATAAAAAATTATTAAAATTAAAAGGAGATAGAATAATTTTAGATAAATTGTCATTATTATTGAAAACAAAATTTTCATTTATAGATTATAATAACAAAAAGATGTTAGGAAAACAAATAGAAATAAATGAAGATATGGTATGTGATGAGTTTTTATTATTCTTAAGTAATATATAGTAAGGGATTTTCCCCTTGCTATATTTATTTTTTGTAAGGAGGTGGTTATATTGGATTCAAAAGAATTTAAACTAGAATTAATAGAAGAAATAACACATACAATATTTCCATCATCATATATTAATAATGAATTAGGTGTTAGATGTCCTTTTTGTGGTGATAGTGTTAAAGATCCAAACCATCACCATTTAAATATACGTATAAATCCAGATGATAATGAACCTATTGTGTTCCGTTGTCTTAGATGTAATATATCAGGATTATTAACATCAGATACATTAGCAATGATAGGAAATGTTAGTACAGAATATGCATCAGCGTTAAAAAAATATAATAGGTTATCTAGTAAAAAAAGTGGTATTATAATTAATAAACAAAAGTTAGATTTAAAATTTCCTGAATTAAAAATAACTGATGGTGTAATTAAAAAACATAAATATATAGAACACAGATTAGGATTAAAATTAGATATAGAAGAATTAAATAACAAGAAAATCATATATGATTTTCTTGGATTAATGAAGTATAATAATATAGAAAATTTAAATTGTTCTATAGAAAAGGCAATAAGTTTACAAAATGAACATGTTGGATTTTTGTCAGCAAAAAATGATTTTATAAACTTTAGAGATATTTCGGGTAATAATAAAAGATATTATATTTATAAAGTACTTAAAAATTTTGATACAACAGGTAAATTTTATATAATGCCTAATAACATAGATCCTTTTTCAACAGAAATGAAAACAATAAATATTGCTGAAGGGGTATTTGATATATTAGGATTATATTATCATATATTTAAAAAATATGAAGATAATATGATTTATACTGCTATAAATGGAGCTGGATATTTAAATGTAATAAAATATATTATGAATCAAGGAGTAGTTTGTGATGTAAATGTAAATATTTTTTCAGATTCGGATAGACCTCCAAAATATTATTATAATATGATTGAAAGAATAGAACCATTTGTTAATAGTGTAAATTTATATTATAATTCTTTAAGTAAAGATTATGGAGTAACTGAAAAAGAAATAAAATTATATGAAGTTAGAGTATAAAAACTCTAACTTCATATATAAAAATAATTAATATAGGGAAGATCGAATATAACATTTGATTATACAATTTTTTATTAAAAAATGTTATTTTAGTGAATATTCAAGAATCACTTATTATATTGTTATGTATAATTTATATTAATTAAACAAAATTATAAAGGTTAATATATTTATTATTGAAAGTGAGGTGATATTCATGGGTTTTAAATTCAATGAAAGGGATTTTATAAATAATAATATATTTAAATATGAGGATAAATTAAATACTCAGTTTAGTCGTTTTCAAGAACAAACACCGATGTATGTTACTTGGTATAATATATGCATAAATGAAAGTACTGTAGATTTAGGATTCTCTAATGTTGAAAAAGTATTAGGATATAATTCTCCTTTAAAATATAATGAAATTAAAAACTTTCCCGTTTATGATTTTCAAGCAGTACAACTAGCTATTGAAGAACAGGAAGAAGGTTTAGATACTGAATTTGAAAGCGAATTAACTATACTACCTAATACTATAAAACCTTACCCTCATGATTTTTTTGTATTAGAACATAAAGGTAGGGAATTTTTATTTGAAGTTACTGAAGTTAATTATGATACAATAAAATCACATAATTATTATAAAGTAACATATCATATAAAATATGTTGATGAAGAAGAATCCAATAAAATTGATGAACAAATTAGTGGTAAATATACATGCATTGTTGATAATATTGGTACTGAAGATAAATGTATATTAGAAGATGAAATATTAGAATTAATAGTTAAGTTAAAAGATATATATTATGAACTATCTCGTAAATATGTAAATTATTTTTACAATAAAAAATATAATACATTTATCTATGTAGACATAAATAAAAATACAGTATATGATAGATATTTAAATATGTTTATTCAAAGAAATAGTTTATTATATGATCATGAATCACATAAAGCAATTTATTTAACAAATGAAGATTCATGTTGTTCTTTTGAATTAGAATATGATAATTCTATTTATAAAGCATTTGAATTACAAAAACCAAAGAGATTATTGAATAATAAATTCAGATTAGTAGAAATATCTAATATATATTCTATATTTTATTATTATAGTGTGTTATGTGGTAGTGTTAGATTTAATAACGGAGATATGGATTATATTGAACCTAGATTATTGAGAGCAATGAAAGAAAATAATATAGGAGACGATGGAGAATCAAAAAAAGATTTTGTCAAAATTCCTATATTTTATCTACAATCAAAAGATATTAATAATGAAGATATTGGAGAGTTTACTGAATTTGATAAGATACTGATAAAATACATCAATAACAATATAGAATCAATACATGATATAAATTTAGAAAAATTAGATGATGAATTATTCTTTGATTTAAATTGGTTTAGTTTTATAAAGATACCTCTTGTGCTATTCTGTATAAAACGTTGTTATAAAAAATTTCTTTCTAAAACAATAGTATAATGCTTAAAAAATTAAATTTAAAGGAGTTGAATAAAAAATGTTAGAAAATTTAAGACAAATAATTGACGAAGACAATAGAATTGAAAACATTAATGAACTTATGGTTGAAGCTACAGATTCTGCTATAATGGATATATTTATAGATGAAGATGGTGAAGCTGAAATACCTGAATCAGAATTAAACAAAATTTTATCTAAAATACCTGAATATAATCAGGAAGAGGAATTAAATAAAAAATTAAAAAGAATAACTGAATCTTATATTCCTGATTATGATGAAATTGTTGAAGAAGGTAAAAAAATAGAACAAAAACTAAGAGATGTAACAAGAAAAACTAACGATGTTACTGCAACTAGTAAAACAGCATTAGCTGCAACAGGTGGAGCAATAGGTGCATTTTCAGCAATAACAGGAGGATTGGGAATACCTTCAATAGCTTTAGTATCAGCTATTGGAGCAGCATCAGGATTAGCAACAGCAAATTATAGTACAAAAACATTTAAAAAGCGAGTATATAAATATAGTAAAGGAGATCCTATTACTAAATCAACTGTAACTAAATTATTAAAAGCTTGTAGTACAATAAGAGATCTTAGTAAATTTGAATTATGGTTGGATGATGTTGATAAAGGATTTACACTTTTATTTAAGGATGATAATCCTAAAGTTGCTGAACAAGCAAAAAAATTTAGACAATGGTTAGATGATGAAATATATAATAAAAAATTACCTGAAAAACGAGAAGAACTAAAAAATAATTTAAAGAAAAAAATAAAAAGTAAAATACACAAAGAATCATTTGATTTTGATGATGAACTATATTCAAGAGAAGAACTTATTGATATGATGGAAGAAGAAGCATCTTTATATGAAGATGGTGAAATAATAGAAGAAAATATAGATGACAAAGAATCAATGTCTTTATATGAAAAAGCACAAAATATAGTTGATGATATATTTTAATATGTTTTAAAACAATAAGACATAGAGTAAAATAATATTTTATAGGAGGTTATTTTATGTTAACATTATATAGAAAAGACGGAGTATTATATGGTAAATGTATAATAGAACGTCTAATTAGTAATGAAATTAAAAATAAATTAAATGTATCTAAAGAACCACAATTAGTTGAAACTATGTTATTATTGGATATTCTTAGAAGAAATGAATATGTTTTATTAGAAACTCAAGGGCAATTTAAAAGACCAAGATTATATAATTTTGAAATAGATTTAGATAATAAAGCATATCAAATAATAGATGTTGTTGAGAAACCAAAACCTCAACCACAACCTAAAAAGGTTGAACCTAAGGTGGAACCAAAACAAGAAAAACCAGTAGTAACACCTCAAGAAACAAAAAATGTTGAACCTGAAGAAGAATTTAAGAAAAAAAGACATAAATAAAAGGAGTTGATATAGATGAAATTTGTTATAATGAGTAATAAAAAAATTCCAGGATTTGGTGGAATTAAAGGACCTATTCTAACTCCTCAAGAAATACCATTGGAAAAAGTACTAAATATGGTTTCTTTAGGTTTTGAAGTATTTGAAGTAATGGAAGATGGTTCTCGTAGAAAAGTACAATTTAGTGATGAAAGAATACTATGTGAAATGATAAATCAAAAATTAACAAAGAAATATTGTCAAGTATATCCACCTATTGATTCTGTTACCCTAGTTGAGTCACCTGAGAATAAATCAGATTTAAATATATTTGAAAAAACAAGTGTTAAAAATATAGATAATACTATTTGTAATACAACAAGAGGTAAAGATGAAAATAAAGAATCAGAAGAAAAACAATTAAAGAAAGATAAAAAGAATAATAAATTAGATAAAAAAACCACATTACCAAAAATAGATAATGTTGAGGAAATATCTGATGATAAATAAGTATGAAAATAAATTCAATGATTTATTTGATTAATAAAAGATGTTATAGTCTTTGGACTATAACATCTTTTATATTTATCCTTTAAATTTAGGATCTCTCTTTGTTAAACAATATAAGGTTTGTATTGCTTCATTTGTTGTTAATCTTATACTATCACCATTGGCATCCAATATATTTCTCTTAGATTTAACTATCTTGTCACATTCATCATTCGCTTCTAATGAGAAAACTCCTTTTATAGAAGTTTGGTCACCGTCATAATCGCCACCTATTGCTTTTAAATATACATTTGACATTTTTAATACGTCAAAAAAGAATGTCGCAACATCATTTTTACTCATACTAAAATCTACTACAGGATAATAATCATATTTTTCACCATTTACAACAGCAGGCATTGTTTTTAAAGTAGATATTATTCTAATTTTATTAGGAAACGTACCTAAATGATTTAATACAGGATATCTAGTTATATATACATGTTTATTTTCAATAGCTCTATATGTTGCTATATACAATAAATCTGTATATGACATATCTCTATCCACACCATTAACATTTATTTTATAATATATAGGATACTTTTGTTCTTCTACTAATGGTATCGGTATTTTTTCAAATCTATCACCATATGAACGAGTAAATGTATCCATGATATTTTTAAATGTATCTTCATTATATACTAAGTCAAAAGGTGCTAATTCTGCAGAACCACTTAATTTAGGATTATATAAGGACAAATCCTCAATTTTATAATTTAATTTTTCATACATTTCTCTAAATAATGTTCTCATTTCATATAAGACAAATGGGAAAAATGTAGTACATGTTATTGATATAGGTAATCCACAATGATAAAAATCAACTGGATTATCTTTATATGTTTCACCAAATTGCGGTGCTGTTATAACTGCACGACATCCATAATCTACAGATTTACCTAATAATGATTGTCTTATTAAACCTCTTTTCTTTTCTATTTTTTGCTTAAAATAATCATATAATTCTACTAATGTATCTTGAATTCTACCTATAGTTGAATTAGCTAAGAATTCAAATTCAGTTGATGATTTATACATATTAGCATATTTTAATAATTTACAATATAAATCAGTTAATTCATTATTTGATATTTTTCCTTGACCTACATTTTTATAATTAACATCTCTATAAAATGCAGGTATTACTATCCATTGTTTACAAAATAAAACATCTTTTTTAGTACTTTCTAATAATACAATACGTTCATTACGAACGTTTGAATCATTTTTCTTAAATTTTATTTTATCCCAGTTTCTATATAACCAAGTTAATCCTGTATTACCATCAGGATCTTCTTTTATACTACCATCATCTGTTATTATATAACTTTTTCTCCCATGCACAATATGTTCAATATTTCTTTCGACTCTTCTCATTATTTTATATACATATGGATGTAAAAAAGGACCTCCTAAATCTATATATGCATAAGTTTCTTTTCTTTCTCGAGAAGTAGTACCGAATATTTCCATAGATAATAAACCATCTGGTGTGGGAATATAGCCTGTTTCATATAAAATAGGATTTGATACTTCTTTAAGACCATTGGCTATTATCAGTTTCCTTGTATCTAGCAAATCTAATTTCATATAACTCCTCCTCACTTTCATATTCACTATCATTTATTTCAATACTCAATATATTATTATTTACATTAATATTTATTTCAAAATAACTTTCTGAATTAATTAGACTATCAATATCTCCTTCAAAATCATTATCTAAAATAACTTCTACTGTTAATATATCATTAAGGTTATCTAAATTAGCATTATATTCTGTAGTCTCTGATATATTTAATTTCTGTATTATCTCATAAACTTCTAGTATTTTTAAATAATGGTTTGATATTAAGTCTAAACAAGAATAGTCAGCTAATCCTGATTGGATTAGCTGATTAATAAACATATCTATACCCATATCTAAATCCATCCTTTATTAAAAAATTTTGGATTCTTGAAATTCACTATATCAATAATTTATCTTCTTCCTCATTTCTTCCTCCTTCTTCAACTCCTTGGTTTTTCTTTCGATTCGTGCATCTCTCAATGCTATTGCTTCTTTATACGTTAATTCATGTAAAAAATAATGTGCGTGTGTACCTCCAAACAATTCCATCATTTCATCTACAAATACAGCTAATCGCTCTATTCTATACTGGTATTGGTTTCCATTGCTTGTTGGTACTTTTGAAAAAGTATAGAATCTAGGTCTATAGGAATATAATCTATATGATTTCCACATTTTTTCTTAGGACAATTAACATCAAATAATCCATAAGAGAATTCCATATCATCTAACATACTACCTATTTTCGCACCTAATATACCTATATCTTTATCACATAATGAGTATACTAATTTTATTATATCTTCACTATCATCAACTTCATAGTATGCACCAGGATCACTTGGATCAGGGACACAAATAACATTTATTGTTGAAGATAATATTGCAGCTTGTTGATATTTCGCATCCATTTTATTTATTGACTCTACAGAATCATGAATAAAATCATATGCTGATTGTGCAGATAATCCTACATAAAAACCTGATTCAGGTAATTCAATTGCCACTTCTGTATTTAATAAAGATTCATCGAAACATTTTTCTGCTGTAGATTTCATATATGATGCATCTACTGTTTTCTTAAATGCTTCTTTTAATTTATCAGACATTCTTTCGGCTCTTAATAATCCCCTAACCATATATTTATGTGTTATATCTTGTTTACATTCAGGGCATTTTAATGGAAACTCATCTTCTTCAGGATAAGTTGCACAAAGAATACCATATACAAAACAATCATATTCTAATTGTGCTACTGATCTTAAGAAAGTATTAAAATTCATTTTTCCTATAGAAGTATCAACTACTTTAGAATGTATTAAAGACCATTTACTTATTAAATTATCTTTAGTATTTTGTGAATTGTCAACTAAACCTATTAATTCAAAAGTACTACATCCAGACACTCTAGCAGTAATACCAGATATTGGTAATACTATTGTAGTTTCTTTTACAGAATTTATTTTTTTAATTATAGCATCAGAAGAACCTTTTTTAACTTTTTTTCTTCTGATAGTTTTTAATGAAACAGTTTCTACTTCTTCTACTTTTATTTTCTTAACATGTTCAAGTTTTTTTCTTTCTTCATCAGTAAAATCAACATGACCCATTCCAGATTTATCTATAATAACTATAGCTTCTTCATATTTTCTCTTTAAATCTTCAGTAGTTTTTATTTCTTCTTCTTTTTTATTATCTACTTCTTTTTCTAATATATCATCATCAATATTTTCTTCATCTTCTAATTCTATTTTTTCATCTTTTTCTTGATTTTTTTTATAAGATATTTCTTCATTTTCTACTTTATTTTCTTTTTGGAAATCATCTTTTGATTCGACTTTTGGTTCGATTTCTTCTTCTACAATTATAGCATCAGGATCATCTTCTGGTTTTGGTTCTTCCTTAACAACTAATCCTGTTTCATCATTAACAAATAGATCTGCAACACTAGTATATTCCCCAGTATTTTCTAATCTTTTTTTTGCAGCTTCTATGTCTTCATTCATTTCTGATAAATAACTTTCAATATTAGCTTTTTGATCCTTATTTATAGTTGGTAATGTAACACCTTCCACCATATTAGGTCTACCTTTCATTAATTCATCTGTATCGACCTCTACTCCTCCTGTTGAGTATTCATCATTTATTAAACTTGGATCTGGAGCTCTTCCTAATGTATGCTCCATGTTAGTATCCACTTGTTGTTCTTTACGAACTTTTATATTATTTTCTTCTAACATTTTTTTTATATCTATTTTTTCATCCATGTTTTTACCTCCTAATTATTTTTCATTTTTTAATCTTCTTCTATTTGAAAGCTAAAGTGAAGTTTATTTAATTCATCTCTGTAAAAAGCATAATATGCAGTTATAGTTTTTTCTTCATCAACTTCATCCATTAATGGAATTGATATTATTAAATAAGTTTTATCATTTATATTATCAACATTAGCAACATATATTCTACTATCATCGATAAAAGGAAGCAATTCCTTACAATTCGATGCTATTAAACCTTGTATTTGCTCTGGATCTAAAATCTCAGTCATATTATTTTTTATATATTTTGTTATATCTACTCCTATATTAGGCATAGTTGGCAAATTACCTGGTTTCATTAATAATATGTTTAATATATAATTGACCAATGATTGATGTCTATTATAAATGGTACTTTTTTGAAAATCATCTTTAATCAAACCAATATCTCTTGGTAATGGCAAATCAAATCACTCCTTTCAAATATTAGATTTTTATTATAATATTGTAAATTATAATAAAATTCCAACTTAAAACAACATATTAATGCATTGTTATTAAAAAATATAAAGAAAGGATGAATAATATGTATAAATGTAAAATATGTAATAAACAATTTAAAGATTTAGCTAGTTTACTAAATCATATAGAATCTAAACATAAAGAAATGATTCCTCAAGATATGAATGTACACCAATATTATTATTACATGAAAACTGGAAAAACTCATGGAAATTGTGTAATGTGTAAAAATCCAACAGAATGGAATAAAAATACTAATAAATATAATAGATTTTGTGATAATCCAGTATGTAAAGAAAAATATCGTGAAATTTTTAAAAAAAGAATGATAGGTAAATATGGTAAAACACATTTATTAAATGACCCTGAAAAACAAAGGGAGATGTTAGCTCATAGAAAAATATCTGGTAAGTATAAATGGGAAGATGGAACAGAAACTACTTATACTGGAACATATGATTTAGATTTTTTAAAATTACTTGATGAATTTTTTGAATGGGACCCTAATGATATATCAATGCCTTCACCACATAATTATAGTTATATATACGATGGTGTTGAAAAATTCTATTTTCCTGATGTATTTATACATTCTTTAGATTTAGAAATAGAAATAAAAGATGGAGGTAATAATCCCAATACGCATCCAAAAATACAACATGTTGATAAAGTAAAAGAAAAACTTAAGGATGAGGTTATGACATCACAAAAATCATTTAATTATATAAAAATATATAATAAAAATTATATTAACTTTTTTGAGTTCTTAAAATTATATAAGCAACAATTTGAAAAATATGGTGAAAGTTCAAAAATACCAAAAATATTTTTAATTGAAGATAAAGAAAGAGTTGTTAGTAATCCTCCTAAAAAGTTAACAGAATCATTTGATTTCAGTGATGAAGATATGAATCCAACATATGAAATAACTTCATCTTTATTTAATAAAGCAATATCTACAGTTGGACAATTTTTATTAAAGGATAAATTAAATAATATTATTATATATGACATACAAGCACATTATAACAAACCTGATGAAGTGAAGAAAATAATTCAAAATGCATTGAAAACTTGCAAAGATGATAACGATTTTGAATTTGTTGAATCATTAGTTAAAAGATCTGTAGATTATTATGAAAAAAATCCTACTGATGGATGGACAGATTATAAAGATTGGATTAGATATAAATACAGAAAAGAAGAAAAAGAAATTAAAAAGAAAAATAAAAAGAAAGCTAAACAAGATGGATTGTATAAGTTAATAGAAAGTTACATTATAAGTGATAAAAGTAAAAATATAGATTTATCATATGTTTTAGTCCATAAATATCTTAAAAATAAAGATGATGAATGTTTAATAAAATTATTAAACGACTATACTGATTGTTATAATAGAGAATTAAGAGAAAGACCTGAAGCTAAAGAGCATATAAATAATGATGTTAAAAAAACTATTGATTATATAGATAGTTTGGAAAAACAAGGTTTAGTAGATAGGGAATTTACTGAAAAGCATAAACCAAAATTACAACGATTAGTTGAAAGTAATGATACTATATTGACATTAATATATGAAAAATCAATGAATAGAAAACTATTTAATTTAATGGATGATACTAGTAAATTATATATCGGTGATAAATATTTTATTAAACGTCCTGAAGGTAAATCAAAAATAAATTGTATTGTTTCAGAAGGAGATTTAAGTAAAGATATTCTAAATCATAATATTTTACAATATAAATTAACAACAAATGATTCATTTAATGAAAACAGTATTATGAAAAATCTAATTGAAGAAGGATTATATATTTATGGATTATATGATTTACAAGATGATAAAAATATTTTTTTACATGACATATGTAAAACATTAAATATAGATGGAACTATTAAAAAAATATAAAGGAGGTGTTGGTTTATGTTGTTTCCTTTAAATAATTATGATGATGTAATTAGAGCTGTGAATGAATTTGATAAAGTTAGACCAGCTTTACAAAAACATAGATGGATGGTTATTGAAAGTACTCTTACTAAATTAGATAAAACAGTAGAGGCTGAAGCAGATAATCCTATAAATAAATTTGATACTAGACGAGTGATTTGCAAAGAAGTTAAATTTAATAATATTTTTAAAAATTATATAAATATACTTCAAAATGATATAACAGATTTTAATAATATAGTTTATAATAAGATTTCAAATACTATAAATTTTAAAGATACAATGAAAAAAATTGTTCAAATTAGTCGTGAATATAATATGTATGCTGATGAATTAATAATTAGATATTATCCCCATTTAAAACCTTATTGTGAGGTGTTTAGAACAGCAGTATATAAACTGGTAGATTATTTTTTCAAATCTATGAATTTAGAAATAATTAATAATATATTAGATGATATTGAATTTATTATTAATAGTAATGTATTATGTTCTTCTCATATTGAAAGATACACTTTTATTTTTAAATTTTTAATGAAAAAATCATTATATATTAATTTATTAGATGATAATACTAAAGATAGAATATGGGCAATAACATCAGTTGATGGTGATAATTTTTATATGTTACCAAGTAATAAACTGTATACTGTAAATACTAATAGTTTATTAAGTTATCTTAAAATACGAAAAAGAGATTACGAAATGGATTTAGTATATAATGATTTAAATTCAGATTACAATAAAGTTAATTTATATAAAGAAGGCATGGATAAATCAATAGAAAAAATATTCAATCAATATATTACAATAGTTGGATTATTTAATATAGACGATATTGATGTTCTTAAATTGAACACTAAAGGATTTTCTCCTATATTTCATTATACAAGATTTGCACCTGCTAGAGAATGTAATATATACTTCTATACAGATCCTAAAACTAAATTAAAATACGTTATATTAAAAACTAAAAATAAAGATGAATATCTTTTTATTAATAAAGACAAGAAATTTAAGGTCCAATTAAAATTCAATTCATTGAAAGAGTCTTTAAATGAAATATTAGAATCAACTATAACTATAACTGATAAATATAATAATTTTTAATAAAAATAAGGGAATATATTTTATTCCCTTATTTTTTAACACTATAAAACAAATATATATGGAGGTGCGAAAATATGGATAATAAAAAAGAACAAAAAGTTGATACCTTCTTTCAATTTATAAAAAAACAAATTGAAAAATGCTTTTTAAAAATAAAGCAAGGTGGTATAATAAAAACTTGGAAAAGTATAAATAAAAAAGGTAGACATACGATTATATTGATATTATTATGTATAATTGCTATTATAACATGTATATTTGGTATAGAAAAATATATATCTGATAATATAAATATTAAAGAAGAAAATAAAGAAATTGAAGTTAATATTATAAATAAATCAGATAATATTGTTGATGTTAATAAAGTTGAAAATGGAATTGACGTGAATATAAATGAAAAAGATAAAGAATACCAAAGAGTTAAGATAATAGCAAATAAAAATCTATATATACGCAAACAACCTAAAGAGAACAGCGAAATAATAGGAACATTACCAAATGGTTATATTACTGAAGTAATTGATGAACAAAATGGTTGGTGTAAACTTTATAATAATCCAGGTTGGATTTATATGAAATATGTTGAATATATAAAATAATGTATTATATAACAACAATATAAAATGTAAAAGGTAAGATTTTCAATTATATATTATACAATTGAAAGAAATAAAATAATTATTAATTAGGAGGTAAATTATATGGAAAATCAAGAAAGAAAAACTAATAATATTATTGGTGTAGGTGAACATTCATTCATGAATGAATGTTACTTTGGTTCATTAGCTAAAATAAATGGTTCTCATATAATAAAATTCTTACAATCATTTATTGATTGCAAGGGAGATATTGGAATAAGTTATGCAAAAAATGAAAACGGCGAAGTGGAGGCTATGCTAGCTATTCCATTTAAAGCCAATAGGAAATCTAATGGTTTCCAACAAAAAAAGGGAAATATCCCTATCCCAGGATTCTCTTCAGGGAATGACCAATTGAATGACAACGTAATGAGACAATTAAACAAAATCAGAATGAATATACGTCCTATATTATTAGAACATGAAGATGCTGTAATATTTAGATTAGATTTTGCTGCATTAGTTATTGAAATGATGAACCCATCTAAAGGTTATAATGTTTCCATTGAAGAAATAAAACTTCAAGGCGGATATGATATAGTTGCAATTGTTTCAGTATATAGAAGTAACAATAATCAATCTAATAAGATGACTAGAATATTACAAAAAAATAGTAATCGTTTTAATAATGGACAAAAATATAATAGACGTAAATAGATGGTATAATAGAGGTATTGGATATCCAATACCTCTATTATATTTTTTCTATAAATTTAAAAAATAAAAAATTAAATAACACTCCTTATTGGTATGTATCATCAAAAATAAATATTAATTTCATTAAATTTAATACATACCAACAACTCCGTAAGGAGAAGAAGATGACTGGAGGACGATAATAAAAGAGAGTCCGACAGGAGAGGGAGTTGTTGAAATAAATAATAAAATATGGAAAGGAAGATACGTTCATTAACAATAAATGTTAATGAATTTTTTATGTCCCTAATAACATTATATTAATAATAATGAAAAGGAGAGTTAATACAATGAGTAAAAAAAATAAAGAAGTAAATTGTGAAGTTATTGATAAATTAGCTACACTAAAAGAATTTAATGGTGGTTATGAAAAAACTTTAATGAAAGTAATATGGAATGATAATCCTATAACTACAGACATAAGATTTGTTAATACTAACACTAATTTTGTAGGAAAAGGAGTTTCATTATCAGAAGAAGAATGTGAATTATTAGTTAATACTTTAATAAATGAAGGTTATGGTTCTATTGAAAATATGAAACAAGCAATAGTAAAACAAATGAGTAGAGTCGATCCTGATATAAAAACTTATGAAGATTGTGATGAACTAGCGTCATATTATATAGATGAAGATGGGTATGAAGTTATTTCTATACCTAAATATGAATAAGGAGGTGTTTCAAAAAATGGAGTTTTATAGTTCTGAAATATTTAATTATATAATTAATAATAAGAAAAAAATATTGGAAATGCAAAATAACAAAGAAGAAGAAATTAAACAAAAAGATGATGACATTATAGAAGTAAAAAATTATAATGTTATAGATGAAGAAGATTTAATAGAAGGAGAGTGATAATATGTCAGTTTATTTTGGTTCAGATTGGCATTTTTCTAAAGAAGCTAAAAATGGAAAACCTTTTAGATATAATGTTAGTAAAAATGAATTAATACTAAAAAATTATAGAGATACTATCAAAGATGACGATATATTTGTATTTTTAGGTGATCTAACTTATATAGGTGATGATAATCCAATGCAAGTTCAAAAACAAATAGACCAAATAAAATTATTACCAGGAAAGAAAATCTTTATAAAAGGTAATAATGATTATATGGATTTAGATTTTTATATCAATGAATTAGGATTTGATATAAGTAAAGAAATAATTAAAATGAATAATGTTTATTTATCACATATTCCTATGAAAATAAAAAATAATGAAATTAATATTCATGGACATATTCATGGAGCAAGAAATTATTGGAATTGTGAATCTAAAAATCACGTAGATGCTTATAGTAAAGTTTATGGTTATAGACCTGTAGAATTAAGAGAATTATTATACGGAAATTATAGCTTTATAAAGAAAAAATTATTGACTAACAATTTATTAGAAAGTATAAATCGAGATTTTTATAATATGTTTTAGATTATTGGGAGGAATATTATGAAACGATTTAAGAATAAAAAAGATGAATTAGCTCATATAATGATAGGAGCAATTGTATCAGGAATGAATCAAGAATTATTTGATTATCAAATAGAAGAATTTAAAACAGAATATGGAGAAGATTTAGTTTTTGATGTCAAAAAGCAATATGATGGTTTAATTAATAGATTAATAGAAAAATAATGTAAAAAACAATATATTCAATTATATATTATATAATTGAATATAATCAAAATAATAAAATTATATTTATATTATATAATAAGAAGGAGGAAAATAATATTAGAGTTAGAGGAACAGAAGAATGGCAAGGTACAAGAAGTAATCCAGTTACGTTGACACAATGTGTGTACCTTGACATACTTAAAGAAATGACAGGAAATGAATTTTATGCTAGAAATAGCAAAGAAGCTTATAGTATCATAGGTAAATATAAATCAGATTTAGAAGATTGTGTTCAAATTAAATATGATACAGATTGTGATGACCCATATTTATTATATGGAGATGTGTATATCGATGATCAATATAGATTTACTACAGTAAATAGATGTGCAGATGTAGTAAGTGTAAATGATAGTATAGATGATGTAGAAATACTATCATATGAAACTTATATAGAAGATTATTTATAAAAAATATTTAAAAAAATAATATAATTATTGAGTGTTATGTTAAATGATTTAATTAGTAAATTATATTATATAAATTCAAAAAATATATGTTTGTCTATAGAACATGGATTCTGGAAACGGAATACATGCATTGTGTCGCCGAGGGTTGACGTTACTTTAAGTAGCCGCTTCCGATAAGGGCAATGGACATATATAAATACTAAAATATTATGTTTGTCTATAGAACATGGATTCTGGAAACGGAATGTATGCACTGTGTCGCCCAGGGTTAACGTTATGAAAATAGCGGTTTCCGATAAGGTCAGTGGACATATTGAAATGTGTTTGTCTATAGAACATGGATTCTGGAAACGGAATACATGCACTGTGTCGCCCAGGGTTAACGTTATGAAAATAGCGGTTTCCGATAAGGTCAGTGGACATAATATATAAATTCAAAATATTATGTTTGTCTATAGAACATGGATTCTGGAAACGGAATACATGCATTGTGTCGCCGAGGGTGATGTTGTGAAAACAGGATACACCGATAAGGGCAATGGACATATTAAGATATGTTTGTCTATAGAACATGGATTCTGGAAACGGAATACATGCATTGTGTCGCCGAGGGTTAACGTTATGAAAAATAGCGGTTTCCGATAAGGGCAATGGACATAATAAAATATTGTGTTTGTCTATAGAACATGGATTCTGGAAACGGAATGTATGCACTGTGTCGCCCAGGGTTGACGTTACGCAAGTAGCCTCTTCCGACAAGGTCAGTGGACATATGAAAATGTGTTTGTCTATAGAACATGGATTCTGGAAACGGAATGTATGCACTGTGTCGCCCAGGGTTGACGTTACGCAAGTAGCCTCTTCCGACAAGGTCAGTGGACATAATATACGAATAATATAATATAATAATATTAAATCATTTAATATAACACTCAATAATTAAATAATACAAAATGGAGGTAATGTTATGTTAATAAAAACTTGTGAACATGAATTATTAGGATGTATGGATGTTTTTGGTGATGAAAAAGGACTATGGTTTAGATTTTCTGATGTTGTTAGATGCTTAGAAATAAGTGAAAAAACAGGTATGTTTAAATATAAAGTTCTAGATTCAGATTTAAAACAAACTAGAACCTTTGAAGAGAATGGAAGAACTCTACCTCATAAATTTATTCATGAAAAAGCAGTATATGAATTTATGTTAATAGGTGAAAGTGAATATTGTAAAATTTTTAAAAAATGGGTGTCAGAAATAGCATCTGAAATGGGAATATTAAATAGAAATATAACAGATTCATATATGGATTCAATGGAAACATCAGACTATGAATATATATCAGCATATATGAAAAACTTAAAACCTAAAACACCTGCTGAGGAAACAGTTAAAGATGCATTCAATCGTTTTGATTCTATATTTCAAAATATGACAGTAGGTTATGATTCTAAAAAAATAATAGAAACAAATAAAGATTTCGATTCATCTATTGAAGTAAAAACTGAAGATGCGTGGGCTAATGAATATTGGAATCCTAAATATAATCCGTCTTTTAATAAACTTCCTCAAGATTATTCTAATTTTGCAACAAAAGATGAATTGATGAAAGATTTAATAAATGACAATATATCTTGTTTAGATTATATTGATGAAGAAAATAGAACCCATAAAAAATATAATAAAAAAATAAGTGATATAAAAACTCGTCAAGAATTAATAAAAGAATTTACACTATCTTATATGACTAAAGAAGATGAAGAAAGAGTAAAGAAAGAATTAAAAGAAAACAAAGATGACGGAGTAAAATATAATAAAGTTGTTAAAATAAGTAAAGATTGTCATGTGCCAGATTATTTTAAAAATATATTTTAATAAAAAACATTGGAGGATATTATGAAAAAGATACTGTTATGGATATCGTTAATATGCATTTTTATAGGAGTGAATATAATATTTGCTAAATTAATAATTGACAATTCTGATTTAATATCAGAAATCACAAATACACCACATGACTCAAGTACAGTAAAAGTAATAGAAACAGTAGAAAATGTATTTGAAGAAAAAGCTGACACTATAGTGTATGTAGGTAATTATGAATATAATGGAAGTAATGTGTATTTTGAATATACTATTGATTTATCATCAGCATATGTTACAGCAAATGATAAATCTATAATAGTATATATGGATAAACCGACACTTCTAAATAGTTCAGTTAAACTTAAAGAAGATAATAGAATGAAAACAGAAGGAAAAGAGTTACCAGATAATATTTATTTAGATATAGATAATTATGTATGGTGTTCCGAGGATAATCCTTTATTGGAATTATCTACACAAAGAACTATTGAAAAAATAATTAATTCAAATGTAAAAAGTAATTATAGAAAAATAGTTATTATTTATTAATAAGGGGGTAAAAATAATGAAAGATTTAGTAATTACTGTTAATACGTGGAGTAAAAATGAAAATAATGAATTTTCAACTCTATCAACAATTTATACAACAACTAGTGTTTATAATTTGCGTAATTTTATAAAAACAGGAAATATTCTTGATGGAGAAGATGTTGTAATTTTAATTTGGGAAGATGGAGTAATGCAACAGGCATTTAATAGTGCCATTGCTTCTAGTTATGACCAAATATTAGATAGTATAGATTATATATGTAAAGATAAAGAAAAAGGATGTGACTTTTGTAGAAATGATGGAGTTAAATTGACAGCAAATGTTGACTTTTGGGATTTACCAGAAAACACAAATGGTATTAGTGCAAATTTAGTATTTGATAACATGGGAAATGAAGCAGTTTTAAGTGTAGAATCTAACTATACAGATAGCTGTTATTTGGAACATGGTTATGATAGTAATATAATAAATATTCAATACTGTCCTGTATGTGGACGTAAATTAATACCATAGATATAAAAGGGATGGTTTATAAACCATCCCTTTTATATTTTTTAATTTAGTAATTAACATTTTAATAAAGAAAGAGGTGAATTCTTTTTGGAATTATATTTTAATATGTATAAAATTAAATATGTTAAATTAGATGAATTGTTAAAAGATATTATATTTGAAGAAGGAGAAGAAATAAATATTTTTATTAATTTAGAATCAGTGTTGAAAAAAATAAAATTTACTGATGAGGATAAAGAAAATATTTTTTATGGTCCTAAAAGAAATTTGAATTTAATATCATGCATATTCAATTTAATTTCACATTATAGACATTATTTTAATAAAAGAGGTATATGTAGTAAAGTATTCATTTATGGACCTGAAGGTAAAGATGAGATATATCTTAATAGAGAATACAATAAAAATTATAGAAAAGATATTTTATTGATGGAAACATCAAATACTATATCTATAGGAAATATATATAGAAATATAATATCAATGTTAAAAGATATATTATTATATGTTAAAGATGTTTATTTTATAACAAGTGGAATAGTAGAACCTTCTGTTATACCATATATTATAACAAAAATATCTAAAAACAATAAGAATTTTTTAATAACATCTGATATATATGAATATCAATATACTAAAGAAAATTTCTATATATTAAAACCTAAAATGGATGATTCAATATTAATAGATAAAAATAATGTTATGAAAGTATTAAAGAAAAAAGTTAAATGTAAAAGCACATTAGAACCAGACATTAATTTTATATCTTTTATTTTATCAATATTAGGTAATTCTTATAGAGGGATTACTAAGATAAAAAAAGTTGGTATTTCTACGATATTTAAATTGATTGATACTGGAATAAAAAATAACATTATAAATAATGATGTTGAGAATATAAATATATTATTAAATGTAGTAGAAGAATATAATCAAAACCAAATAATGATAAACTATTTATGTACTAGTGTTAAAGAACAATATAAAAGATTATCAATATCTGAAGTGTCTTATATAGAAAAGCAGTTGATTAATAAACATGATGCTGGCTATTTAAGAGATGTTAATGACAAATATTTTATGAATTATCCATTAAACATAATAGAAATAAATGGAGGTATTAAAAAGAAACAAGAAAAAATAATTTGGAGGTAAATTTAAATGTGTAGTAAAAAAATAAGACGTTTAAAAGAAGAAATGTCATTGTATAAAGATTTTATGATTTTTACAGAAGGAGAAGAAATATCAGATAAAGGAGTAAAAGCTAGTTATATAATGTTAAGTTTTAATATAACAACATACGATACAGATATAGATTTAGAGTTATTTGATATATTAATTGAAATAATGGAAGCAATATTAAAACGAAAGACTTTAGAATATATCAATATTAGTAAACAAAATTATCGTAATTTTATATTATTTGTAAATATTATTAAAGATTATATTGATTGGGGAACAAGCATACGAACTTGTTTTTTCACTAAATTATTAATTGAAAATATGTCTGATGGTTCATATATAGAATTTGAAGAATATAATGAAATAAAAGAATTGATAGATTATTTAAAAGAAAATAATATATAAATGGAGGTAAAATAATTATATGTTAATATTCAAAAGTTTAGAAAATGAAAAAATAGGTAAAGTCAGATTATTAATATCAGAATATGATAATACTATATGGTTTTTTACAAGTGATATTATACACTTAATATTAAAAAAAGAAGATTTAGTATCTTTTGCAGATATTAATGAAAATGATATTATGTTATTTTGTATACATGATTTTCATGTTACACCTTTTGTTAAAGATACTGCTGCGTATGATTATTGCAGTTCAGAATTTTCTAAAGAATTAAAGGAAATAGCTAATTCAGTTATACTAAATCATAAAAAAATAAGTAAAGACTTTTTTAGTTTTAAAGAAATAATTAATTTAGTTAAAGAATATTATAATAAAGATATGACAATATCAGATGTAATTCATTTTAGTAATATTGAAGAAATAGATACGTCTTTTAATAAACATGATAAACAAATATCAGGATTTATTGAACATAATGCAAATAAGCTTTTGCTTACTATAGGAATATCTATAGAATTTGATTTGTATGATGATATTATTAATACGGAGGTGGTATAATATGAGAAATTGCAAAAAATGTATATATATAAATATGGCATTTAATAATGATAAATTTTATATATGTGATTTAACAAATGATTTTATTAAACATCCAAGGATTAAACCTTGGATATGTAGTGATTATGAAAAAGAAATTATTATGTGTAATAATAATAATAAAAATAAGTGTTGTAATGAAAATAAATGTTGTAAGGAATGTGTTATTATGTGTTCAGGTGATTGTTGTAAAAAAGTTAAGGAGGAAAAATAATATGAAATGTAAAGATTGTAGAAAGTGCTTATTTAAATTAATATATAGTAAATTTAATAATCCAAACATGGTTTATTGTGTTTCAAAAAATAAAATAATTGATTATCCAATTATAAATGCAATACTTTGTTCAAAATATAAGGAGGTTGAATAATAATGAGAGGAAAAATAATAGAATTTGAAGGTTTAGATGCTAGTTTTAAGGAAACAAATGCAAAGGCTTTAGCTGAGTATTTAAGAAAAAAAGGTTATACTGTATCCGTAATATCTTTCCCTAGATATAATGCAGAAGCATCTTATTTTGTTCAAAAAATGTTAGATGGATATTATGGTAAAGTGGAACCTGAAGCTATTCATAAAATGTATGCATTAGATAGATTTGATTATATAAAAATGAATAATGTTGAAAGTAGATTGGAATCAGGAGAATGGTTTATATTTGATAGATATGTTGGTTCTAGTATGTTATATCAAACTGCTGAAATAATAAATAATAAAAAAAGAATAGAAAAGCAAGTTGAAATTGCTAATTATGAATATGAAGTATTAGGTATTCCTAGACCTGATTTAGTAATAGCAATGTATTCAACTTTAGATTTAGTTGTTCAAAAAATATCTGAAAAAGATAAAACTGATACGTTTGAAAAAAATATTAAATTCATGAGAAAAGTGTTTAGTATATACGATCAATTAATATCAATTAATAATTGGGAACCTGTAATGATATTTAATATGAAAGATGGTATATGTAATTTTAGAACAAAGAAAGAAATACTAGATGATATAATAGAATTAGTTAATAAAAAATTATTGCCTGTTGAAGATAAAAGCTCTGTGATAAATAGTGAATTTTTACGTGAGATAATTAAAAATGCAATATGTCGTTGTGATGTTATTGATAATAGTCAAAAAGATTATTCAGAACTAATAAATAGTAAAGGTTTATGTTTAGGATATAAATGTTATAATAATGCACGTGACTTTGAAATAATTTATCCAGATATATGTACCTCATGTGTATTCTTTTATTTAAATGAATATTTTAAAGATTTATTGTAAAAGATAAAATATTCAATTATATATTATGTATGTGTAAATAAATAATTAGGAGGTTTTAAAATGAAAAAATATTTATTATGTGTAAAAAAATATAACAATCCGTTTCATATAGGTGAATATGAAACAATGAAAGCAGTTGTAGTTGATAAAGTACAATTACAAAAAGAAATAGACAGAATGAATGAATTTATTTCAGATGATGTAAAAATGAAATTAGAAATAAAAAATATTTCTGAAAAAGACGGTTATGTTAAAATTAAAGGAGTAAGACATGAATAAAAAATATAATTTTAAAATATGTGAAAAATTAAATAACATTGGAAATTATCATATTATTAGAGATGATAAACCAGTGTTTAGAATCATAAAAAAAGATCCTAAAATAATTCCATCACCAAAAGTTATTGTTAAATCAAATAATGATGAGGAGGTAGAATGATAATATGAAAACCGATTGGATAGAATTTAAAAAAGGGGATATTGTAAATAAAGGATTTAAAATAGAAAGAATTCAATTAAGAATAACTGATAATTATTTTATAAATAATTTTGTTGATGTTATTAAAGATCATCTAGATGTATTGAATGAAGTAAATAAAATAATGTTAAAAGGAGATGGTGCTCCTATAGCAATATATCCTAGAGATGATGATGGTAATTTTTCAAATACAACAACATTTTTAGATTCTATTAAAGATACTGATATAAATACAATATATATTAGTATGGCAGAAAATAATAATGGATTTATGGATACAAAATTATTAGATGATACTGTTGTTGCTATAAAAGGTATGAGTAAAATAGAAATAAGATATTTCTTAAGAGATTAAGAAAATGATGATTTTATTAATAAATTATATTAATAAAATATAGTATTTACAATAAGATAATAGATATTCTTCTATTATCTTATTTTTTTATTATAAGGAGGTATATATGAGTATAGTTATAACTGAAATAGAAGGTGATGTAAAATGATAACTGAAGAAATGAGAAAATATAGAAATAATATTAGATATAAAGTAGATACTCTTGTAATATTATTTAATGATGGTTCAACTTCAACAGTTGAACCTGGTATGATAACATCTATTTATATTGAAAAAGATTTTGATAATTTATATTTTCCTATAATAAATTTAAGTGTAGTAATAGATGATGAATTATATAACAGAATAACAAATGAAAATGAAACTGTTAAATTTCGTTTGAGAATAAATAAATTAATATATGATGCAAATAATATCTATATTAAATATGAATTGTTATTTAATGAAATTTTCATATGTTTCTCAAATAAAGAAGTAATAATAAAGGATAAAAAATCAGTTCAAAATAAAAAAGAAATTGAACATTCTGTTGCTACACAAAATACAAGAGCTAATACTAGAAATTTTTATTTATTTAAAGAAGATGTTATAAAATGTAAAAAAAATATGAATTTATCTATCAAAAAATCAACTATACAAGATTTAGTTTTATATATGTTTAATAAAGCTAATATTGATAAATTACTAATGAGTATACCCGACAATTTAAATTACATTAATAATTTATTAATTCCAAATAGTAATCTTATAGAATCTCTTTTATATGTTAATGAATTAAAAGGTTTTTTTAATAGAGGTCTATTATTATTTTTTGATGTAGATACTGCATATTTTATAGATAAGAGTTCTAAATGTACATCATGGAGAAAAAATGAAGTTCGTGTAACTCATTTACATGTATCAGATGATGAAAGTTTTAAAAGTAAAATAACAGGTGAATTTGTTGATAAAGACAGAAAATCTTCACATATATTCACAAATACAAATAGTACAAAGATATTTAATGTTGGTTTATTAAATGATCAATTATCGGGTAATAATATAGTTGTTATTAATAATAAATCTAATAAAATAGATAATATAAATCCAGATACTACACAAATAGGAGATTCTAATATAAAATATTTAACAACAAAAGAAGATAATGAATTTAGCATTAATGAAATTAAATATAGAATGGAAGAAAATGAATGTGTTATTCAAACAGCAATATTATCCGTAGATATAGATACAATGACTCCAAATAAAGAATTTTTAATAACTTTTAGTAGTAGTGAATTAAATAAATTATATGGTGGTAATTATAGGATATCAAAAGAAGTTTTTATATTAAAAAAGGATGGTGAGCATTTAATAAATACATCAGAGTGTATATTTAAAAAACAAAAATGATTAAAAGAGATATAGGATTATTTAAATCCTATATCTCTTTCTATTTTTTAAACAATGAACGTAATATATCAATATAATCAAAATATCTTTGTTCAATTATTGTTAAGAATGTATTTAATCCTATTTGTTTATTTTTATTATTATCGTTTTTATTTTCATTATCATCTTCATTATTTTGTTTTTTATTATCATTTTCATTATTTTGTTTATTATCATTTTTATTTTGATCTTCATTATTTTGTTCATTATCTTCTTTTTTTGTATCATCCTTGGAATTATCAGATAAACTTTCATCTTTATTTTCATCTTTATTTTCTTGCTCATTAGCTTCAAAAATAATAAATGATTCTTTTTTGACATCACTATTATCTGAGGTGATGTCATCTATTTTACTTATAATTGTATTTTTATTATTTATATATGCTTTACAATATTCTATCATATTTGATACTGCAGTTATAGCATTATCTCCACTCATTTTCTTAGTGCCTGATTCTTTTCTAGAACTACCTGTTCGGAAATAATTATCTAATCCATTTTTTAAATCTTTATTTTTATCAGAAAACTTACTTACATTATCTGGATTTCTAGAAATATTTTTTATAAAATTATCATATCTAGATACTAATTTTTCAAAATTGACATTATTATCATCTGGTACTTCTAATTCCATATCAGCTGATATTTTTTTATTATCTTTAAGACTATCTATAAATTTTTTATCTCTAGCAACAATTTTATCATGTTTTGAACCAAATAATCCTTTTATTTTTTCTAAATTATTATTAGCATTACTATCTGCTTCCAATAATATATTTTCTTCAGTATATGAATAAGATTCATTTATATTATATTTTAAATGATTTATACTATTAGTTAATCTAGAATTTGCAATTAATTTAGCATTATCTATGAATATATTTTCTAATCGACTATCTGATTTATACTTATTTCTAGTATTTATTACATCACATAAAGTATTATTTAATGATTCAATAATTAAATCGAAATTATTTGTTCTAATTCCTTTTTTAAGGTATATTAATTTTTCAATACTTCGATTCATTTCTGAATATACTTTTGAATTTTTTTTAAATAAAGAAATATTTTTGTTTATATCATTTTCTAAATCAGTAATCATTTCTTTTATAATAATATTTTCTGATTCAATTAAAATATTTTCAGTTGCTTCACATATCATACATTCAATATTACTATATGCTTCAATTATGTTTATAATATTATTCACATTAAACAAACTCCTTTCTTTTATTATAATATTAATATTTTTACATTAAAATATTGTTTTTGTGATAAAAAATATATACCGATAGAAAAAATCTATCGGTATATATTTATATATTTTTTAAAAATCAAAATCAAAGTCATTCTCATCTTCGAATTCAATATCTTCATTTAATGAACTCATCATATAATCAAAACTTTCTTCATTCACTTCTTTTTTTGCTTTATTAACTGCTTGTTTTTCTTTTTCTTTTTGTTCTTTCTTTTTAACTTTGTCTGATCCACTACCACATGCATGGTGTAATATAGATAGACAAGAACTAGAGAATTTTTTAACTACAGCAATTTCCATTTTAATAACATCTGTTTTTAAACCTACTAAAAAGTTTAATACAGATACTATATTACCTTGTGTTTTTTTATCATCTTTATTATCTGCTGAACTTTTTCCTTCTTTAGCTTTTTTTATTGCTTCACTAAAATCAGAATTTATTTTATTTTCAGAATTTTTTAATGAATCAATAATATCTTTTTTATGACAACCATAATTTATTATTAATTGAGCAGGTAGTTTACTTATAGTATGTTCACTCTTTTCAAATTTACCATTATTAACAAAACATTTCATTACTAATTCTTTTAATTCTTTTTTATCTTTTACACCTACATTTTTAAATATAACTTGTTTAAAATCAGAAGAAGTTGATCCTAATCCTTGAGCTGTTGCAACAGATCCTAATTTTTCTATTATTTTATTTACTTGCATTGTTGCTTTAGTTTGACCAACCATATCATAACATTTAACTTTACCATTATCAGCTTTTAATTTATCAACTAAGTTATATTTTTTTTCTAAAGCTTCACCATTTGAAAAATGAACTTTTATATTTTCAAATAATTTTTGAAACCAAGCTTTTATTTTTGCCCATAAATTTTGTATTTTTTCAGCTGCATTTGAAGCTTTTTCTTTTATAGATTCTTCTATCATGTCAGATAATGTATCTTCATCAAAATCTTCATCCATAGCAGCTTCTAAAAGTAAATCAGAAACATAAGATTCTGCACATAATTTTATTGTAGCATCTTGCATTTCTTTTTGTAATCCAGTTAAAACTTCTAAACCTTCTTCTATAGAATCAAAATCTTCTATAGCATCTTCTATATCTCCTTCATATTCAAAACCTTCAGAAATCATAGATATAGCATTTTTTCTTCCATTAAATATATCATATATATTACTCATTTTAAGTCCTCCTCGATTTAAAATATTTTTTTTAAATTATTTATATAATTGTTTAGTTTATTTACTTTAAATAAACATAAATCCATCATCATTACCAGTTACTGATTTCATGTTATATGATTTGTTATCTTGTTTTAAGCTATTCATACTTTTTTTATCAGTTAATTGGCTATTAACTTTTATCTTGTCAGATAACTCATCTAATTTTCTAGCGTATTCTTCTTGATTTCTAATTACATTATTTTTTTTATCAGCACTCATATTCTTACTATCAATCATATTTTTATTTAAACGTAAAAACATAGATTGATGTTCTAAATATTCACTCACATTCATACGAGTATCGTAATAATAAAATACTAATTGTCTTAATATAGGTACTATAGATGCAGCAACAGCTATAGCTGTTGTTATTGCAATTGTAGAACCCATGAAATTTTGTTTATTATTATCTAATGCATTTTTAGAAAATTTAGCAAATTCACCACTTTTAACACTTTTGTTGAATTTTGTTAAACTATCTATACATACATTACCATACACTCCTTTTCCTTTTTTAAGAGTAAATTCAACAGCATTTATAGTTTTAACATATGATACATATGATGATAATATTAAAGATGTTGCTTCAACACAAGCATAAACTAATGAATTATAATAGATTGTTAAAAATTCATTTCCTAATGAAAATCCATCAGTAAAAGTTTTTCTATAAGCTCTTATATTACTTAATGCAGTATCAACAATATCCAATTCATTCATTTTAATACCGAATTTTTTAGATAATTGTCTTAACATATTTATTGTTGCAATCATATTATCATAACCATCAAATTTTTTTATATCTCCTTTAGAATATGGTATACTATCAAAATTTATATCTTTTCTTTTTAAAGCAGATTGGTATATATTTCCCATAACCCTATCATTAATAACTGCCTGTTCAGTTTCAGTTAATGAATATAATCTAGCTTTTTCTTCGTGAGTAGTACAGTTTTCTAATAGAATATTAATTAATTCATTTTTTACTAGCATTCAATATCACCTCCTATAATCTACCACTATTTATTAATTTATATATATCTTTAAAATCATTTTTACTATTGTTTTCTTTTTCTAATCCATTGAAAGAAACTACTTGGTAATTATTTTCGCCATCAAATATAAAATGACATAATTCTTGAGAATCATCAACTACAACAAAACCTAATAAGAAAAATGTTTTCATTATTTTTTTTATAGATGTTGGATTCATTAAATCTACACCATAAGCTTCTTTCAATTCATCAATTTCATTTATTGAACATACTATTGTAGTATTAGGTAATATTCTACCAGAACCTTTTATTCTTCTTAATGCAGCTATATTTCTTCTTCTCTTTAATGCACTCCACCATCCTGAACCATTTTTAGCATGTTTTCTAACAACATCTTCTCTAATATTATCCATATTTAAAATAAGATCTTTAATGAATTTTATTTCTCCACTAGACCATCTTAAGAAATTAAAGAATTTATTTCCTGATTTGTAACCTGATAATAAATTTGATATCATATCATCAGAATTTACAGGATGTAGTAATCCTTTAACACCTATTACGAAATTAGAAACACCACCAAAATTAGAACCATCTTTAACTTGAAGAGTTAATGATAATGTTGTAGGAACTAATTCATTACATTTTTTAACATCGTTATCTGATAATTTAACTGCTGTTTTACTTTGATAATCCCATTTAGTTTTTTGTAACTCATGTTTAAATTTCTTTTCATTTATAAGATTTTCAGTTTCTTGGTTTTTTTGTTGTAATTTTTGTTTATTAAGTTCAAGATTTGCATTATCCATTCTCATTTTATGTCTATCCATCATTTTTTGATGACTGAATTGTTTGTTTTTTAAGTTTGATTGTTTTTGTTCATTTTTATTATTTGATGGTTCTACATCATAATTATTATTTTGATGATATGAGCTATTAGGATCTTCAGGTTTAACATTATTTTTACTATTATTTATTTTACTATTTTTAGCTTTATTATTTGCTTCTTTAGCAAAATCTGGTAATGGATCCATTGCTTTTTCTATAGAAAAATTACCATTTTCATCATATAGATCATCATCATCAAGAGGTATATTATTTTTAATTTTAAATGCTCTTTCTCTTTTTATTTGTTTTTTAGTTGGTTTATATTTTTCTGTTAATATTTCAGGATTTTTTTTGTAATAATAATCTAGATTTAACATTGCATTTTCTAAACTTATTTCTTTAGATGCATATAAATTATTTAAAATTTTATTATTTAAATATTCTTCAGGATTAAACATTTGCTCTCTATTAGATGCTAATACCTGACCATTACAACCTTCATTTAATGAAAATAATAATGTTCTACCAAAATCATCAGAATATAAAGACATTGCTGATTCTTTCAAATCCATTATTCCAACATTGTTTTGATGTATATTTCTAAGGTATCCTTGTAAATTTCTATCTTTTTCAAGATCTAAATAAGGATTCATTGATATAACCATTTGAATAAACATTGCATATTGTCTTTCTAATGCTTTAACTACAGTTTGTGCAGTATCAACATTTATTGATCTTGAAGTTATAACTGGAAATTGTAAAGTTGCAGCTGAACTTAATTTAGCTATAGAAGTTTGCTTATTTAACTTTATATCCATTTCTTTGGCTATGTCTACAGCATCTCTAAGAGTATCACTAATATCTTTTAATATAGTCATTGTTAATCTCTCCTTTTCTTTTTTATTTTAGACATTATTAACATATTGTTTTATAATCTAATATATAAGTGTGAAAAACAAGTATTTAATGTATAAATTTAATTAAAGAAAGGAGATAAAATATTATGAGATGGAAAATGGAATGTATTCTTACAAGAGGTGTTGGCTTACACAAAAGAACTGGTCCATCAATATCTTATAGAATAGTGGGTAAATGGTATAGAGGAAATACCTTTGTTGCTACTCAAGTTAAAAATGTTGGAATATATACATGGTATAAAATAGAAGGAACTAGTTATTGGAGTTGTGGTAAAAAAGGTAGTGAACGATATTTGAAATTTATTGCTGATTTGGAACCTAAGGTAGATCCAGATCCACCTAATAAACCAGTAGTAAAACCAGATCCACCATATACACCAGAACCAGAACCAACTAGACCTAAAACTGATTATGCACTAGAATCCACATTTGGTAATGTTGCACAAAGCGAATGGTATTTACCATCAAAACATATTGATGCTAGTAAATGGGATAATGATATAATAAAATCAGGAAGATCTAATTATTCTGCTGCTAGAAGTAGATCATCTCATGTTACACCTGGAAGATGGAATGCCGTTAGTGATGAAGTGTTGAGGGATGAAATTGCTAGAGTTAGATATAATATGGATATAGCTTATAGAAAAAAAAGTGAAGCATATGATTATACTATGGCTTCAGGTTATTTTACTGATATACAATCGAAAATACACAATTCATTTAATAGAAATAAAACAGTTATACCCGATTATCATCTAAGTAAAACATTTGCATATGTATTCTTTACAAGACCAGATTGTAATATCGTTGAAAAAACAAATGGTATTTGGAAATTAGCAAGTGGTGTTGATGCTGACCCTAAATATGCTTATTTATTAAAAAATAATTCAAATACATTAACATCATTAGTAAAAGATGGTAATCCTAATCATGATTTCTTAGTACTATTATCAAATGAAGCTAGATCTTATGAAGTTGCTGACCATGTAATTCAAACAGTTAACCATGGTGAAACATACACTGGTGGTAAAGTGGTATATGGGAAAAGTGACCATGAATCAAATACTTCTGGTGAAGTATCTATACGTTACACAGATAGTGTAAATTTAGATATATTTAAATTACACACAGTATGGGTTGATTATATAAATAAAGTATATCGAGGGGTTGTTAGTCCTAAGAAAAGAGCTACAGACGGTAATTTTAAATTAGATTATGTTATGGATAAAATATTAGATTATGCATCTTCATGTTATTATTTTTTATGTGGACCTGATGGTCAAACTATACTATATTGGCAAAAATTAACAGGTGTCTTTCCAGTAAATACTGGTGAGAGTACATTTTCATGGGATTGTGGTACTTTATTATCTAAACCAGATATAAATATCAAATATATGTATTCAATGAAAACTCCAATGGATGTTGTTCATTTAAGTGAATTTAATAAAAGAGCTAAATTTGATTATAGAATTCATAAGATAAAAACAACATATAGTCCAGAACAATGTTGTATAGGTTCAACTTTAACAGGTGCACCATGTGTTATACAAAGTACAATTGGTGGAAAATTATGTTATAGATTAATGTGGAGAGATATCTAAAAAGGAGGTTAATTTTATGTCAAAATATACAGATACTAAAAAATATACATCTTCATATAATATAAAGGATTTCGCATTAAATATTATAGGTCCAAAATATTTTCCAGAAGATGTTATAGAAGGATATAATATAGGTTTATTAGGATATAGTTTAGACCTGTTTGCTAATACTACAGAAGACATTTTTAATACAGTACCTATAGTAGTAAATGAAATGTTTCCTAATTTAGCAGAAATGCCATCAACTATATACAATTACGCATCATTATTTCAAGAATCAAAATTAATGGCTAATGCTGCGATTATGGATTGTGTTTTATTATTACCATTAGATACATTAATAGAATATTCAGAAAAAAGTTCAGACAAAACTTATAGAGAATTTAAATTAGATCAACGAACTACAGTATACGTAGAAGATAAATCATTTATAATGGATTATGATGTTTTATTTACACTTCGTCCTTATAAAGACGATTATATTATAACTGCATCATATATTAGAGATTTCAACAACTCTATGAATGATATAAAAAATCCGTATTTAAAATTACAAAAAATGAATTATCATGGAGTTAAATATGTTGCTATATTAGTAAAAATGCGTAGATGTGAAAAGAAAACATATGAAAAGAGAGTTATAGATAATGATAAACTTCAATCAACAGTTGTTGAAGTTGAATATGAAAACCAATTAGCGAACTTTGAAGTTTATTATAGAGAATCTACTGATACTAAATATACTCAATTACAAAAGAAAATAATAAATTCAAAAGCTTCAGATCAACCATTCTGTTATTATAGATTAAAAGATACACAAAAATTAGAAATAAGTTTTACTAATAGAGAAAACTTTTTTAAACCTAAATTCAACTCAGAAATAGTTGTTGATTATTGGGAAACTGATGGTTCTGGAGGGAATTTTGATCAATATATAGGAGCAAACGTAGAAGTTTATAGAAATAGTGAAAAATATCAAAACAATGCTAGAGTTCCAGTAATAGCAATACCACAATCTGCATCTACAGGTGGAGACGACAGATTAACAATATATGAATTAAGAGATAGAGTAGCAGATGCTTTTGCTACAGTTGATTCATATACAACAGAATCTGATTTACAACGACATTTCAATTCATTTGATATTGAGCAAGATACTAAAGTTACTTTTATTAAAAAACGTGATGACATATTTGATAGATTATTTTGTGCATTTGCTTTAATGAAAGATAGATATGGTTCATATTATAAAACAAATACTTTGGCTTTAAAATTATATACTCAAGAATTTGATCATCAATTTGAACAATCTGGTAGATTTTTATTAAAGCCTTGTAATAATTTTATATATAATGGTGATTCAACTAGAGAAATGGTTAAAATTACAGAGGATGCTTTAAATGAAATGCAAACTAAACCTGAATTTGTATACAATAATCCATTTTTAATGACATTATCAAATAATGGAGTTATAGGATATTATTTAAATAATATTAATGATAAAATACAATTAGATTATGAATTTGTAAATAATGATTCACTTATTCAATTTATATGTAACAATGTTTTTGTTAGAAGAAATATTTTAACTGCAGAAACTTCGTATACTTTCACTTTTAATTTAACAGCTACTGATAATGATATTGAAAATCCAATAGTTGATAATAATGGTTTAGATACAGGTAGGGTTAAAGTATTAATGAGTTTTTGTTCTAGTGGTGGTAATGAAGTTGCTTTTATTGAATGTAATAAAGTTGCTTTTAATTCTGATAAATTAACATATACATTTGAAGGAATTATAACAACAGATGATTATATAACTTTAAATGAAAATATTAGAATATATGATTTAAAATCTATGTCTGATGGTTCAAATATAGTTAATATGATACCTATGATAGATTTAAAAGTAAACATATATGCATTTTTTAATTATGATGAGCCTTCAACAACTCATAAATTCTCGCATATAGAAGGTTTTGCTAATACTGTATTAACTAACACATATACAACAGAAACTCAAAGAGTTAGTTTAATAAAACCACTTAATATGTTACGTTCAAGAATGGTTTGGGAAAAAGATAATGATGGAATTGCTTATGCTAAAATCTATGATGTTCCTGTAATCAAAAAAATAGAAAATGTTACTCAAGAAGAAATAAAACATTTTGAAAGATTTATTGAATTACTAAATTCACAATACGATTATATGAAAGAGATTTTATATAAAAAAACAAATAACTATTCTGTTGATATGAAATTTTATAATACGTATGGTCGTTCAAATAACTTTATTATTGGAGAAGAAGAGCAAGTTATTAATAAGGTTAACTGTAATATAAAATTACGTGTATATGCTGAATTAAAATCAGAAGCAGATAGATTAATTCAAGATATGAAATTATTTATAAAGGAATATTTTGAAGATATAAATAAAGAAAATAATGAAGGTATCTTCATTTCTAATTTAATTCAACAATTAGAAAACACTTTTTCATATTTAAGATATGTTGTATTTGAATCTATAAATGGTTATGATACATTAATACAAACTATAGAAAATAATACTATGGATATAAATACATTAAGCAAACAAGATAGAATAATATTTATACCAGAGTATTTAAATATTGAAGAAGATGATATAGAAATAACTTTAATAAATAAATAGTATTGTTTGGGTATTATATAAATAATACCCAAAAACAATATGTTAATAAATATAAAAAATACATGAAAGGAGTATATTCAATATGAGTAAATATTTCGATAATGCAAATACTCAAGTTACTAGAAATAAATTTGGGTCAAATTTTGGTAGAAAAATAACAAATAAAAATCTTATTCCTGTTAAACAAAGAGACAAAGTTGATAAACAGGAAGTAATGATGGAAGCTAGAAAAAAATATATGGATATAAATAATCAAGCTCAAAGAAAACAAATCGACAAACTAAAAAATCAAAGAGAGTTTAGAAAGGTTATTAATGAATCATATGAAAAATTAAAAAATGATTTATTTTGTAATATTCTTCATCATATATGCTTAGAAGCATTAACTATAGATGAAGAACCTATGTATGAAAACATGGAACAAATAACAGACAGTATAAATGAACAATTTAAATCTATAGGAGGTTTAGATGTTTTAAAAGAACAAGCAAAAACATCTAATAATGAATTAATAAAAAGAATGATTGCTGTTTGTGAAAATACTGCAAAAAAAGTTGCAGACAGAAATTTAAAAGAATGTGATTCTGCAGATGAATTTAAATTTGAATTAAATGATGAAGAAAAAGATGATTTTGATTATAACAAAGATAGTATAAATATTGATGCTATATCTAATAAAATAAAAGATAAAATAATAAAAGTTGTAACAGACGAAAAGAAAGCTAATACTAAGAAAACAGAAATAATGGATGAAATAAAAGATAAGTTGGATGAAGACGAAGTTGAAGATGAAGCTGCTACTGAAGCTATGGAATTTATTTTTAATCAAAAAATAGAAACAACAACATTATTTGAAGCATTAATGAGAGATTGTTATAAAATAACATTAGAAACTCCAGAAAAAACATTTTATGGTTCTTATGTTAAAGAAAACTCAGAAGAAGATGACACTGAATATAAATTTAAAGATTTAGATAAATTTGAAGATAATAATGTGATAACTGACGAAGAAATAGTTGACGATTTAATGATAAGTGAATCTTTTTCAAATCAACTACCTATAAATGATTTAGAAAAATTAGAAACAATGATAAGTGAAAGTGTTAAATTAAGAAGCACACCAGGTAATTTAGGTTTCTATTCAGATTATGATACAGGTGTATCTGATATAATAAAAAGTGCTAAAGAAAATGAACATATAGCTGAAGTCATATTACAACCTGGTTTTAGAGAAAATATTATGAATTTAATAAAGGTTGCTAAACATGGACCAGATGTTGCTTATATAAATCAATTAGCTAAATTACCATTTAGAATATTTGGTAGAAAAGGTAGAGCTGTTAAAGTATTAGAAAATTATGAAACATGGTTAAATAATGAATACAAAGATTTATATTTAGAGACTTTAAATAATTTAGGAATATCATTAAAAAATATACCTGAATTTAGACAACAATTATTATCTTATAAACCAGTTTCTGATGTATTTATTGAAAATGCAGAAGGAATTTTAGAAGCTGTTACAGATAGTGATTATAATGAAATGGATAGTAAATTAAAAAATACTTCAGATAAACTTAAAAAGGTTGCTGAAGATTGTGGTAAAAATAAAAAAGATTTATCATCTTGTAAAGAATCTATAAGAGAAATACAAAAATCTACTGAAGAATTAAAAGACAATAGTAAAAATAGTAAATCTTGTGCAGAAGTATGTTCAGCAAAAGCTATTTCTAAAAATAAAGATGATTTAGCTGAAATGCTTGTTTGTCCAGAATGTGGTAAAGATCCTTGTATATGTGAGGATTCATCAGTTTGCCCTAAATGTGGTAAAAATCCTTGTAAATGTGAGAATTCATCAGTAATAGAAAGTGATGATATTGATTCTGATAATGATGCTGAAGATGAAGATTATAAAAAATATTTAGATGAAGATGATGACGATATTGATTTTATAGAAGAAGGTAAGCAATATAGATGTATGTCTTGTGGTTATATTGCTGAAGATGAAGCTCCAGAATATTGTCCTAAATGCGGAAATGATGCTGATCAATTCAAACTAATGGAAGGATTTGCTAAAAACTATATTAATAATATGAAAAATTTACCAAAAGCTATAAAAGGAATATCTAAAGATGCTTATAAAGTTACTGGTAGAAATATAGGAACTATAATGATAAACGGAATAAAAGCTAAAGGTGATATAAATAAAACACATAAAGGCTTACTTAAAATAGTAAATAAATGTAAAAGTGTTAAAGAAGTTGAATATTTACAAAAAGACTTAGCTTCAGCTAAAGTAACAATGAAAACTAAAATAAATAAAGCTAAAAATGATGAAGAAAAAGAAGCTCTAAAACAACATTTAAAATGGTTATCAACTGAATATTCTAAAGCTTTAACTGAAAAGAAAAAACAAATAAAAACTGCTGTAAAAGAACAAGCTGATTTTGAACAAGATTTCTTATATGGTAAAGATAGAGCATTATATTCAATTAAAGAATCTAAAAATACTATACTAGATATACCAAAACCTTCTAATATGAGAAAGTATTGTTTATTAAAGAAAATAAATGAAGCAACTTCTTTTAATGATCTAAAAGATGTTAAAGAATACATTATGGAAGAAATGTCAGTATATAAAGCTAATAAAGAATATGTTTCTTGGTTAAGAGATACTTTAGATAATACTGTAGAACTTAAACATAACGTATTGGAAGAACAAGTTCTAATAGATAGATTTGTAAATCAATTAGATGAAATATGTGAATCAATAGATTTAGAGTTAGATAAACATGACGAAGCTAAACAAATAGCATTAGAATCTATGTATACTACTTTCCATGGAGATAGAGTATTTGCACCTATATTTAAAACTAATGATGTTAATTCTAATAATATGGAATTTGCATATAAACTAAAATTTGTATGCGAAGGATTAAAAGGATTAACTAAAGACTGTCAAAATGATGTTGAATTAGCTCAAGCTGAAAGATTAATTTCTCGTAATATAAATACAATAGAATCATTAATGGAATCTTTAGAAGATAGTGGATGTTATCAATATAAATTAAATACTTTAAATACTGCTAAGAAATATTTAGAAAAATTATCTTCTCATATACCAGCTTTAAAAGATAAATATGTAATGGAATCTCTTGACTATGAATATGATGAAGAATTAATAACTGAAGCTGTAGAATTAACAGATGAAGTATATGAAAATGCAATGTCTGAAGATGTATTATATAATACTAAAAATGAACTTATGGATGTTGTAATGGCAGAAGCAATTACTAAATATACTATAATGGAAACATTCAATACTTTAAAATTAACTAATTTAAATCATGATGATATTGAAAAAATAGTTAGAGATATAGTAAAATAAAAGAAAGAAGATAAGGAGAAATCCTTATCTTCTTTCAATTCGTTCAATGTTATCTTTATATATTTTCCTATTTTTAATAGATTTTTCATTAAATTTACAATCATATCTATCAGCATATAATACAGTTATTTCTATTCTAGGCTTTGTTGAATAATATTTAGTAACTCTTCCCTCAACTATTAAAGAGTCATCTAATATTATAGTATTTTGAATCATATCCGAATATGTTTTTCCTATATTATCCCAATCGGGTTTTGATATATGATGTATTAATTTTAATTCAGATCTAAGTTTTTCTTCTTTAGTCATACCTTTAGGTGTTGGAAAATATATATCAGCATAAAATTTACATGGTGTCGATATCATTTTAAAATCTTTTAAATTTTCTTTACAAAAATTAATCATTAAGTTTTGATTATTTTTAGCATCACTAACATAAAAATGTCCACCGAATCTAGTAAATCTAGCTCTAGGTGTTGCTTTAGGAATAAAGTAAAATATAAATTTAATTTCATTCCATTTTGTTTCTAAATTATCTTTTGCATTTTCAATAAAATTATCAATACTTTTTTTTGACATGTTTTCAGATAATTGTATTAACCTATCAAACATATCATCTGGTATTTTAGAATATTCTTGTAAATATTCTTTTAATTCTTTTTTACTAGGCAATACACATCACTCTCCATATATGATTGTATTTTATAATATTAAATATTAGTTAAATTCCTAATCTTATCGTTAAGACTAGCAGTCATATTTCTATATAATTTACCCATCATATTTGATGGAGTATAGTCACCTAATAAAGCTTTAACAGTTTCCATTTTTGTTGTTATATTAGGTACTGTTAAATCTAAACCACATAAGCTACCTAAGTAATCTATCATACCTTGATTAGCGAAAAATAAGCTAGGTTTATGAGCTGGGGTCATCATTAATTTAGAATATAAATCATGAACATTCATTGTAACTTTAACATGTGTTGGTAAACCATTTACTGACCATGAATTATCAGGTCCTTTATCAAAACTTATAGATGAAACTATACCCATTTCACAAGAAAATGATCCTTTTAAAAACGCTTTTACTAAGAATGGAGACACGTAACTATTTGCAGTTGATTGTCTAGGTATAGCATATGCTAATAAATGCATCATTGGAACTATTATATTTAAATAAATAGCTTCATCTGAACCATATGGAGATACTAAATCTATTACTATAGTATAATCTTTAGAATACTCACTATCTATCCATATTTCAGGATATATTAAGTTTGCTCCATGTAATACTTCTTGACCTGAATTTCCTAATATGTTATTGAAGAAACCAAAAGTTACTGAATTTGCAACATCCATTAATTTAGTTGTAAAACTTTCTAAGAAATTTTGTATATAAGATGTTGCATCTGATATTGAATTTAGTATCATGTTTGCTTCTTTAACTACACTTTCTGCTGTATCAAACATACCTTCTAATTGTGATTTTTGTGCAGTATTACTTATATTTTCACTGATACTTGTAGAAGGATCAACATAAAAATGAGTATATTGTCTATAACCGATAAACACATCAGATTTTAAAGTCATTAATTTATTATATAAATTTGCTAATGTATCTGTAAGTGAAAAAATATTTTTATCTCCAATTTCACTAGGAACAGTATATTTTTGATAAGGCATATAGTTTCCCCAATCATAATATTTATATCTATGTTTACCATCAGGTCCTATAGTATTTCCTATACCTAAATACACAGCACATGTTCTACATAATAAATTAACATATCTTATATAAGTTGGATAATCTGCTTTAAAATCATAGTATCTTTGACCATCGTCAGCATCAAATGATGATAATATTGATTGTAATATTTCTTTATTATTTCCACTATTCACATCTCCCATTAATGATGCAAATGCTTTTTTATCTGATTTACTCATATCTGGTAAAAAGTTTGTTGTACCTGGCATTAAAGTTACAATAGGTCTCTCCATAAATATATCTTTTGCAAAACAATAACCGAATGCATGATTCATATCTATTCGCATGTCTGCTGTAGGTAGAAATTGATGGGGCATACCAAATATTCTAGTATTTTGATAATCGAAATTCATTTCAGATGTCATTTTTCGTCTAAGATTTTTTGCATAATCTGTAGAAATTTGTTCATAATTACCTACACCTTCACTAACCAATTCCATTAATTCATCAGCTAAAGATTTGTCTTTTTTTTTCTCTTCATCTTCGTCTTCATTATCATTGTTATTCTTCTTGTTATCACTATCATTATCATTGTTATTCTTTTTATTATTATCTTTTTTATTTGATTGTGCTCTAAACATCGGTCTATTTGCTTTGTCTTCCACTGATGCATAATCTATGATTTCTTGTAATCTTTCTCTATATAAATCAGACATAATTTAAACCTCCTTTAAATATTTTTATATTGGTTGGGTATTAATACCCAACCAATATATATTTTTAAATAGTTATGAAACCAGCTATATCTCTAGCAGTTTTATAACTACTATCATTAGTTCCACCTACTCTTTTATTTGAACTTGTTATTTTTTTATTACTTCCAGTATATTTACTTACTGGTTCATTTTCTGAATATATTTCTAATTTAGCAGTATGTTCTGCAGTAAGAGCAGTGTTTTTATTTATTTCTTTTATTTCAGTTAACATTTCTATTAAACTATCCACCATAGCACTAGATAATTTTGAATCTTTAGTATTTTGAACTATTGTATTATTTTGTTGTATAGGTCTATTATTATCAATATTATCGTATTCCTTAGATAAATCTTTTAATTTTTGTAAACCTTCTCCTAATCCTACGTGAATAAATCCACGTTTACTAAGTTTAGGTGTAGGTTCAGGGTTAGCATATTTATCAACAGTAGGTGTAGCAGCATAATATTTACCATCTCCTCCACCTTTACCTGCATATTTTGTATTAGCAGTATTAGGTATTTTAATTGCTGAACTCTTAGTTCCAGTAGTTGCAGGATTTATTAGGTAAGTATTTCCATCTCCTCCACCTTTACCTATAGCTTCACCAGGACCTTTTCCTTCAGATGTAAATTTATCATACCATTTTCTAGCAAAAGCTTTTCTCTTAGTATTATTAGCTTCATCTGCAGATCTTTCAAAACAATTTTCAAATATGTGTGCAGCTTCTTCTGGGCTATTTGATGATTTAAATGCTGCCATACCTGAACCTTTTTGTCCTTTAGTACCACAGTAACTATCAAATACACCTGAATGCCAACTTGATGTATCATTTAAATCATCCCAAAGATATTTCATTTGTACACCAACATCACTCCATGGTTTACCTTCTTGTTGTGCTAATGCATATAATTTTTGTTGATCCTCTGGCATTAACCATTGGAATAATCCTATAGAATGGTCATTTGCAGGTCCTTCAGCTGCAGGGTTCAAATTAGATTCTCTTTCGGCATTACCAACAATACCTGCGGCTGCAGCAGAATTACAACCTTGACCTTTAGAATAATTGTATATTTGTTCTGCAACATCAGCTCCACTAACATCTGTTGTTGTACCATTACTACTAGTAGCTGTATTATCAGCTACAGGTGTTGCAAATAAATCTACTTCTTTACCATTAAATACAGATGCTACATAGTTTTGTATAACTTTACTCATTTTGTCAAATACACCTAATAATCCTACAGATTCTTGTTGTTGAGTTGATGATGTTGAACTAGTAGAACCACTTGCTGTATAATCTCCATCTACAGTTATTCCATCAGGTATTTTCATATTATCTGTTTTTTCAAATGACCAACATCCTCTCAATCCAGTACCTTTTTTAAATCCTTCATCACTATATGCTTTAGTTCTACTAACACCTCTAGGGTCATTTACTATAATATTACCACTACCATCAACACCGACACCTATAACTATATGACCACTATCAGTAAATGGATAATTTCCAGCACTATCTCCTCCAGGAGATGTACCTGACATAATTACAGGTCTACCTGCTTTTATTTCTTCTTTAATTTTTGACAATACTTCATCTGATTTACCTTTATCACTGCTATATGGTATGTTTAATCCGAAATCTTGTGCTACTCGAGTAGGCATAGTCCACATCATACCATTAGAATCCCACACACCTTTTTCTAATCCATATTTTGTCATTGTAACTGGATTTATTATTTTACCGAACATATTAGTTAATAACATAGAATGTGATGTAGGACCACAACCTGCTTTTAATACAGAAGTTCCACCTATTTTTTCATTATTCCATCTAGGATCTGCTTGAGAGAAATATGCAAAGTTATTTAATGTAGCAGGAATTGAACTACTTGATGATGATGTACTATTATTACTATTACTGTTATTATCATTATTTGATGATTCATCAGCTAATCCAGCATATTCACTTTCTTCATCTCCAAATAGTTGTTCTCCTAAATCTTCATCATCTGTTAAGTAAGGTATTTCCATACCAGTACCATCACCAAAACCAGCTCCACCACCTACAAGTTTACTTTTCAATGCCTTTAACCATACAGGATAGAATGATGATTTAAAATGTATACCATCGCTAAGGTGATAATCTGTACCTTGTTTATTTATATCTCTAACGTCTACTAATGTAGAACCTGTTTCTGATGCTATTTCTGATACTATTGGTTGTATTTCTGGTATTGTTTTAGTCCAAGGATCCTTCTTAGCTTCAAAAACTTGATTCAATACAAATTTAGTATTAGGTGAACCTTCTTTAACTTGTTTAATTAATTTAATATAATTTTCTTTAAACCATTGATTTCTATGTTTCTTTTGACTATCAGTTTCATAAAAATATGCAGAGTCATTAGTACCATAATTAGCTATTACCATAGGAGGTTTTTTAGCAACGACTTTACTAACTTGCTTTAATCCTTTTTGTGCAGTATCTCCTCCTACAGCTGCAACTCTATCAGCAGGTATTCCACCTGCACTAGAAAATGGTACAGCTATAGAGTCTCCCATAAACATAGCATTATTCCAATCATCTTCAGTAAATGTTCCTATTGCTCCAGATGAACTAGTTGATGATGAACTATTTGCAGCAGGAGCTGAAGATGCATATAAATCAACTTCTTTACCATTCATTACAGATGCTATATAATTTTGTGCTACTTTATTCATATTTGAGAAAACACCCATTAATTCAACAGATGGTGCTGCTGAACTACCAGATGTTGAATCACCTTCTGTTGCTATAGATGAATCTGGAGTAAATGATTCTCCTGTTGTTATTCCACTAGGAATACTAGAACTACTTGTTTTACTAAATGACCATGAATGACGTAATCCAGTACCTTTTTGCATTCCTACATCAGTATATGCTTTAGAACGATCAGCACTTCTAGGGTCATTTATAACAATGTTACCACTACCATCAACACCTACAGCTAATACAATGTGACCACTAGGTGTGAATGGTGTATCAGTTCCTCTATCTGAAGCTCTACCTGACATTATAAGTGGATGACCAGATTTAAGTTCAGATTTAACTTCATTTAAAGCACTTGTTGATTTACCATCGATAGATTTATTTATCTTTAATCCAAATTCAGAAGCTACTAATGGAGGCATAGACCATGACATACCACTACCACTCCATACACCTTTTTTCAATCCCCATTGAGCCATTGTAGCAGGATTTATAACTTTACCAAACATAGTTGTTAACATCATAGCATGTGATGTAGGACCACAACCAGACATTTTAACAGTAGCTCCACCTATAGTAGAACCATTCCATCTTGGATCTACTTGTGAGAAATAAGCATAACCATTTTTACTTGAAGGATAACTACTACCAGAAGATGTAGATGTATCAGCTCCTCCAGCTAAATTTGGATCTATTTCATCATCTTTATCTTTTTTAAATTTTTCTTTTGGATCTTCTTTTTCATCAATTACAGTAGACATTCCTAATTCGTCAGGTTCGTCATCTCTATTTAAGAAATATTGATTATAATAATCTAAATTATCAGATGCATCTACAAAATCTCCACCTAAACCAGCATTACCTGTTCCATATAAACTAACTTCTTTACCATTCATTACAGATGCTATATAATTTTGTGATACTTTATTCATTTTTGAAAATACACCCATTAATTCAACTGATTCTGCAGGAGCAGCACTAGCTGTACTATCTGTAGTTGTTCCACTAGTTGTATTTCCTTCAGCAATATTTCCTATATTAGCCATATAATCTTTAAAGCTCATTCCACCTTTTATTTTTACTCTAGTTTTACCACCAGAAGTATATGTGTCATAATAATTAAGTGGGTCAACACCATTTTTAGCTTTACTTGTTCCACCTTTTAATACTTCAAAATGTATATGAGGTCCAGATACTTCACCTGTTGCTCCAGATACACCTATATTTTGACCCATTTTAACACTATCACCTTTTTTAACACTTTTACTCTTCATGTGTGCTATACGATAATATGTGCTAGGATCTGATGTTTGAACACATAAAGAATTACCATATGAATAATGTTCATTTTCACTTACAACTTTACCTGATTTTGGTGCATAAACTGGTTGATAATGTACATTATAGTCTAGTGCCCCATGGTTACCATTACCATTAGCATATTTATTTCTCTTTTCACCAAAGTAAGATGTGATTCCTCCTAATTCAGGATCACAGAAATAACCCCATTCTACAGATGCATTTCCTTTAGTAGGATCTCCATCTAGTCCTGCATTATTATCTTGCATCATAGCTATATTGTATATACCTAAATCTTTCATAGCCATTGTTCTATAGATACTTGTATCTATATCTTCCATTGTACCAGATGAAGGTAAATCTTTAATTTTTAACTGATTAGATAATCCGTAAGACATTGTTTTTGTTATACCAGGTAAAACATCTTGTAAATCATAATATCTACTAAATTCTTTACCTTTTGGATCTTGAACAAATACTTTATTTCCAACCATTTTAGATAAAGTTATTATATGTCCATCTTTAGTATATGGAGAATTAGCACTAAGACTTCTACCAGAAACAACAACAGGTATTCCTTTTTTAAGTTTATTTCTAATAAAATTGCTATAATTTGAAGTTGTTTCATCATAATTCATATTAAGTTTATCTGCTATTGTTGGGAATAATGAATATGTTGCATATCCTGGTAATTGATCTCTACCTAATGCAGCTATAGCTTCAGGAGTAACCATTTGACCAGTTAATTGAGATATTGCCATAGCTATTGATGTAGGTCCACAACCAGCATCTTTCATAGTTTTATTACCTAACATTGTACTACCCCAACGACTATCACCTTGGCTATAAAATACCATTCTAGTAGAAGATTTATTAATGTTATTTGTTGTATTATTAGTTTGTGGTGTTGTGATATAATCATTTTGACTTGGAGAATATTTTTCATAATTTAATTTTCTTAAAAAGTTTTTATCTTGTTCAGTCATACCAGAACCACCAGCATTTTCATCTTCTTCAGTTTTATCTTTATCCTTATTATTACTAGTATCATTATCTTTATTATTTTTATTTTTATCATTTCCAGTAACAGAGTCTATTACACTTCCTGCAATATCTTTAGCTACATCGAAAGCATCCTTAGGTGTACCATCTTCTTTATTAGGATTATTTACTGCATCTACAATACCTCCTATTAAGCCACCTCCACTATTTGATACTGAACCTGAAGATGCATTTACATTTGCACCATTCATTATTTTAAGCATTGAACCCATTTTACTATTAAACATAGTAAATGTTTTCTTAGTAGAACGTTCAAATTTTTTCACTTGTTTATCTAATTCTTTACTCATACTCTTAGTACTTTTATCCATCTTTTTACTAGAAGATTTATAAGTGTCACTTAAAGTTTTTTGTTGTTTTGAGAAAGATTTAGATACAAGTAATTGAGATTTAGTCATATCATTTGCCATTTCATCAGTAGAATCTTCATTAATATTAATAAGACCTTCTGCAGTTTTTCCACCTGTAGTTTGTGTTCCGTTAGTACTTGTTTTAGTACCAGTTGTTTTACCAAATAAAGCAGCAATTGCATTTTTAAAATTAAGTTTACTATTTTCATCTTGTTGTTTTAAATCTTCTTCATTTGGTGTAGGTTTAACAGCTGTGTCTGATTGAACAATATTTTTAGCTAATTTAGCAGGTACATTAGTTTTAAGTGTATTATATATTGAATTACCTGAACCATTGCTTGTTCTTTCATAATTAACTTTACTATCTGGATTTATTTGAGCTTCATATTCAGAAGGATCCCCTCCTAAACCTGCATATCTAGTGTTCTCATCTTCAGTTTTAGATGCTGTTGTCTGAGTTTTTTGTTTATTTTTTGAACCAGTAGTTTTATTACTTTCATTTTCTTTATCTTCACTACCTCCTCCAGTAAAAAAGTTACCAATACTTTTACCTACTCCTGTTATACCTCCCCAAACTTTTGATCCGAAACCTTTAATACCTCTCCATATTTTTGCACCAAATAATGGATTATATTCGTCAGCAAATGCAGATCTACTATATTTTGTGTTTTCAGTTTCATTAATATAATTTATAATTATAGTTTGTTGATCTTCTGCAGATATACCCATAGATGCCATATCTAATTTTCTAGGATCGTTTCCTTTGAATTTAGACCAATCAGCACCAGCAGCTTCAACTGCTTGTTTATATCCCATAGTAGTAGATGCATTTTGTATATTACTATCAAAATTACTACCATTTCCACCAATACATTCATATATTTTTACAGCAATTTCTCTTAAAAATGATACATCCCACATAACTTTACTTATATCATTTGCTAACCAAATTAAACCTAACCATGAGAAATTAGTTATACCTTGTAATACAGCTGATATTGTTTTCATTTTACTATCTACCATGTTTTCAGGTACTTGGAATAAATTAGCAGTATTTCCTTTAGTCCAACCTGTAGTAACATCATAAATTGTCATTAAACCTTGAGCTATCCATCCAACTACTGGTATAGATTTAGCAGCATCTTCTCCAATTTCTGCACATATTTTTGTACCGAATTTTTTAACTATTGTTGGTGCAGCAGCCAACATTTTCTTAACAAATTTTTCAAATACATCAGTAAGAACTATTTTACTAGCTTTCTCACCAGTTTCTTTTGCTAATTTTTCTTTTACAACTCTAGCAAGTTCTTTACCAGCACTTATTAATTTATCACCAAATTTACTTATAAGAGTTTTTGAATCTGATGCAACTTTAGGCGAATTTTCAGCAACTTCTTCTGCTCCTTTTTTTAATGCAGATTTAGCAACTTTTTGTGTTGTTTTATTAGAAATTATATCACTTAATTTATTTGTTGCAGATTTACCGAAATCTTTAGCAACTTGACCTCCTTTACTAAGTGCAGATTTACCGAAATCTTTAGCAACTTTGGCTCCTTTACTAAGTGCAGATTTACCGAAATCTTTAGCAGTAGTAAGACCAGATTTAACAACTTTACCTGGAGCTGTGTTGGCTAATTTACTAACTCCTCGTTTTATTGCATTTGTAGCACGTATAGCAACACGACCTCTTTTTTCACCATTCTTAACAAAATCTTTAGCAACAACTTTGGCTCCACTTTTTACAACTTGTGCTTTTGTACCACCACTAACATAAGTACCATCTGGTCTTTGTCTATCTTCATGATTTTGCCCATCGACATAATTAAGAAGATCATTGATAGTTGTATTTCCGTCACCAAAGAATCCCATTAATTGAGCAATTAATGCTCCTATACCTAAAACACCAGCAATTTTAAGAAGACCAGATATCCATCCTCCACCAAAGAATGAACCTATTAAGCCATTATTTCCAAATAATTTTTCCCACCAACTAGTTGTCTTTTTATCCTCTTTATTTGATTTTTGTAAAGCTTTTAATATTGCAGCTTGGTATTTCATATCTTCTTCATGTTGTTTTTCTTGTTCCCATTTTGCTTGTAACCAATCAACATTTTTTCTAGAAACATAAGCTCTACGTTCATCATTTAATTCGGCTGCATCTTGTTTTTCTTCTAATTCTGTTTTTCCATATCTATTATCAGAACGATCTCTTTCATCTTCTTTTTTGAATTTAGTCATCATTCTTCCAAGAAAACCTTGTTTTTTACCATCTTTAGAACCAAATAATTTATCAACTAAAGAATGCTTTTTATTTTTATTACCTTTTTCATCAGATATTTTAGATTCAGATTCATCTTCTTCTAAATCTTCACCAATTTCTCTTAAATCATCTGCTCCTTTTTTAGGAACAACCATTTCTCCTTCATGTAAGTTAGCAATATAATCATCTTCTGGAACTTTATCTAAACCTTCAGCATGTGATTTTTTAGATCTTAATTCTTCAAGTTTTTTCTTATAGTAATCTTTTAACCATTGTTCTGATTCACTACCTTTGTGTTTACTTAATGTATTATAAATTGCTTTTGTTCTATCTTTACTAGATAATTTATCTACACTTATATCATTAAGTATTGTATCAGTTTTATTACCAAAAAACCAATTTTTTATTTTGCTAAATATTGTTTTATTACTGTTATTTTCTTCTTGTGAGTTAGCTTCAGCATTTTCTTCTACATTATCATTAGTTGTTTCTTGTGTGTTACTTGATGATTTATTAGAATTAGATGATGGTGGAGTATCTACATTTTCACCATTACCTTGTCTTATTAATAAATCTAATCTTTCTAATAATGATTTTTTAATTTCTTCTAATTGGTTTCTTCTTTCAATATCAATTGAAGGAATTCTTTGCATTATATTTTCTATTGCTGAAATATTGTTACTAACAGTTACTGTTTGTTCTGCTATTTCTTGAGTTCTAATAGCATTTTGTTCATCCATCCATTCTTTTCTTGCTTTTACTTCTTCTTCATGTTTTTGTTTTTGTTTTTTACTAGCCCATTTCCAATTGTGTTTTTTACCGTATTCACGATCTTCTTCATATTGTTTTCTCATATCTTCTATTTGTTGTCTTCTTCTATCACGTTCTTCTTGTTTCTTTTGTTCTCTTTCTTCTTCTTTTTGTTTATATTCATCACTCATATAGAAGATATTGTCTTTATACGCCTGTTTTCTATTTCTCCATGTTTTAACAGTACCTCTAATAAATCCATATTCTTCTCTATTTTTTTTCATTTCACTCTTTCTAACATGTCGTTTATTGAACATATTAGCAGTTCCACCAAGAATTCCTGTAGCTAATTTAATAGGTAATGAAACCATTGTACCTAAAACTTTTCCTATCATAGAAAGAGCTGTACTGAATAATTTTTTCAAAGGTTCAACTACATATTTTTCTAATTTTTCACCAAATGGTTTTATTACATTATCATTAAGAGCACCTATAACACCATCTGTTATATTATGCCATACTTCACCCATCTTAGCTTTAGCATCATCTACTACAAATCTAAATGCTTGAGTTAATGGAGCAAATGCTTTTCTAAATGGATCAACTATTTTATCTTCAACAAAATAAAGCATATTATCTTTAATAACGTTTGCTTGTATTTTAAATGGTGTAACAACTGTTGTTTGGAACCAGTTTGTAAATTGAGTTAATAAACCACCGTAACGTTTACCATCAACTTCTTTATCACCAAATAACCATTTTTGGAATTTATCAGTAGATGCTAATATTCCTCCAGCAAGACCTAACATAGCACCCATAATTGGACCACCAGGTAATAATAATGAAGGTAATAGACCAATACCTTGACCTAATCCAATCATTATACCTGAACCTCCTAAGAATGTAGCTAATTTAGGATCTATTTTTCTACCCTCACCAGAAATTTTATCTTTAAATGATTTCATGAATTTACCATTCATTATACTTCTTTTATCTTTATCTTTGAAATCTTCACCGAATAACCATTCTTGGAATTTATCAGTAGAAGAAACTATTCCCATACCTGCTCCTAATAATGAACCAGTAATAGGACCACCAGGTAAAAAGAAGAATGGTAGTAAACCAACACCAGCACCAACAGCTCCACCTATTTTTATTCCTTTAGAATGATCTTTAACCATATCTTGTATAGATTTAGGTATAAATCCTCCCATTCTTTTTCCTTCTTGATCTTTTTCACCAAATAACCATTTATTAAATGTTTCAGATTGTCTAAGAAAACTGTATGCAGTACTAGTTAACATTGCAGCAATAGGACCACCTGGCATTATCAAACTACCTAATAATCCAACTTTAGCAGCAACTGCAGTTTTAACACCTGTAATAACTGCACCTCTACCTATAGATCTAGGTAATCTTTCTTTAATTTTATTACCAATACTTCCTAATGTTTCTTGCATATCTTCTTTAGAAACACCTTTTTGACCAAACATCATAATTTTGAATTGTTTAAAACCATCCATGAAATTATCTGTTATTGTTTGAAAAATACTTTTATCACTATCTCCTTTTTTTTCATCAACTTTACCTATGATTTTATCAAAACCTTTTTTAATTTTATCAATAAGTCCACCATCAGTTTTAATAACTTGACCGTTAGAACCTCTATATGCTCTACCTGTAAAATATGATAAAACTCCTTTAAAAGTATCTTTAATTGTACCTATAATTCCTCCAAATTTATCTCTATTCTCATCAGTGTTTATTCTATCTTTAACATATTCAAATAGTTCTTCTTCTGAAGTATCAGCATTTATTTTTCCATCAAATAGTATTTGATATACAGCATTATCTATAGCATCAGTTGCTTTATTTACAGTAACACCAATTCTACCTAATCCAGTATCAGCTAATTTATCAGCTACCTTTCTACTTATAAAATTATGTTTATTATCTTTATAGTCTTTATTTCTATAATCTTTACTTGCATTTACAGCTAATTTTGTTAATTCATCACTAGATAAATTTCCAAACCATTCCAATGAACCTTCTCTAATACCATTTTCATCTATATTTCCAAATAAGGTATTATATGAATTATTAGTATTAGTTCTACCTTCCATTAATCGTATTTGCTGTTCATATTGTTCTTTGTATTCTTTTCGTTTATTTACTATTTTTTCATGTTCTGCTTTGATATCTTCATTAGGATTACCTCTATTGTATTTAGGATAAACAACGATACCTCTAGCTAACATTAACATGATATTAGACAATATTTCTTCAGTACCACCATAACCTTTCATTAAAGGATTTTTAGAATGATCATACATTAATCTACCGTCATCATCATAAATAGAATTATTTTTAAAAGTACTATAATTATATCTACTAGTATCCCTTCTTATTTCATCCATAAATTGATTAGAATTAACTCTACTGTCAGCTATCATACTACTTGCCATTTTACTTAAATCTTGTTTTGTCATTTGTCCCATGACTGCTCTAAATAATGCACGTGTAGTTTCATCCCAATCAAATTTATCTCGTAAATCATCAATTGTTATACCATCAATATCTTCAGTTATGAATGGATTTATAACTGAACCTTGTTTAGTCATTTTACTTAGATATTCTTCTAATTTCTTATTCATTTCAGTTTCTAATTCATATGTTGCTCCCATTTTACTAAGAATAGAAGTAAAATTATTAGTTATTTCTTTATAACCAGAAACTTCTTGTTCTCTTAATTTTGCATCGAAATTTTTCTTAACTTGATCTATAGATGAAAATTTACCTGTATTCATATCATATATTCTTTCAGGAGCTCCAGTAACAGCAGATTCTATTCTTCTTAAGTATGTTGGTATTACTTCAGTTAATACTTTATTAGCTACACCATTCCAAGGCATTTCATTTTTATAAAATTTATCAAGTGGCACAGTTTGATCATATTTCATTTTACTATTAAATGTTTTAAATAAGAATTTGAATATTTTATTATCTGAATCTTCGAAAGTATTGACTTTAGCCATTAATGCAGGTATTAATGCACTTAACGATTTATCTAAACTCCCTGCTATTTCCCCTGCTATAGGTTTTACTATTTTCTTTAAACCAAATCCCATCATAGTACCTAGAGGATTTTTAACAAATTGATTAAGCACAGTAGTATCTTTTGCCATATCAATTACTTGTGATGCAACCATACTTTCATCTTTCATATCTTGTATATTTGATTTTATTTTGTCCTTATATTTATCAAATTTAACATTACCTCTATAAGTATATAAACTATCAACTATACTATCATCTGGTATATCTTCTATACGTGGCATTTTTCCACCAGATAGTTTTTCTTCAAATTTAGTCATAAAATCATCATAGAATTTTATAGATGCAGCATAATATTTAGCAGTAGAATCATTATGGAATTGAACTATTAATCCCATATTTTGATTTATTGATTCAAGTCCACCACTAACAGTATTAAATAATCTATTATCAAACATCATTTTTTCTGTAGCTAGTGCTCTATTTTCAGTTGAAGCAGCATCAATTGCTTCAACAGTTGCTTGTGCACTACCAGCAACAACATTTGCTAATGGCATCATATCTATTACATTTCTAACAGTATTATTTTTATTTATAGTAACATTATTGTCACCATCATCAAATGCATTATCATCATTATCATTAAAAAATTCAACTCCATCATCAAAAAACATACCGTCATCGTCATCAAAGTTGAATTCATCAAATTCATCATTAGTATATAATCTATCTTTATTATATATCTTACCTGATTTAATATCATCTAAGGTATTACGTAACATTCTTTTTCCCATTTGAATTTGTGGGATTTGTTTTAATTGTCTACTCACCATATTTCTAGAAGTTATATTTTTACGCATATCTTGAACCATTCTCATAGTATCAGATGCATTTTGTTCCATGAAATTAGCAGTGTTAGGCATTAATTCTTTAACTAAATCAGTAGTAGCAAAACCCATACTTTTAGCAACATTTGTAAACCATGAAGCTTCTATTGGGCTTTTTCTAATTCTTTGTTTTATACTAACATGTTCATTTCTTGCCATAATTATCATTCCTTTCTTAATAATTTAATTACTTCTCTTAGTTAATTGTTTTTTATATATAATTGAACAACTGTAAAAGATAGAATTTTCAATTATATATTATAATGATGAGTAAAGTTATAGTTGTTTATAATATTATAGACGCTATAACAATATAGTAAATAAATAATTAGGAGGTATGTTCATGAAAACATATAAAGAATTAAGAGATGAAATAAAAGCTAAAATGGAAGAAGGGGGAAGAAGAACTTTTTCTAAAGAAGAGTTTAATGATTTAACTAAAGCTTATTTAAATGATGTAGATAATAAAACAACAATAGTTAAAAAAGTAGGTAATGAAGTAACAGAACAAGATATATATCCAGTTCTTGATTTTAGAAAAAGATTCTTATTTAACTTATTAACTGACTTTGGCGTAGATAAACAAGAAGCAGCTAAAGTCATGACTAATGATTATAAGTTAAAAAACACTGAAGCATTATATCCTATAGCTTCAGAAATAATATTAAATTATTTAGAAACAGGTAAGAAATTTTCATTCTTACCAAGAAAAGATTTAGTTTGTAGTTTAACTCTTCATGAATTTGAAGAAGAAACTAAAATAAATAAAGCTCCAGGTAAAGAAGGAGAAATTCCAACTTTATATAGAGCACATAAAAAAATAAAGGCAGAATCAAACTGCCCAAGTTGGTTAAAAGAAGTTATAAAATAGTTTTAAAAAAAACTATTTAAAAATAAATCAGTCCTAGTTTAGATAATCGGTGAACACATTGTTCACCGATTATTTTTTTTATTTAATTTATACTAAAACAATTAATCAAGAATAAAAAAATTGAGAGGAGATTTTGATATTATGATTACAGAAATTATAAAAAGAGATGGTAGAATAGAAAAATTTGATATGGAAAAAATAGAAATAGCAATAAATAAAGCATGTAATGATGGGATGATAGAATTAAAAAATAGAAAAGGTTTCTTTGAAGATGTTCAAGAAATGGTTAATAATTCTGATATGGAAAGAATGCCTATTGAATATATTCATAGACTTGTAATAGATGTATTAAGAAAAAATGATGAGTATGAGGTAGCAAATAACTATCAATACTACAGAGAAGAAAGAAATAAAATAAGAGATAAAAAATCAAATATAATGAGTACAATAAAATCATTAGGGGAAGAAACTGATAGAGATAATGGTAATGTAGGAAACAATTTCTCTGCTAAATTATTAAGAATAGCAAGTGAAGCTAATAAATGGTGTATGTTAGCACAAATGGATAAAGAAATGGCTAAACATCATGAAACTGGAGATTATCATATTCATGATTTAGATAGTTTTAACTTAACTATAAATTGCCTTCATGTTCCAACTAAAAAATTGTTAATGGAAGGTTTCAATACAGGTTATGGAACTTTAAATAGACCAAAAAGAATAGATTCTGCAGCAATGTTATCTTGTATAATATTACAATCAAGTCAAAATGATATGTTCGGTGGTCAAAGCCATCCTAATTTTGATAATGATATGGGACCGTTTGTAGAAATAACTAGGGAATATGAAAGAAAAATATATAGAGATAAAGGTTTAGAACCTAATGAAGCTGATGTTGAATATAGAACAAGAATTAGAGTAGAACAAGCAATGCAAAGTATAGTTTGTAATTTAAACACAATGCATTCTAGAGCAGGTTCACAAGTTCCTTTTTCAAGTATAAATTTAGGTATACCTCAAGGAACTGAAAAAGAACAATTAGATGCAGCTTTAATATGTGAATGCTTTTTAAAAGCATATATGACTGGAATGGGTAAAAATGAAGCTTGTATATTCCCTAATATAATATTTAGAGTTAAAGATGGTGTTAATAAAAAACCAGAGGATCCATATTATTATTTATTTGAATTAGCATGTGAATCAGCATCTAAGAGAATGAATCCAACATTCTGTAATATAGATGCTTCATTTAATCTTCCTTTCTATGAAAAAAATATAATAACAGCAATTATGGGTTGTAGAACTAGAACTATGGAAAATATTAATGGTGAAGCAACTCCAATAGGAAGAGGTAATATAGCACCAGTAACTATGAATTTAGTTAAATTATCAATACGAGCAGGTAGAGGTAATATAAATAAATTCTTTGAATTACTAGATGAATTGTTAGTAGAATCTGAAAAGAATTTACTTTATAGATATGACACATTGAAAAAATTGAAAGTAAAAGATTTACCGTTTGTAGCAGGTCAACATTTAATGATGGGTTCTGAAGGATTAGAAAATAATGATTCAATAGAACCAATATTAAAACAAGGAACTTGGGCAATAGGTTTCTTAGGTTTAGCAGAATGTTTAACAATGTTAACTGGTCATCATCATGGTGAAACAGAAGAAGCTAAAGAATTAGGTTTAAAAATAGTAAAACATATAAGAGAATTTACTGATAGTTTAAAAGAAAAACATCATTTGAATTTTAGCTGTTATGCATCACCTGCAGAAGGATTAAGTGGTAGATTTCCTAAAATAGATAGATTAAAATATGGAGTTATTGAAGGAGTTACAGATAAAGATTATTATACGAATTCATTCCATATTCCTGTTGGAACTAATATATCTATAACAGATAAGATTGAAATAGAAGCTCCTTATCATAAATTATGTAATGGTGGTCATATAACATATATAGAATTAGATAATTATCCTACAGGAAAACAAATAGAAAGTATAGTTAGTAAATCATTTACACATACTGATATGGATTATATGGGAATAAATTTCCATATTAGATATTGTAGAAATTGTCAAGAATATTTAAATGAAGATGAAGATGAATGCCCTGTTTGTGGTTCAACAAGTATTCAAGGTATATCTAGAATTACTGGTTATCTAGTATTAGATGATAGATTTGGTGAAGGTAAAAAGGCAGAAAGAGCTGACAGAGTATCTCACACTTCAGGTAATTTAGTTTATTATAGTATAAGTAAAGGTGGTAAAAATGAAAAATAAAACAACAATTACTGATGTTGATATTGGTAGATATAGTTTAAGGTTTAAAGAACCTTATGAAATAGAGTATGATTTTAATATAAAAGATGATATAGAAATTATTATTAGAGATGGTATATTCGGATATGTAGAATCAAACATATCATTAGAAGATGCTTTATTAAAATTCAAATATTGTGTAGTTAAAATGTGGAGAAAATATGTCGAAGAAGATAATGGTATCCACACAAGAAATATTTTAATTCAATTATTAGAACCTATTCAAATATTAAAAGAGGAATATTCTCCTATTGAATTTATTGAATTATTGGGTTTAGATAATGATAGTAAACAGATGACAATTGATGTTTTAAATCAATTAAATGATAGTTTTAAACAATTTGGGTATCATATTGTATTAAAAATAGGGGTTGATGATTAATATGAAAATTCGATTGGCAGGTATTATTGAAAATAGTATAAATAATGGTGAAGGAATAAGAAAAGTAATATTTGCTCAAGGATGCAAACATCATTGCAAAGGATGTTTTAATCCATCTACACATGATTTCAATGGAGGTTACGAATGCGATACTGATAAAATAATTGAACGTATAAATAATGATTATATGATAGATGGTGTAACATTTAGTGGTGGAGATCCTTTTGAACAAGCAGAAGCTTTTGCTGAAATAGCAAAGAATATAAATCCAGAATTAAATATATGGTGTTATACTGGATACACATTACAAGAAATAATAGATAAAGCAAATGAAAAACCTGAATGGGTTGATTTATTGACTCATATAGATGTATTAGTAGATGGTAAATTTGAAGAAGATAAAAAAGATAGAAATTTAAAATTTAAGGGTTCAAGTAACCAAAATATAATCCAATTAAGATAAATAAAATGGAGGGTAAATGATAATGATAGAAAAAAATAATCATTATTATTTGTTAATTAAAAATGCTACAGGAAAAGACAAAATTAATTTAATAAATAAAGAGATAGAAAGATGTTATGAGATATTAACTCATATAATAAAAACATCAAAACTAAATACAGAAAAATCATCTGAACAAATTAAACAAGGAATACAAGAATTTTTAAATTATTTAGATGAATTAGAATATATAACGAATGAAGAGGAAAAGAGAAAATCTTTATTTAATGAAACTAAAGTTTATATTAATATGTTACAATTATTAGCAAATAATTTATAAATATAAAACACAGAGAATAAATTCTCTGTGTTTTATTTATCAAAAATAATAGCTATAATAACAATAGTGTAAAAGATATACAAAATAATTATATATTATATAAATGATAATAATAAAAAGGAGTGAGTTATATATGATAAAAAAAGATAGATTTTATGAATTACAGAAAAAATATTCAAGATTAGGTTTGGAAGGTTTCACTTTCGATTTCATTAGAAATTCATATGGTAATAGTCAACAAAAACAAATTCAAAAACCAAGATATGGTTTAGCAATATTAGTAGGTCAAAAAATAAGATGTCAAGCAGTATTATTACCAGGACTTAGAACTAAGATAAAAAAACGCAATGGTAAAGAAATGCCTATGAGAACTTTAATAAATGTTAATTATAAAGGTAAATTAATAGCAGACCATATTCAAGTAAATTTATATGGAGAAAATTATTATGATGATAAACAATGGGATATAGATGATACTGATTACACTAAGCGTATAGATATTGTAGGAATAGTATATGAATACAGTAAAGGAGATGACAGAAAATATTCAATAGCTTTAACAGAAAAACCTAGATTCCAAGATGATAAATTAATGATAAATCATGTTTTAAAATATAATGAACATATGGATCAAATGTTTTATAAGAAAATATGTCGTCAAGGATTAGTTGACTGCTCTTTATTAACTAAAAAATTATTAATAAAAAGAATGAGAGACAGAATAAATGAATTAACAATGTATGAATTACCATATGATTTCTTATGGAATTATTTAATAAATCAATTTACCCTAAATAGTTTAAGTATTTATATGGCAGAACAAAATATTGATTTATATTTAGATTATTTAACAACATTGCAATGTGATTTATTGATAAATATAATGACTTATATAATAACTTTATTTGAATCAGATATAACTATATTCAATTTATATGATATATTTAAATTAATAGTAATACTATGTTCCAAAGCTCAATGTATAACAACATTTGAATATCATGATGAGGATTTTGATAGATTCTGTACGCAATTTGATATGAGTGATACTGAAGGAAAACGTGGATGGCAAATAGTTAGACATAGAATTAAGAACTATAAATTAACAGACGACGATTTAGACTTAAGTAAATATGAAGAATTAGAATCAACATCTGGATGGACTAGAGCAGCTTGTGTATCTTATTATTTATCAGAAATAAAAAATAATAAATATAGTAACAATAATGTAAAAGATAAATAAAATAAATATATATTATATAAATGAATAGGTATGAAATATGGTTTTCTTAGGGGATTATTGCGCCTCGTTGGTTCGGGATTATTGCGCCCATTATAACCTGAAAGTTAATCATATTCATATCTGGTAAATCATTAGAGGATTATTGCGCCTCGTTGGTTCGGGATTATTGCGCCCATTATAACCTGAAAGTGATTTATCTTTTAGTTCAACAAATGAATAGGTATGAAATATGGTTTTCTTAGAGGATTATTGGGCCTTGTTGGTTCCGAGGATTATTGAGCCTCACTATGAACTTGAAGGTTAATCATATTCATATCTGGTAAATCATTAGAGGATTATTGCGCCTTGGTGGTTCCGAGGATTATTGGGCCTCACTATGAACCTGAAAGTGATTTATCTTTTAGTTCAGATAATAAATGAATAGGTATGAAATATGGTTTTCTTAGGGGATTATTGCGCCCATTATAACCTGAAAGTTAATCATATTCATATCTGGTAAATCATTAGAGGATTAGTGTGCCTTGTTGGTTCGGGATTATTGTGCCCATTATAACCTGAAAGTGATTTATCTTTTAGTTCAGATAATGAAGAGATATGACAAATTGTCATATCTCTAATTTTTATAATTTTAATGGAGGTGTTTTAGTATGACTTTTGAAATATTATATTTAACAGGTTAAAACAAATAATTTAAAATAATTTTAAATAAGGAGGATTTAAATGACAAAAAATTATAAAGAAATAACTAATTTAATAAATGAAAATAAATTAAATTTTATACGTATTCATTTATTATCTACAGTAATAAAATATGAAGAAATAATAAAAGAGGAAATTAGTAATTTTAAAACAACTAATGTTATTGATATAATAAATAAAAACATTGGTTATATGAAAGAAGATATTAATAATAAATATGCATCAATAATATTTACAGATAAAGAACATGTAAATAAAATTGAAAATTTTTATGATGGAGTTAGTAAAATTTATTTAAATAAATTTTCAAAATAAATTAATTTAATAAAACTTTAGGAGGTAATGTTAATATGTATTTTAATAATGTGAATATGGATTCAATAAGTGTTTTAGGTACTGTAAGGGTAATGGATTTCAAAGGTTATGCTATTCATTACTATACAGGATTATTAAAAAATGAAGTTTATATATCTGTAATGGATGTTATAGATATAATGAAAAATCATTTTAACAAAAAGATAGGAACTTTTTATGTAAGTAAAATATTAATCGATGCTGGTATAATTCCTAATTACGTTAAAGTTCAAGGTGATGATTTTATAGATGATTATGTAAATAATCAATGTGTTTTGTATACAGGAATTTTAAAAATCTGTGATTATTATGGATTACAACAATTAAAATCATTTTTACAAGAAGCTGTAAAAATGATAGATGATATAGGAGTATATATAGAAGATTTAAAATATGTTTATAATAAAAAATATAATAACGAAATGAATGTATCTGATGAACTTCGTATGCAAGATATAGAAACTTATGTTTACAATAATGATTCATATTATTGTAATGAACCTTCTGTATATGAAACAGTTGTTGATAAGATTTCATTCTTAGTATTTGGTACAGATATGTCTCAATTAAGATGGAATCTTGGATTATATAGTAATCAAAAAGTTAGTGATAATATTACTGATGATGAATTCAATGAAGTTGCTGTAGCTTCTAAAATGTTTTCATATCTATTATCTTGTAATTTCAATTTAGATATAGATTATATGGCATTTCTAGTAAACAATGTTTTAGAATTAAAATGTAGAAATAAAAAGACAAAACGCAGTAATATTTCAGATATAACAACAGGAGAATATGAAAAAGAATCAGATAATATATATGCTGATATGTTTAATAATGTTCAAGTATCAAATGAACATAATGACCCAGATGTAGATGATTTCTATAGATATATGTAGATAAAATATAAGGTATATGGATTTTTCCATATACCTTATATTTTTTTATTTTTTACCTTCATAAATATCTTTTAATTGTCTACTTAATTCAATTAATAATTTATTACCCATCATCATGTATTGACAGCTAACTATACCTCTTGCTATTATTGAATTACAACTTAAAACAGCACCTATTTTTTCATCAGGTCTAAATGATGTATATGCTTCTTGACCTTCAGGTATAACATTAGTAATTATAGTTTTAAGAGCACTAAAGAAAACTATTTTATCCCCTGCTCCCAATTCATCATGTATCTTTATATAGAATTCTATTAAGACACCATCATTTAATGCAACACCTTTGAATTTACCATCATTTGTAGTTTTTACTGTTTCAGTATTTTCATTAAATAGCATATTACATTTTACTAATGGATTATTACTTTTATCATATTTTTCTAATAATTTTCTTCTATCTTTAATTCTATTATAATGTTTATTAACAACTTTTCTTAATGAAGGTGAAAGGTCATTTAAACTAACAGATGAATATACTTTTATATCTTCTATTACTCCAGAATATTTAGTTTTAACTTTTTCTTTGTTATTCATCATTATATCTTCTTTCATATCTTCACCGACATTAGATAATAAAACATTTAATGAATCTTCGTCGAATGATTGTTCAAATCTAATTAATTCATCTCCAGATTGAACTGTATCACCTATTTTAACCATGTAATCAACGTTTGTATTTGGTCCTAACACTACTTGTTTTTGCATTACTATTTCAGAAGCCATATCTCTTGAAACTTGTTTAGTAACATAAGATGAATCTTCAAATGTTGCTGCAGAAGAAAGTAATGCTATTTTTTCTAATGTACCTATATTAAATTGATTACCAAAATGTTCACTATTAGTAAAGAAATCTCTATCTTGAGCTAATATATCATTCTTTTTAAATGTATCACCTTTTTTATAATTAGGAATCATTTTTTTACTTAAATAAAAACCACCTGCACCATTTTTAGCAATTCTATTATTGATTGATATAGCATCAGATTCTCCATTCTTATATTCAACTATCATTAATCCAGTATCGTCATTTAATTCAACAACTTTACCATCATCTTTTGCAATAAAAGACCAGTCTTTTGATAAATGATATTGTATTGATTTTTCAGCACCATTTGTTATTAATGATGGTGATGCTTTTGATACTGGTGTTAAGTGAGTTGATTGTTTTGTAGACATTGCAGTTCTCATAGCATCATCTCTTTGTGCACCTCCAGTTGTCAACATTTCAGCAGGACCAAATAAATTTACATCATTATACTCATCTAGACGATTATCCATAGCTTTATTATCAATAAAACCTCTAACATCACTAATAGGTGGTTCCATTGTTAATACTCTTTGTATTCCAACATTACCATCAGGTGAAGAACTTATAGTATAGACTCCTGTCATTGATTTATGGAATGAACGTTGAACTTTTGTGTATGCTTCTTCCAAGTTACAACCAGATGGACCCTTTTTAGTAGCACCATGTAATTTTTGCATTTCAACTATTGGATTAAGTTCACTATAATCTTCAACTATAGTTTGGGCTAATATATCTTTAATTAACGCATCTTTTCTTATTGATATTTTTCTAGGATTTCTATGATTTGCTGTAGCTTTATATTGTTCATAAGAAGATGCAATAAGTTTATAAAGTCTAGCAGGTATAAGTTCAGCTGATCTAAATCTAAATGATCTTATATCTAATTCTGTTCTAAATTGATTATCAACTAATAATTCATTAGCATAAAGTACTAATCCTGTTAAATCAGTTGGTAAAGAAAGTTTTTGTAAAACTTCTAAAGTTATAGGATCTATAAAATTATCGAAGAAATTACTAAAAGCATTAGCAATATTTCTTCTACCATAAATTGATTCAAATATATCCTGATATGTTAATACATCACTAAAATCATCAAATGAATAATTTTTAGTAGGTATTTCTAATAAACCATTTAATAATAATGAATTTTTAAAAGGAATGTTACTAAATACTAAATAACCATCATTGAATTCAACAATACTTTCATTTAAAGCTATTCTAGGTCTAGTATCTGAAAAATAATATTCAGCCTTAATTTGGCTAAGTATATTTGATAAACCATTTTTATAAGCAAGTAATAATATTGTAGGAACATACTTATTCATTATTTTTACTCTAGTATACATATATTTTTTACCAGTACTTTGTTTTGAAATTTCGTCTTTTAACTGAGGAGATTTAGATAGCATAAAATCAATCAAAGACATTTTTGTATCAATACTGTTATTAAAATTAGTTTGGTATACTGTATTTGTATCAAAATTCACATAATAAAAAACATTTTTATTACCTTTTCCAACAGGTAATATTTTACTATCAACTAATTTTTCATATTCATCTATTTTATTTTTAGGAACACTATCTAGAAATAATTGTCTTATTTCTGATTGATTAAAGTAAAATTTAATATCTCCTATTGCTATTTCTTTAAAATTACATGATAAATCATCATAATCTATAATTGTAAGATATTTAGTATTTTCTTTATCATATTTACCATTAATAACTTTTATTCCCTTTATTGGAGAATTTAAAGCTTTTTTAAGTTTTTCATTTAGTGATGATACTTTAGAACCATATCTATATACGAATAACTTATTATAATTTGATACTAATTGAACAGTATCTCCAGATACCTTTACAACAGGTAACATTAATTGTTGATTATTTATATATTTTTTATTTCCACCTATCCATAAGAAACGATTATCAATAAATTTAGGAACATCAAATACTAATCTATGTCTAACTCTTAAACTATCTTCTAAATCAATAGTATACGTATCTTTATAATTATTAATATCAGATGAATCTTCAACTTTAATATTTCTTACATATATTTGAATATCACTTTTATCTGATAAACAAGTAACTGCACTAAGAATATCTTTCTTCATTACATTTTCAACATAATCTTTATTTATATTAGGATATCTAACTTCAGTAACATTTTTATTTATAGTATCAACACTTTTACTGATATCATTCACTTCTATTTTAACATCATCTGTTGATACTGATAGAATATCACCCAAAGTCTTTCCTTGTACATCTAATGTCAATTGTTTTTCTCTTAACATTTCATCTCTTTTAGATGATGCTGATGATTTCATAGCTACAGATTTTTTTTCTTTTGCTACTTCTTTTAATATCTCAGTATTGGCAGTAATGATATTTTCAATATCTTCTGTATTAGGAGCAACTCCTCCAGAACCTTGTTTTTCATCTATTTGTTCGATTGCTTTTTGAACAGCATCATTAACTTTTTCTTTAACATTATCAGGAACTTCTCCTGTTACAGCACTATATTTACCTAATATAGCATCAGTTATTGAAGATACTCTTAAATCCATATTATAAATTCTTTCTGCATCATTAGTATCTTCATCAGTCATTGTTCTATTCATTAATTTAAACAATTCCATCTTAAATTCAGATGCCACTGCACTACCAACATTAGGTTTATTACCTTTTAACTTAAAGCACTCTGAACCATTAACTCTTAATGACATACCATTATTAGAAACTAATATTATATCTAAATTTCCTAAATCAACAAATTCCATGTAATTGTATTTTATTAACTCATATAATAATGTAATAGGATTAAATTCTTTACTTTTTCGTCTTATCGTAGGAATAAAACTATTCTTATATTCTTCTATATTAATTATCATTGTTTTATTAGGATAATATTGCATATTACCTATAACTCGATTAATATTTTTCCAATATATAGATGATTTTTTACTAGTTGGTATATTTTCAGAATTCATTTTAAAAATATTATTTATATTATTTAAATAATATATAATATTTTTATGAAAATCACCTCTAGATAACATTCTAGTATCTATTATTTTAATACTAGGCATTTCATCTTTTAAAGATTCAATATCTTTTTTTGCATTTACATATACATTTTTCTTTATAGGTTTTTTGTTAATACTTAAATCTATAAGTCTATCTACTAATATATATTTATAAGGACTCATAGTTTTTATCTGTATTGGTCCCAATAAAGTATTTATATTAGATACTTTATTAGAATTTATTAGTAAAACCGAGTCATCTTTAGGGTTATCTTCATTGTATTTCAATATACTTTTCACCCTCATACATTTCATTAATCTTAATTGTTTAGTTTGAATCATTATTAATAACTCCTTTCTAATATTATAAATTTATCCATTAACCTTTTGTTTAAAAGTATAATTTACAAATAACGAACCGTAAGGGACATATGGTCCACCACAACCATATGTCCCGTTCAATATTATGAATGATTAAATTCATTAAAAAGAGGTAATATTTTTTTCAATCCGTTCTTACTATATTGTTATACTAAATAAAAAAATAATAGATAATTTTAATAAGTTAATAATCAATAACCGTCCTTATTGGTATGTATTGCTAAAAATAAATATTAATTTTCTAAAATTTAATACATACCAACAACTCCGTAAGGAGAAGAAGATGACTGGAGGACGATAATAAAAGAGAGTCCGAAAGGAGAGGGAGTTGTTGAAATAAAAGAATAAAATATGAAAGGAAGATACGTTCATTAACATTTATTGTTAATGAACTTTTTTATTAGTATGTAAAAGACACAATAATCAATTATATATTATAATCATGAGGAGATGATGATTATGAAAAAAATGAAAAGAAATAACAATAAGTTAAATCAAAGACAATATGTAATGATAGTAAATAATCAATCTAGTTATATTAAACTAAAAAGAAAAGGTAAAAAATTAACATTTGAAGAACTTAGACAATTAGTAGAAGAAAAAAATAAAGGGGGTTTATTTAGATGTGTAAAATAATAAGAACATTAAATGATATACCTAAAGATGAAATGGATTTAAATAACATAGATTGGAATGTTTTAGCAGTATGTTATAAATTATCAGAAGAATTCATGGATAAGTATCAAAATGAATTGGATTGGGATATAATTTCATATTGTCAACAATTATCAGAAGAATTTATAGAAAAACATATTAATAAAGTATTTTGGTCAGGGATATCTTCTACTCAACAATTATCAGAAGAATTTATAGAAAAATATTCTGATAAAGTAAATTGGGGTTGGATATCATTAAAACAAAATTTATCAGAAGAATTTATAGAAAAACATTCTGATAAGGTTTATTGGTTTGGAATTTTTCATAGTCAAAAATTATCAAAAAACTTCAAAAATAAACATTGGAAAGAGTATTATAATGTAATAGATTGGGAGGAAAATTATGAAAATTAATAATATTAAAACTATTAATGATATTAAAGAAAATAACTATATTGAAAAAATAAATGAAAAAATAACTAAAAAATGTATAATACAAGATAAAAAAATCAGAAATAATTATTATTTATATTATAAAGAAAATACTAAAAAAATTCCAATAAGAATAGATTGTCAAATATTATTAACATTGATATTAAATAATCCTGATATAATGAATAGAACATATTTATTTATATTAATAAATAAAAAAGATAACAATGAATTAAGATTGATATTTGATAATGAAGGTAGATTAATTTTACCTAAAAACATAGAAATTGAAGATAATATTAAACAAGAATGCATATATCAATTATCTAAAATACAACATAAAAGAGTATCAAATCAAGATATTGAAATAAAAGATATATGTTTATTGGAGGAGGTAAAATTAAATAATGAAAAAACAATATTTAGCATTAAATAAAGATAATACTATTGTATGTAAAGGTACAGTAGAAGGTATAAAAAAATATTTAAAACAGTTAGATATTAGATTTGCAGATTTATTATATGTTAATATAGTTGATTCAAATAATGTATTTGATGATTTTAACATTATATTAATAGAAGATATAAACTTATATTTATTAGAAGGTCAATACAATATTATAGTATCAGAAATAGATGATGAAAAATATGCATTTGAATATATGACTAAATCAATAAAAGAAGCATTAGAATCTAATATATTTTCAGATGAAAATATTGAAAGATTGCAAAATATTGCTAAAGAATTAGAATATGTTAAAAAAGAACATTCAGAATATTTAAAACAATACTTTAGTGGTATTGATAAAGCAGCTTTAGTTAATTTAACATTAACTTTATATGATGAAAGAAATAAGGCTTATTTACCAAATCAGGTAAATATAGAATTATAGATAACATACCTGGTGTGATATAGTCACACCAGGTAATAATTTTTATTGGAGGTATATAAATATTATGAATTTATTTTTTGATTTTGAATTTACAGGATTACATGCAGGAACTACACCTATATCTTTAGGTATAGTTGCAGAAAATTTTGGTTTCTTTTATGCAGAATTTACAGATTATGATGAAACACAAATTGAACGTGAAAAAGATGGAGGAGAATTTATTAAAACAAATGTGTTAGACAATTTAATATTAGAAAAACAAAATTTAAAAGAAAATGATTTTTATGAATATTATAAAAGAAATGATTTATTTGCTATGAAAGTTAGAGGTAATAAATCATTTATTGTTGAAAAATTAAAAAAATGGTTATTCTCTTTTAATACACAATTAGAAATGTGGGGAGATTGCTTACATTATGATTGGGTATTATTTTTAGATTTATTTGGTAGTGCTTTCGATTTACCTGAATGTGTATACTATATTCCTTTTGATATATGTACTTTATTTAAAATAAAAAATATAGATCCAGATATCAATAGAGAAGAATTTGTTAAAGAGTATATAAAAACATATAAAGAAGCAGATGATTTTTCAAATAAACATAATTCATTACATGATGCTGATATAATTATGTATTGCTATAATAAATTAATAAAATAAAATATTAAAAAGTCTATGGTGTAATCCATAGACTTTTTAATTATATATTATATCTAAGAAAGGGAGGTTGATTTATATGAAAGTTGAATTAGATGAAAAATCTAAAATGGGTAGAGTGAGAATTGTTTCAGATACACAAGAGGAGGTTGATGAATTTTTCTCAGAAATCAATAAAATAATAAAATTAACAGAAGATAATATTAATTTTTATATATCTTCAATTCAAAAACAAAATTTGATTGAAGATATATCTGAATCTGAAGAGGATGTCATATATGATATGATTTCTACAGGAATGTCTTTAATAAAAAATACAATAATAAAATATATTGAAAATTATCATGAAATTGTAATAGACTTGCAATATGATTATGATGAAAGACAAGTAGTAATTGAAAATATGTTATATGTCCCTGAAGATAGGGTTCTTCATTAAAAGGAGGTAAATATGATAAAATTTTTATTAAAAACAGCAAAATCAATAGCATCAAACAAAACTGTAGTTCAGGTATTAAAATTTATTGCACAATCAACATTGTTATATATAGGAAATAAAATGTCAGTATCACCATATCATGTTGATAAATATGATATGAAATCTATGGTTTATCATCATAATATGAATAACGACGATAAAATAAATCCAATTCTTTCTGAAGAATTATTTTCACTATATCGTATAATTGATTTTATAAAAAGTTATAGTGAAAAAAATAATGTTAAACTTACTGAAAAAGATATAAATAATTTTATAAGACAATTAATTTATATTATAGATTCAAAAAGAGATGCTGATTTATTAATTGACAATTATCAAAATAATAAAATTAAAGTTTATGACAATGATAGTAAATTAACAACATCATTAATCGATACTACAGAGATTAATGAAGGAAAAATATATGTTCCTAATAAAGAATTAATGTTAATAACAGATGAAGGTAAGTTTATTTCAGATAATAAAAATGATTATCTTGAAAATAGACTTAATGCTAAAAATGAAGATGAAATTAGAAAAGTTATAAAAGATTATCATAAAAAGAATAATACTAAAGAAGTATTAGAATATTTTAATAAAAATATGGAGGTGTAATTATGGATTTAATAATATTCTGTGATAACTGTAAGAAGAAAGTTCAAGTTAAAATAATGGGTGTTGATTACAACACCCCAGAAGGATATTGTGTTATTAGATATAAATGTCCTGAATGTGGAAATGAAGGTAAATATATTATGAATGTATAGGAGGTTTAAAATGAATGATATTTTAAATTTTATAACTCGTGGTGAATGGCTTGATTGTTCTACTGAAGAAAAATTGTATAAACCATTATTTAGATTATACAGACTTCAAGCCATGTCTTATCCTGATTATAGAATGGAAGAAATATATGATGCAGTTTATTTTCCATTTGTAATAGAAAAAGGACGTAATGTTAAAAATCTATATAATGTATTTAGTAGTGTGGAAGATGGTGTATTATTATATTATTGCAATAAACGACATGAATTTTTAAAACGAAATAAACATAAAAAATTGGAGGACTTCTTAAAATGATAATTATTTTGTTTATTATAATACTGATAATATTCATATTATTGGTTAAAGATTAAGAAGGGTCGTTATGAAAGGAGATAATATTGAATATATTGTCGACAATTTTGATAATAAAAATTATAAATAAAATTAGGGGGTAAATTTATGAATAATAAAATGATAATTGGTTTAGGTTTTGTAAGTGCTGCTACTGTTTTAACAATTGCAAATGTAGATAGAGTTGATGCTGCTTCAGCATTAACTGCAACTGTGAATTTAAATATGAGAAGTGGTCCATCAACTTCTTATGGTAAAATAGGTATGATAAAACAAGGAGACAGTGTACAATATATAACTGCATCTAAAGGATGGTTTAAAGTAAAATATAATGGTAAAACAGGTTGGGTTAGTAGCAATTATATGAAATTTGGTGTAAGTAGTTCAAACTCTAATTCTAACAATGTTAATAAAAATAACATTTCTGGTACAGCAGTTAATATGAAAAAAGTTGCAAAAGTAAATTTAAATATGAGAAGTGGTCCATCAACTTCTTATGGTAAAATAGGTACTGTAAAACAAGGAGAATCAGTACAATGTATTTCTCAATCTAATGGTTGGTATAAAGTAAAAACTAAATATGGTACTACTGGTTGGGTAACTGGTCAATATTTAACAAATTCAACTATAAATAATAACACAAATCATAATACAACAACAAATACACAAGTAAAAGGAAGAACACTAAGTAATTTAATAGTTGTAAACAGAACATATCACACATTAAAATATTATGTTAATGGTCAAGTAGCTTATTCTACTAGTTGTTCTGTAGGTAAATATTCTAGTCCTACTCCAACAGGTAAATATTCAGTTATTAATAAAATAGTTAATAGACCTTATTATAAGAAAAATATACCAGGAGGAGATCCTAGAAACCCATTAGGTAATAGATGGTTAGGTTTAAGTATAGGTTCTGGTTATGGTATTCACGGTAATATAAATGAGAATTCAATAGGATACCATGTAACTGAAGGTTGTGTTAGATTACACAATGCAGATGTTGCTAAGTTATATAATATGGTTCCTGTAGGAACAACAGTTATAATAACTGATAAAAACACAAATAAAGAAGCATGTCAAGATTATGGAATTTATATAAAATAATATAAGGGGGAATATTATGAATAGAAAATTTTATAACAAATATCGATTATTTGATACTAAATATCTTAAGAAAGGTATGGTCGTGGTACCTAAAGGTAAAACTAATCAGTATCTAATAAAAGATATAAAGGGAGATATAATATATTTAAGCAATAGATCGGAAGAAATAATGGCAGATAAAAAGACATTTGCCGAAAACTATTTATTAATTAAGTTTTTAGATACTACTGTATATCAAGAAGAAATGATATTTAGTCCAAACGATTTAATGCCAGTTCGCATTAACGATAAAAGATTATACGGTCTTTATAAAAACAAATATGTGGTAAATAGTAGTGGGGATATTTATAAGGTACTTGGTCGTGCACTAAAAGATAAAAAGCAAAATGAATATATATTTTATTTAGATAATGGGGATTTTAATGTTATAGAAAAACATTATGATGAATTAATCGACGATTATAAACTAATCGTCGATAAATATATTCATCTTATTTAGGAGGTTTTTATGTCTAAAATAAATGATATTAAAAATGCTATTCAACATAATATTACTGAAGTTTATTCAGTTATTGAATATTTAAATTTATCAAAAGCTGAAAAAATCGATGTTATGGATACAGCAGAAGTTATTTGTGATAAGTTAGATAATTTAAAATCAACAGATATAAATTATGATATTTTATCGCTTATGAAGTAGGTGATGATTGTATGGAATATATGATTATCTATGGTTCTTCTCCTCAAAGGAGAGAACCATTTATTTTAGCAGTAACAAATGACCAAAAATATATTAATGGATTTAAAAATGATTTTTATGATTATTGTCATGACTATAAAATAGTAAATGATAATAAGTTTGAAATGTACGATGATTATCATATTAGAGAAATATGTAATCATTATATTACTGAAAAAATGTTAACACAATTCTATGAAGAATATATAAATATATATTATATATTAATGGACTTTTTAAATACAGACATAGATATTTTTAAATGGACAGATAATGAAATGGATAGACTTGAATTAGGATTTGAAATTATTAATACAATAACAAGTAGTGGTCCTATTGATATTGAAGATTTACGATATAATTCTGAAATGTTAATATCAAAGGATATAGTTGATATTCCAAAATTATTAGAAGAATTTATTTATGAATTTCAAATAGATAATCAATATTAACCGAGAAATATTTCTCGGTTATTTTTTTATTTAAATACAATATAATAAGGTAGGTGATATACAATGGAATTAAAACCGAATGAAAATGGTAAAATTATAAATATTGCAAAGTATAAAGATATACAAAAAGTTTCTAGGGACATAATAATTAATACTGAAAAGGATAGAGTTAAATTAGTAAAACATATTGAAGCTATAATAAGAGATTCTTTGGAATATAAAGATTATATTAATTATTTAAAAGATTTTATGAATAAAGATAGTTTCTTTGCAAAAGTAGAACAATTAGCTTATAATAAAGTAAAAATACAGATTCATCATGCTCCATTAACTTTATTTGATTTAGTATCTATTGTTATGCAAAAACATCAAGATGAATATGATAGTACAAATATATATGATATAGCAGATGAAGTTATGAAGTTGCATTATCAATGCAGAGTAGGATTATTACCATTATCTGTAACAACACATAAATTAGTACATTTAGGAAAAGTATTTATACCTGTTCAAATGATAAGAGGTGATTGGGCTAGTTTTTACAGAGAATATGCTCCATATTGTAATCAAGATATTATTATTAAATTACAAAATACAGTTAGATTTTCTAAAGAAATACAAGATGTTAGTTTACTAGAAACAAAATATACTTATATTGAAGTAGATGGATTTAAACAAATTCAATTAATGAATCCAGATGATTTATTTAAAAAAGCAAATAAAAAATAATATAGTGTATAACACTATATTATATACAATGAAATAGATGGTATACTATTATCATAGTATACCATCTATAAATCCGATAAAATCAAATAAACATTATTAAAAACAATTGGAGGTAAATGTTCATATAATAAAAAAACAATAAAAAACATAGAGTATTTATATTTGCAAGTAAAAATTATTAAAATATTTTACTTAAATTATTGTTTATTATCAATTATGTAAAAGTGAATAACTTTAATTATATATAATATAAATGTGTATAGGAGGTAATATATAATGAGAAAAAGAACAGAAGTGGGAGAATTTTTAATTAAAATTCGTAGTATGAATAAACAAAAAAGAGCAGACATGGTAGAAACCTTAGGTATATCAGCTGCAACTCTTTCAAGTATTGAATGGGGACATCGTGATATTACAAAAAATATAAGAAATCTAATAATCAAAAAATATAAATTAACACCATATGAAATAGATGATTTTGATAGAGCAATATTATATTCATCTCATAATGTTAAATTAGACATGAATAAATTTACTCCAGGAGAAAAAAATAAATTATATGATATGATAAGGGGGAGAATATTTGAATAAATATATTTTGTGTACTGATGGTTCAGCAAAATTAGTTGGAGATTCAATATATGACTCAGCATCAGCTTTTTGTTTATTTGATGAAAAAATGAATATCATTAAAAAAGATAGTGAATATTTAAAAGGAAAAACTAATAATTATGCAGAAATGCATGCTATTTTTAAAGGAACTAAATTTATTATGGAACATTGTATTTTAGATGATGTGGATAGATTAGTAATTGTTAGTGATTCTAAGTTATGTATATCTTCATTAAGTATATGGATGCCAGGATGGATTAAAAATAGTAAAAATGAAATATTAGTCAATTCAACAGGTCAACCTGTAGCTAATCAAGAATTAATAAAATCAACATTTATTAACACATTAATATTGAATAATAGTTTAGACGTTTTATATGCTCACATTAATTCACATCAAGCTAAAAATAAATTGTTATCTAATTATGATAAATTCTGTTTTAAAAACGGTAAAGAAATTATAAGTTTTAATGAATATACCAAGATTTTTGAAGCTAATGATATATGTGATAAATTAGCTAAAAAAGAATTAGGTATATAAAGGAGGGTTTATATGAATAAATATATTGCTAATTTAGAATTAACTATTAGAACTTCAGATATTGAAGTTTTTCTTTTAGAAAAAACTTTTAAATTATTAGCTTATGATAAGGAAACAGCTGCAGAAACTATGTTTGAACTTGTAAAAGATCCAGATAATGCTTTATCATTATTTGGTGATAGAATAGATGATAATATACGAACAATGTATAAAAAAGGTAATTATCAAATTAGATGTGAAATAGAGGATATTAAAAAAGATGATAAATAAACCAAATAGATTTATATTAAAAAAGGAGAGGTGAAAAAATGAGAATAAGTAAAGAAGAATATTATATGAATATAGCAGTACAAGTATCATTAAGAAGTACGTGTATAAGAAGAAAAGTTGGAGCATTAATCGTAAAGGAAAATGAAATATTAGGAACAGGTTATAATGGTAGTCCTAAAGGACTACCAAACTGTTGTGATAATCCAGATAGATGTTATAGAACTAAACATAATATACCATCTGGTGAAAAATTAGAATTATGTTATGCACAGCATGCAGAAATAAATGCTTTATTTAGTGCAATAAAAGCAGGAAAAGATTTAACAGATGCATCCGTATATGTAACAACTTTCCCTTGTAGTAATTGTGCTAAAGCTTTAATTCAATCAGGTATAAAAGAAATATATTATTTAGATAATTACACTAATGAATTTACTTTAAAAATGTTAGATGAAGCTGGTATTGAAGTAATTGAAATGAATTCAGAAATATATCAAACTCCATTAGTTGATGGTGCAGATAGACATACTGATAATGAGTTAGATTATATAGATCCATTAATTAAAGAAATATATAAATATGATATAGGCACAACAGCATTTAAAGAAAATAGAAAAAAAGTATTAGATAGATTTCCAAATTTAATTGAAGATGAAAATGTTGTTTTCATTTCAAATATAAATGAATTATATAAAGAATCTTTCTTAAGTAATTCATATTTAAATTTATATAGTAATGGTAATATAGCAATTCCTGCTGATAACAGTGATGAATTATTTGATATGGCTAATTTAGATGAAGTCTTACAGTATAGTTTCATTAATAGACAAGAAGCTGAATATAGTGGTTTAATGGAAGTTAATGACCGTTCTAAACGTCATTGTGTTGTTGCAGGATTGGTTATGGATAAATCAAGAAAACATATTTATTTATTAAAATCACTTAAAGGTAGACTTAAAAATAAATATACACTAGTTCAAGGACACATGTCTGATAGAGGAATGGAATGGTGTCGTGAGGATCATTTAAAACATATTGCTAATTTAAATATGAATAAAGAATTCCAAGAAGAAGTTGTTATTAAAAATCCAGAGTCGTCAACAGTTGTTATATATGATCCTAAGGCATTAATAATGCTATCTGATAATAAAATAAGTGAAGACCATATAGGTTTTCTGTATATAATAACAGTACCAGATGATGCTGAGATAGTTAGTAATGAACCAGATAAACATGAAGTTGTTAAATTTAAAAAAGGAGATATTATTCCAAATTTAGATACTTGGGCTAAAACATTTTTAACACACATTAGATAAATGACAGGCGTAGATATTTGATTTAAATATCTACGCTTATAATCTGAATATGTAAAAGTTATATTTTTTAATTATATATTATATATATGTAAAAGGAGGTAAATGTTATGAAAGAAAACAAACAAACTAAATTATATAAAATAGAGAGATTGAGAGAACCTATGTCTAGAGAACAATTAGAAAAAGTTTCATCAAATATTCGTTCAGATGAAAATTGTATAACATATCATTTAGAACATTTAGATGATATACCTAGAAATAAAAAAGTAGTAGTTTTACTTGATACCGATAAAAATGATAAAGGGTATGCAGAATTAAAACCAATAGATGCTAAAGAATATTTTAATGAATATCTAGATATGGGTAAAGCTAATGCTAAACCAAAAGAAGTTATGAGAATAGGATATTCTCAACAATCAAAAGAAAATTACGATAAATTGGTTAAACAAGAAAATGAAGAAACTAAATATATAAATGAATTCACAATGCCAACATTTGATGAATTATGGGATAATATTTATGTTAACACATATAATGGGGATATTTATAATGACTCATCAGAAACATTGCCTGATGAACTTAGAGAGGATGTTGGTGTTGTTGTACCAGGAATTATAGATAGAATTGAAGATTATTTTGATTTTGTTAAACGATTAAAAGATAGAGGTAAAGATGGTTTAGGTAGAAGTATTTATGATAAATATGAGGATTATTTAGAAGCAACTGAAATCATCGGAACTTATATTGAAGCTGTTTATGATAAATATGGAGGTAAAGAAGCATTTTATCAAGCTAAAGATATTGGTGGTATATTTGGAGGTTATGAATATATTCCAACAGTTAAACCTAGATATAAGAAAAGTAGAAGAAATATAAGATTAGCTAAAGGAGAAATAGCTGATGAAATATTTGATGTTGATAATAGTAATTTAGGAGCATTAATAAGTAAAGAAAGAGATATTGCGATTCAAGAAGAAGAAGCATCTAAGTATTGTGATCATGATGATAATAGTTTAGGGTCAAAACTTAGAAAAGAATCTATACAAAGAGATATTGAAAATGGATGGTATGAAGAAGAATTTTATGATGAAGATGAATTAATTCCTGATGATAATATTGATTCATATATAGTAATAGATGAATCTGATAATGAAGATTTTGATTCTAATGAGTTAGATGTTGTTTATGAATTACCACCAAGATTTACAGATTTACCTAAAGAATTAGATGATTTATATAAAACAGGATTAGTTGAACAAATATTAGATTTTAAGCCTAGTGAAAAATATGCAGAATTAATGATGGCTAGTGATAATAAAGAAGATGCTCAATTAGGAAGAGAATTATTATCTAATAAAGAAGCACAAGAAATTATTGATAGCGTTATATATGAATCAACATTTACTGATATGTTAGATTCTGATTCAAATAATCTTCCATTAGATAGCATTATAGACCAACTATCATATGATAAAATAGTTTCTAAATATGGTAGTGAAAAAGCAGATATGTTTCCAATTAGTGAATCAAGTATGGATGCTTATAGAAATTTTATAAAAAATCATATGATGGAATTGGATGAAGATAAATATGATTTAGCAGAAGCAGAAAATTATGCAGATTATAAAACAAAATATATGTATAATCCAAACTTTAAACAATTAGAAGATGAAAAGAATAATCTTAATAGAAGTGCAAATGATTTATTACGTAATAATAATATTGCAGTATTTGGAGAAAATAATTATAGAGAAGAATTACAAAAAGGTGAAACAGAAATAGAAGGATATTTAAGAGAAATGTCAAGTAGAGTAAGAGCTAGTTTAAATTTCTTAACATCAAATGCAGATACTGATGATTATACTGGAGGTTATAAAACATCAATGGCTACTGATTATAATTCAAGTAATATTGTAGATAAACTAAATGGTGAATTTGAAATACCTACTTCGCCACAAGGGGTATTGAAATATGCTGAAAATAATATAGAATTAGCTCAAAGAATTTATGAATTCACAGTTGATCATCCAGATGATGCTAGAAAAATGTTCAGTGACAGATGTTCATTAGAAGATTTTGTATCTATGGCTACAAAAGAATCTAAACCAATGTTTAGTGACAAGGTTATTTCTGAAATTAGAAATAAGAATAAAAGAAGATTGTATTTAGTAGAAGGAGGTAATAAAAATAATGAAAGAAATGAGTAGAACTTTTAAGGAAAAAACAATAAATGTGCATTCTTTAATAAAAGAAAATTTTACTAAGGATTTTATGAAAAAGATATACAATATATATGCAAATAAATCTATGTCTATAGTCGAAAAGACTATAGCATATGATAAACTTTTTACTAAAGAGTTTGGTGAAAGAAAAGATTATCGTAGAATCGGTGAGGGTACGAATAGATTTGTATGTTTATTAAGTAATCACATAATAAAAGTGGCATACAATTATCTTGCATATCTAGATAATATGAATGAATTAGCAATGTCTAAGAGGATGCCAAAACATGGACCATTAGCATTAGCATATGAAACTAATGGTCTTGTTTTAGTTTCAGAATATGTAGCAGTAATTGATAAAGAAGATTTTCTAGAATCTCAAGCTGAAGTTAAGAAAGTATTAATTGAATTAGAACAAGATATCATTAGTGTAGTTAACAAAAATAAAAATTATTTTTATATATTAGGTGATATGGGTATGTCATCAAAAAATTATGGTAACTGGGGTAGACGTTCTACTGGAGAACTAGTGATTTTAGATTATGGATATTTATATAAATCATCTTTTGCTGATTGGAAAGAAATAAGTAAATGTCCTTATTGTGGTAATCCATTAACGTATAAAGGTGATTATACAGAATTAGAATGTTCTTCTTGTAATAAAACAGTAAAATATACAACATTGAGAAATAATTTAGGTTATAAAAAGATAATAGAAACTATAAAAGATATTAATGATAATGATAAATTTGGTAAATTTGATAAAGATGGAAATGTTTTAGTAGATGTATACAAAACTGAAACATATGAAGTAGAAGAAAAAATACCTGAAATACCACAAAAGGTTTTAGAATCAATAGATGATACAGTAAATAAATTTTATGAAATATCTTATCTTATAAAAAAAGATATAAAATTTGATAAAGATGAAATTATTAGAGAATTATATGAATCTCAAAATCATTATTATGTTGAACTATATCCTATGTTATTAGTAGCTATAAACATGAATAAAAATAATGTTCATTCATATGAAAAAGATTTTGATAATAAAGTATATGATATAAAAGCACTTCTTCTTGAAGAAGTAAAAAATAGTCAATTTGAAAAATTAACTGAAGAAGAATATGAAGAATATAATAAATTAATAACAGAAGAAGATGTTGGATATGATGAAAATTTAAATCAAAGTAATATCGAATTCATTGACAAATTAGCTGAAGAACAAGATAGTGTTGAAGTTGTATCTTCATTGAATGATATTTTGGATATGGAATTTGGTAGTCAAGAAGTTTTTATGGCTGATGAAAATGAAGACATTTTAGATAATCTTGATGAAAATTATAACCTAGATAAATTAATGGATATGGTATATGATAAAGAAAAAAATAAAGAAGAAGAAAAAGAAAAAGTAGAAGAAAAAGGTAATACAGTAAATATCAAAGATATGTTAAAAGAAAGTTATAAAAATCTTAAAGAATCTTTAATGTCTATTATTTCAGATATAATGGATACTGATGATTTTGTTGAGGGGGATAATTTATATCAACCATTATTAAACGGTGATCTTATTGATTATGATTATTCACCAGAAGTAAATGCTGAAAATATATTAGGTGGTTGGGAACCTGATAAATTCTGTTTTCCATTATATAGACATTTATTAATAATGAAAAATTATGATTCTACTGAAGCTAAAGAAGAATTTGAAGCAATATATAAAATAGATGATAAAGATGTTAAAGTTCCAGAAAATATGTATGATGCTGATGAAAATATAGATACAGTATTAGAACAAATAGCAACAAGATTTGAAGAAGATGTTAGACCATCACGATTTGCATTGGTATTAGCAATTAAGAAACAATTGGTTGAATATTATAAACATGTCGATGAATATTATGAAAATAAAATGGAACAAAAAATGAAAACATCATTAGATTCTTGTGATTATTATTATAAGATAGCAACACAAAGTACTGAAATATTAAAAGATATGAGAGAAGCTAAAGGAAAAATGGAAAGAGAGTTAAAAGATTATCTTGATATGACATTAGAAGAATCTTTAGGGGTTAATAAATTAGTTTATTTCTATAACTATATAGAACTAATGGATAATATACAAGATGATATAAGATCAGTTATATGTGATATAGATATAATGTCTAAACATGGTAATATAAAAGATATAATTAAAGATATAAGAAATAAATATTATGAAATAACAAGAAGATTGATATCAGATAATAAATTTGATATATTTAAATATGGTCCATCATATATTTCTGAAGTTGGATATAAACGAGAATTAAAACCTAAATTACAATGTAGATTAGTAGATAAAGATTCAAATATAGATGAATATCAACCTTTAATATTTACTAGAGAAAAATATAGACTTTTAAGAATAGAAAAAAGATTTGAAAAATTATTTAAAGCTAATGAAGTTAATCTTTCTGATATAGTTCATAAATTAGATAGTAGACAATTATATTACACAATAACAGATATTGATAAATATGTATTTAAAAGAAATAAAGATAATTTAAGATATTTAATGACAGAATTTGAATATAATTTATTAAGTGAATATGAAAATTTATATGGTATGACACATATGAATGATGTTGACAAACTATATGCTGATTGTATAGTTAACATATTAAATGAAAAATACAATCTTTGTGAAGACACATATAATTTATTTAAAGATATTGCACATTTAGGATTAAATGATGCTTTATCTATTAGATATATGATAATAAATATGTTAGATATACAAGATATATCAAGATTAGATTATTTAAATAATATAAAATAAGGAGGATGTAAATATGGCATATTTAATGATATGTGAAGATGAATTGGAAGAAACTGTAGCTTTACTTAAAGGTAAAGGTTATGTTTATAAGTTTTTATTTGATTCATCAAATAAAGATGATTATCATGAAGGTAAATTAGGTATAACAAAATTACCAGATAGTATGGTATTTGCAACTTATTACTATGATGCAAAACCTCTTAGATATAAACAAGTAAATGCTGATGCTGAAAACCAACTTGCGATATTACTATCGAAGGTATTCGCAGATGAATCACATGTATCTATGATAAATGATGCATATGTTCATAAAAATTTGGTTTTTGTTTTAAGTAGAATAATGACAGATGGTATGGATAAAACTACAACTTTATCTGATGAGGTGCTTGGTGAATTAAAGAAAGAATTTATTAGTGAATTAAGAGTAAGGGAAGGAATAAAAATTTATTCATTAGAATTATTCAGATCAGGTAAAACAATTGACGAAGAAAAAGATTATGATTTCTTTATAGAAACTCAAAAGAACATTTTTGAAGAAACTGATATTAAAATAGATGAAAAATTAATAACTCAATTTAATAATATATATAAATATAAAGTATTAGCTATTTATGCTAAATTAAAATATTATGATTTAGATGAAATAATGGAAGTATTCGAAGATATGGGTTATTTAGATAGTAGATTTGATGATTGTTTGATATCTGAAGAAAATGCTAAGCGTATATTGGCAAAAAGATTAACTGCAATATCCCTTAAAACAGATATTGAATTATTAATAAAAAGAGGAGTTTTAAAAAAAGATTCAATAATGTACAATCTATAAATAAAAAAATATCCAGGTAATTTTTACCTGGATATTATAATAATATTATTAGGAGGTAAAGTATATGAATATAATTAAGAAAAGAAGAGTTAGAAAGAAAATTTTAGATGAATTTGGTTTTGATATAAAAGGTTTTAAATTAGCAGTAGTTTTTGTTAATGGTACAAAAATAAAACTAAAAGATTCTGAGTTAGTATATGAATTATATAAATATGGTTTTAGTATTGAAGGTAGTGATGAACATTTTTATCAAATTCCACAAGAAATTGATAAAGCTGATTTAAAAAAAATACAAACTTATTGTGATGGTGATGTTCGTCTTATTAAATTAGAAAATAAAGGTACAATCAAAAATCTTGAAATATTTTATGTGTTTCTAAAAAGTAAACATAAAAAAAGAACATCAGAATTTGATTCATCATATTATAAACCTCAACCTATTATGGGATTTCATATAGGTAATTTAAATGACAAGATTATTTGTGAATCAGATGTATATAATGATAGATTTAAAGATACTGAATTAAGTTATGATTTTATAGATAAAGTAACTTTTGGTAATTCACATATAGTATATGAATATGATAATCATTCAGTAATATCAATATATTGTAAATATGAAAAAAGAGCAACTTTAGATATATTTGTTTTTGAAAAAAAATAAGGAGTGTTTTATTTTGAGTAAATCTATTTGGGAAAGACATTATTATCGAAATAAAGACATTGATTTTTTAATGAATAATAAGATAATAGAATATGATATTAAATCTGCAGGATTATCATTAGCAAAAGAATTTAAATATTTGAATATTAATATTATAAATAAATTAGAAGATATGTCTAAATCTGAAAGAAATAGAATGATGGGTATAATGAAAATAAACAATAAACAATTAGTTAAGAATGAAAATGAAGCATTAATTGAAGCAAGAAAGAAATTTATAAAAATAAATGAAATAGATATTGAGGATATAATATCTATTAAAAAGGATGCAATTTTTGTTCATAAAAGTTGCAGGGAACTTAAGTTCGGGGAAATAGAGTTCGTTCCAAAAAATGTATATAGTAGTTATATGATGATAAATAATATAGAGTTTTATTATAATAAAAATCAATTAGATATTAAAGGTATAAATGATGATTTATTGAAATTACATGATGGATATATGCTATCATTTTTTAAAAAATTCATGTGTTTATATGAAGTAGGAAGAACTAATGAATTAATAGACTTTTTAACAGGATTCGTATATAAATATAAAACAAGGGATTTGAATAAAGAATATTATAGAGAATTCAATGCATTATCAATGTTTAAATTAAATACTGAAACTTCTTTTGGTACTGAATATTTAATAAAATATATTGATGATGAAACTTTTGATGGAGTTAATATAGGTTATAATTTCTTTAAATATTTGATTCCTTTAACGGTCATGTTAATTTAGTCAATTCACCCTTTGTGGATTTTTAAATAGATTAAACAAAGAGCTATAGTATTATACTATAGCTCTTTGTTTTTTATAATTATTAAAAGAAATTATTGGTTCCTGGACCAATATCGGACGGATCGTCACTATCTCCATAATTATTATTTCTAGGTGTTTTTCGCTTATTACGCATTTCTTCCAAATCACGTTTTAATTGTTCCCTATTTTCTCCATAGATATACTGGTAAATTCCTTGTAAACCAGATCTATCTACCATATATTCCCAAAGTAGATCTTGGAAAGCTCTACCTATAATATGTGCGAGTCCAGTAGCTGTATAATACATATACAACTGCTGTTGTATCTCGGGAGATAAAGACCTGCAGACTTCTCTACTCATTCGTCTTACTTCTTCTTCATATTTAGGGTACACTACATCGTGTAATTTGAAATAATAAGTTAAGTTGTATTTCCAAGTATTTAATACTGTGAAATTTAAAATATCCATAAGTTCTTTATAAGATAAATCTTTAAGTTCTCTTTTTGGTTTAGGTTTATTAACCTCTGTAATATATTTACTGTATGAGTATATTGAAACTGGTATCATAAACACTGATACACAAAGTATAATTGCGAATAAAATTAACATAATAAATTCCTCCTTTAAATTTCTAAATTATTATTATTTTCATTATCTATGAAATCTGGATTAGTTCTACTCCATTCGGTAACAAATATTTCTAAATTACCAAAATCATTACTTTCATATTTTTTTGAACGCTCGATATAATCTTGTATTTTCACGATTTGTTCTTTCTCAATCGCTTCCATATATTTATCTAAAAAACTATAAATATCTCCGAAAGCCATATTTAAATTCAAAAATATGTTTCTATCATGAACCATTTGATGTGCTGTTTCAGATAACATTATAGTTTGGACATTATGATTAAAATGTTCTTGTATTACTTTATCAGCAACTCTAAAAGTTGTTATTTTTTCACCATCAATCATCATTTTATTTAAAATTATTGAACTTACATCAAATAATGTAAATAATGGTCCATGGTGCATTTCTATTAATTTATTTCTAGGTTTATCTTCGTCTTCTTCCTCTTCTGATATATTAAGTTTAACTTGACAAAAATTTAAACCTAAATCTTGTTTTAAATGTGCTATATATCTTTTATAATATTTAGATTTTCGCACAGATCTTTCTATACTCTCTATAAATTTAACTTCGTTTTCTACATCGAAGAAATAATCATCAGTTTTGAAATACGGTAATTCGTAAAAACTATATTCGGAATCCACCGTAGGATTCTGTATAGGTGTTTTAACATCTATACCTGGTATACCGTTTTTCATATAAATCCCTCCTTTTTATAAACTTATTAGTTAATACAATTTATTAATATATTGTATTAAAAAATAAAAAGAAAAAGGAGGCAATTTTGATGATAGACAACCAATTATCATTTACACAAAGTGCTATTTTAGATAATATAAAAATTATTTTAGAAAATAGCATAGTTAAATTATCTGTTGATGCTTCTAAATATGACACATTGGATATAATTAGAGCATCTGATAAATATTTAAATGCAAAACAAGAATTGGATATCTTTGAATCTTATCCTTATTATGAACCGTCTACAATAGAAAAAGCAGGTATAACTGATAAAGAAAAAATTTATAACTATCATGGTAATAAATATCTTATACCTCGAAATAAAAGAGATTTGGTATTAAAATATAAAAGAGAATTAATAATAAAAGAATATGTTGAACAAAATAATTATTATAGAGAATTATTAGGTTTACCACCTATTGAAGCAGATGAGTCAGAATTTTTATATTTAACTGAATCGCAAATGAAATTTTACGATATAGATGAAGTTAGACCAATACATGATTATCCAAAAGAAATATTATCTAAATTAGAAAGAAAGGTAATACCTGATTTAATAAAAGAACATCCTGATAAAACTTACTTAAAACATATGGGAAGTAAAGCTGTTGATTTAGTTAGAGCAAGAACGGCTAAAAATTTTGAAATAATTTTCTATGATGGTGATATCGATCAAATGTTCGTTAGTAAATTTTTTGAAACATATGATTTTTGTAGAGAATATTTTGTTTCAATTATCTATAATGCTGATTTAAGAAGTGTTTATCCTTATTATGATAACTTTATATGTATGAATATAATGATGATGACTATCCAACGTTTTATAGTTGATGTTATACAAATGTCGATAGATAGAGATTTTTTTGATTTATTATCTATAAAGAAAATGTTTAACGTTTATGGTGTACCATTTTTTGAATCTTTACCTTTAGATTATCAGCGTACAATTGTAAAACATTTAAACATATTAGTTAGAACTAAATCTACTGATAAATGTTTATATGATATAGCAAATACTCTTATGTATGAAAGAATAAGTGTATATAAATATTTTTTAATAAAAGAAAAAATATTAGATAAGAATGGTGTTCCTGTTGAATTTAAAAAGACAATTCATAATGATGATGGTACTACATCTGAAGTACCTGATTATGAAAAAATGTATGATGTATATTTTCAATCAACAGATATAATGGATAATAATACTGTTTTAGCTATTGAAAATAAAGCTAACCGATATGAATATAAAGAAGTTACTGAAGAAGATGATTTATGGTGGGATGATGCTGATTTAAGAAAAGAATTATATGAAAGAGAATTCAATTTTATAGACACTAAATATATAGGAATAAGTATATCATATAATTTAACAAAAATGTTATATGAATCTATTTATTTTTTAAATATGTTAATTGACAATAAAGATGTTAGAACTGATATAAATAATAGATTATTTAATGAAGATGCGATGCATGAAGGTACTGATTACCTATATATTAAATTGGAAAGAATAACAGAAACACCTATATCTATTTTTGATGCAATAGTAATTATGGCTGCTCTTTTATGTAAAAAAAATAGTATGAAAGGTAATATACTAGTAAAACCAGCACAAATATTATCAATATTAGGATTTGACTTCGAAGAAAATTTTGATTTAATTAGAAAAAAAATAAAGAATAATCCTAATATATTTAAAGATCAAAGTATATTATCTTATTTAGATTTATTAAGAATAGAAACTGTTGAAGATATAAATACTTTATATAATAATTTTAAGAATTTTTCTAAATTTTGTGTATCTCAAATGAATTCTACTGATAATATAAAAGTATATAGAGCTTACAATGATTTATATAGAACAATAATGATTAAAAAAGAAACAACTAAAGCTTTTAAAATGAGTAATGGTGCAGTTGCGATAACTTATTTAGAATATATAGAAGATAAACTTCCATATATTGCAGATTATATTAAATCACTAGAAGTTGATGAATGTGGGGTTATTATAGAACATATATTGGGTAAATTAAATGAATTAATACCTTCATTAACTTATTTAACTACATTAAATGGTGTTAATAATAATATAGTTGATGCTATAATTGAATTAATAAAATTTTTTAAATCTTATACTGTAGATTTACGTAATTTGAGTGTTGTTTATATTTTTGATGATGATTATTGGAATAGAATTCGTACTATAGAAAATTTACGATTAAATGTTAACTTTCAACCTAGAGAAAAACCTCTAGAATATAATGATATTAATTTCATTACATCTGTATATAGAAATGATGATAAAGTTAAATTATCATATGTTAATGCCATAGATGATGATAATAATGGTACTATGGATATTATGCTATATAATATGTTTAATAATGAAATAAATCCTAACGATACACTAAATATTAGGGATAGTATCCAAATAATATATGATTAAACAGTATAATAAGGTGAATTTAAAGGAGGATGACGGTAATGGATAAAATTTTAAAAGATAATATTAATAAAAAAGATATTATACTACCCCATAGAATAAAATCTAAACAAGGCAATATAAAAACAAAAATAATAGGTTTAGATACATTAACAAAAGAAGTACTATTTGAATCAACAAATCAAATAGTATTAGGTGGTGCTATGTTTATATTAGAAAAACTTTTTAATGTTGAAGCACCAATAACAGTAGATTACTTAAATAATATAATGGGTATTGCTGCAGAAAACCCTATAGAAGAAAAATATCCAAAGAATACAGCAGTATGTTTATTTGGTGTAGGTATTGGTGGTTGTGGTGATTCATCATTATCTGTAGTGGATGTCAATTTCTATGAAAGGGAAATATTTGATATGGTTCCATTTAGAGTAACTGATGATGAATTAAATGAAGAAGACCAAAAAAAATATTGGTTTAAACGTAAAGAAAGTGATGGTAGAACATCATATTTCTTAAAAACTTTTGAACAAGATCCTGTAATTAAAGTTTTATGGAAAGATGGGGATGAAGACGAAGATGGTTCTGAAGTAAGTAGTGGAGTACATGATACTCAACGTACAGAACCAATAGAAACTTTCATTGAATTAATATTAAAAATAACTAAAAAAGATGTTAGAGAATATTTTGAAATAAATGGTAATATAGAAGAAGCGAGAATAAATTCTATAGGATTATTTACTGGTATAAAACAACCTATGTCAGATGGTAGTGAAGATTATAAACAAGTTAAATTATTTTCTAAATTAAATATACCTAATGAAATGTTAGTTATGAATAAAGACATGACTATCATCTATAGAATTTATACTTCTTAGGAGGTGTGGTGATGACTAGAAGAATAACCGATGCAGAAAAAAAAGAATTACTAAGTATTAATTGTGATGATATCAATTATACTTTATTAACAAATTTATTTGTTAAGAATTTGGTTAATGGGAAAGTACAACAATCTAGATTTGAACCTCAAGATGTATTTACATTAAAAAAAGGAGAATATTTAAATAATGATACTATAGAAACAACTGTAGGAAGTTTAATATTTAATAAGTTTATAATAGAACCTAGATTTTCAAAAGTAATGAACTATAATAATGAAGTTATAAATAATAAGGGATTATCTAAATTAGAAAGTAAATTATCAGAGCTACTAAAAGATGATAAGATAACAACTGAAGATTTTGCTGATTATTTAAATAGAATTCAATGGTTAGGTAATAAATTGCACGAAGTGATTGCATCTTCTTTCACTATGAAAGGAATGAAACCAGTTCCTAAAGTTATAAAAGAAAGAGATAAATTAATAAAAGAAAATAAAAAAGCATTAGAAAAAGGTGACATAATTACAATGTCAAATATAGAAAATGAATTAATAAAAACGGCAGAAAAAGAAATAGGAGACGATCCTTCAATGGATTTATATTATTCAGGTGCTAGAGGATCTATTAGTAATAACTATAAGCAATTATCTATTGTAAAAGGTCCTATAATGAATTTAGCATCAGGTAAATATGAATTTATTACAAAAAATTTTTATGAAGGATTAGAAAAAAATGAAATACCAGCTACAGGTTCAAATGTCGTTAATGGTGCATTCCCTAAAACTTGTGAAGTTAAATATACAGGATATAAAACTAAACAAATGAATTCAGCATTACAATCAATAGTATTACGAAAAGATGTTGAGGATTGTGGTTCTAAAGGTTATGTTGAAATACTGTTAACAAAAGAAGTTGCTGCTAAATGTAGCGATAGATATATTATAGACGGCAATAAAAAAGTATTATTAAATAATGAAAATATGTCTAAATATATTGGTAAAAAAGTTAAATTACGTTCAATAATGTATTGTGGATGTGACTATGGTGTTTGTTTAACATGTGCAGGATTAAGTCTTAAAAAAATAGGAATTGATGTTGTTGGTTTAACAGGTAATGCATTAACAGGTAGTCTGGTTAATATTAAAATGAAATCATTCCATGATACATCAGTAAAGACAAATGAAATAAATTTAGATGATATAACTTTTTAATAAAATTATAACAAATTATTAATATTAAAAAAATTATAAAAAAGGAGGCATTGAAATGGAAGAAAATAAAGTTTTTGAGTATTCGTATAATATAGATGATATAATATCAAGTTGGAAAGAAGTTAATTCAACAAGAGAATCAAATAAAGATGTAATAATGAAAGAATTCATATGTATGGTTTTAAAATATGAAGTATTTCCTATCATAAATATTGATTTAAAAGATTATGATAAATTAAGAATACGTATTACAAAAAAAGATTATAATAAATATGGAGAATTAACAGAAGTGGTATTTTATGAAAATTTATACGATTTGGTTGAAATGAGAAAAATAGTAAATATAGAACATGTTAATTTTGAAAATTTTATAATAGAAACAGACTAATAAATTTATATTATCCCATCTATATATAGATGGGATAATTACATCAAATAATGTAAAATATAAAAATAATAATTATATATTATATAAATGAATGGAGGTAATAAAATGGAAAAAGAAATTAAATTTATAAAGTGTAAAACATAAACATTTCAATTATATATTATCACAATGTGATAATATAGATTAGTTTGTGTGTAGTGTGTTTTTATTATTTCATAAAAGGAGGTAAAAAAATGTTAATAACTAAAAACAATGGAGTTCAAAAAGGAGCTTATAGATTATCTATATGTGACTTGGATAAAGAAGCAGAATTAGATTTAAGAACAGGTAAGGGTATGATAATAACTGAACCTATAAAAGATAAAAAGAGTTCTGATAACACATATAATAAAGGAGGTATTAGAAGCGATTTCTTTTATAGTGAAATGCATACTGATAATGCATTTAAAGAAAGATATAGTTGTAAATGTGGACATTTGATGGGTAAATCATATGAATCTGCTTTATGTCCATATTGTAGAACTCCTGTAAAATTAGTAGATATTGATTTACAAAAATTTGGTTATATTGTATTAAAAGATTATAGAATTATTCATCCACAATTATATATGTTCCTTGATAATATATTTGGAACAAAAAATAAGAAAAGTGTTTTGGAAAATATAATGCGTATTCCTAAACACAAAGATACAGGAGTGGATGGTAATGTTGTAAAGGATGAAAATAATGAAGATGATGACCAATTTAAAGACCAACCTTTTGCAAGAATAGGCATGTTAGAATTTCAAAAAAGATTTGATGAAATCTTTGAATATTACGTTAATAAAAATAAACGTAATGTTAATATGCAAGGAAATGCAGAATTTGTTAGACAAAATAAAGATAAATTATTTATAAAATATATTCCTGTATTTAGTTCAGCATTAAGATTTTCTGTAATTCAAGATGAAATAAATTTTGTTCATGGAGCTGATAAAATATATAATATATTATTTAGTACAGTATCTAGTTTAAATAAAACTAAAGGTGTTAGTATGTCAGTAAATAAAAAATTAGCATATATACAAAAACAAATGCAAGAATTGTATGCTAAAATGTTCTCTTTATTGAATAAAAAAGATGGATTTATTAAATCAGGTGTAATTGCAGGTAAGATGAATTTTACAGGTAGACATGTAATAATTTCAAATCCAGATTTGGCAGCTGATGAAATTATTGTACCATATATGTCATTTTTAGAAGAATATAAATTTGAAATTATTCATATATTATCTGAAACACAAAATATAACTGAATCTCAAGCATATGATGAATGGTATCAAGGTTGTATAAGTTTTAGTAATAAAATATATGAAATAATGAAAACTATAATCGCTAAAGGTGCGTATTATGGTATAAATAGACCACCAACTATAGATCATGGTTCAGTTTTATTACAAAGAATAGTTGATGTAACTCATGAAATAGATGATTTAACAATGTCAATATCATTTATGATTTTACCAGGATTGAATGCTGATTTTGATGGTGATAATTTAACAGTAATGAAATTATCAGGTAAAGATCAGATAAATGATTGGGTTAGATTTAATCCTAGAAAATACATGATGATAAGTCATGACCATGGGTTATTAAATGAAAATATGTTGCCTATAAAAGATTTAGCTATAGGTATAAGTGAATTTAATAAAATATAATATATTAAATAATAGGAGTAATTACTCCTATTATTTTTTTATAAATTAATTTACTATCTAACAAATAACTAAGATAAATATTATAGGAGGTATATATTATGATAAATAAAAATCAATTGGATGAAATTATATTGAATTCATTGTATTTGATGGGAGGATCTAATAAAACTCCTTTTAATGATATAATATTTTTTGATGAAGAAAAGGACATAGATAAAGGTATATATAGTAAAGTATTAAATACTCTTTATAATAGTGATGATGAATATCTATTTTCAGATCTTATTGACGAATTTGATGAAAATGATGATTATGAAAAGGAATATATTGAAATTAAAGAAGAGGAAAATACAAAAAAAGAAAATACAAAAAAAGAACAATTTCCATTAGATGAACCTATTATAAAATTAGATCCTGAAGTTTATAAAGATATTGATGTTAACAAATTCGATTTATCATTAAATGCATTAAATGAAGAAACTACAGAAGAAATAGCATCGATAGCTATGTTACTATCTAAATTATATGATAAACATAAAGAAATGATAGATATGGTTTCAAAAGGAATAACTGATAAAGATAAATATTATAAAAAACATTTAGAGAAAATGAAATTGATATATGATGTCTATAATAAAATGGTGGAAAGAAAAATAAATGATATGACAAAAACATTTAACGAATTTGGTAAATATGTAATAAGTAGTAAATATTGTAAAAATAAACCTGGAGTAGTAGCAATGATAGCCCCTACTATAGTTTTTACTAGAAGTGTGTTAATTAAAGGATTAGATAACACTTTTGAAACATTTTTAGAACAAGCAACGACTGAAACTGATGAAATATTAGTATTAGTAGATTTAATTAAATAATTTAAAATAACAAAGTGAATTCATTTTCACTTTGTTATTTTTTTATTAGAAAACAACATTATAAGTACTTGAGTTTAGATAAATATAAAAGGAGGAATTGTATATGAGATATTCTATGTCAAGTGCCAGTATGGCACATACTTATGGAAATGTCACAACATTAATAAATCAATGGTTGGTTAGATTATTTCCTAAAAAATATTTCAAAACAAATTATGTTAATTCTACGATAGCATATAAAGATTTTGCAGAATATACTAGTAAGAGAAGTGAATTTCTTAAAAAGAATAAACCAATGTTAGTTATGCGTCCTAGAATAGAAACAGATACATTAGATGAATTGCCTATAAATCAAACATATTTAGCTAACAGAATATATGATATGGCTAATGATGATATTGATACAGGTAATTTACAAAATTTTTTTTATGATGAAGAAAATCATAGACAAATACAATTTTTAATGACAGGATTAAGAATAAATTTTGATGTTACATTGATAGTTGATACTATGATGGAACAGATAAATATATATCATTATTTTAAACAAAGAGTTCGACAAGAATGGACTTCAGTTATGATAGCAGATTTGGAATCATTTATTTCAAGAGATATAATGTATTTATTAGCAGTAGATGCTGGATATGAAGATGTGTTTGTTGATGGTAAACGTATGGGTGAATTTTTATCTTATGTTAATTCTCATTCAATGTATCCTGTAACTATGAAATATAAAAATAGTTCTGGTAGACATGAATTTTTTAGATTTCATCCATGTCATTTAAATGTTACTATTCAAAATTTATCAATAGATGAAGGTAATAAAAAAGGTCAAATATATGATAGTTATAATGTAACATTTTCTGTAAGATGTGATTTTGTTACAGCTGGTTTATATAATTATGTATCAGATAATGATAAAATATTTGATATGGAATTACCTTCTAGTGATATACTAACTGTGGATAGTATCATTCCAGTTATAACTCCACAAGAAATATATAGTAATTCAAGAATACCTGAAGGTTGGAATTTATACACAGCTCCAGCATTTGATTTAAGTGATTTTAATGAGAAACCTCCATATGAATTAAGTTTTAAAGAATTTATGAATACGAGTCTAAATGAAGCTATCAAGTATCACAAACAAAATGGTATTCCTTTAAATACTTTTATGAATATTGAAGTACAAAAAAATGGTAGAACTATGGATATTAAAAGAGGAGAATATAAAATAGACTGGGAAGAATTAAAATTATTAATTTATAATTGTAATATACATGAAGATTATAGATTGATTATAACTGTATTTACAAAATATTTAAATGATTTATTAGACGATATTATTCATTATTCAGATGAAAAATAGGAGGTGAACATTATGGATATAAGTTATGTTAAATCAAATATAAGTAAAGTAACTCAGTATGATTTGATAAAAATGATTGTTGATTTAATATTAATGAATGCGAGTGATATAGAAAATTATAATGTAAATAAAAGGTATATGATAGGAGATAGAATATATTTAGGTCAAAATAATGACCATTGGGTATATCAATGTATAGTTAATAATACTCGAGGTGCTTTTGATTCTACTAAATGGGTTCCTATATGTAAAATGTATAATGGACCAACATTAACATTCAATACTATTAGAATTAGAGAAGAAGTTTATATACCTTCTAGTTCTGTTAGTAATTATACTATTAAATTAGATTTTAATACTAAGCAAACTTCAGTTGCAATTTATAGAGGAATGACTCGTTTTGCTAGAGGTTATGATTTTGAAATAAAGGGTAAAGATATAACATTTACTAAGCCTTTAAAAGCTAATGAAAGAATAATAATAGAACTTAGAGAAAGATTGGGTATAATAGCAAATGTAATAATAGGTATAGTATTATATGATAAGGATGATAATCCTTATAATGTTATAATAACAGATAGTGGAGTTACACAAGTTATGCGTATAACTGAAAAGGATCCTATTCGAGATGTTAAAAGAGCTAAATTAATATATGGAGAAAAAAGATATTATTTAATGGTAGATAATAGTAAAACAAAACCAGTATTAGGTTTATTTGAAGATCTTAGAGAATTTATAGAATCTCAAGATGGAAAAATTTATAGTATAACAGTTTCTTCAAATAATAAATTGACACTAACACATGAACCAAATGTTACTGAAGGAGTTAAATACTTGATGGGTACTGATAAGAAATTTTATAAATTTAATATAAATGGTTCAACTATAACTCCTGTAAATTTTACAGATAGTTCTTTAAAAGTAAAAGATCATAATGTTGGTTTTACTATGAAATCAGATGATTTCAAAGATAAAATGATAGATGTTGTTAATGGTAAACTTAGAGTTATAGATTATTTACCAAATACACCTTTCAATAATATAAGATTAAGATCTAAATTAAATAATGTAGTTTATAATTTAAATTTAGATGATAACTTATTTTTATATTTAAATAATACAACTTCATCTGATCAAACTTATAGTGATATTTATGATGAGTTATATTTTTATAATCAAGATCTTGAAAATTGGAAATTATATATAGATAAAAAAAATAATCTAACTTTTGAATCTTGTGGTGAAGTTAAAGTTAGAAATTCTAGAGGTATTAATATAATATCCAGAGGAGGTATATTATCTAAATTTATACTTCATCCAAATAGAGAAGTAGAAGTTATACAATTTATAGACCTTAGTAAAAGAGGAACTTTTGCAGCACCTTTAGAATATGGTTTTGTATATAGTAATAGCAAAATGATAACTGTTGATAATAATAACATAGGGTTAACTATAGGAAATAAACCTTCAGATATTGTCTTTACTTATAAAAATCATTATTTATTAGGTTCAGATAATAAAGTATATCAAATGGTTCCTGTAAATAACTCATCAGTTAATATTGTTGAATGTAATGAAAATAATTTTGCTATTGAAAATAAAAAACAAAAAGTTGTTGTTAAAAATAAAGAAATGATAAATATAATAGATATAGTTAATAAAAATGTTAGTATTAAACCAGTATCTACAATAACACATAGAATAAAATCTTCAAATAATAAAAAATATTTATTAGATGTTGTTGGTAATAGAGGTAATGAAACATTAACATTATCTGAGATAACTTCTTCACATCAATACTATAATTTAGGAGCAGGATATTTATATTTAAAAAATACAAGTGGAAATTTTTATCTAGGTAAAGTTGTTAATAATAAGTTAACATTTGAAAAAACTACTGAAGATAAATTAATTTTATATAATATATCTTCATTAATAAGTTCATCTAAAGGATGGTATAATATACAACTTGAAGGAACTAATATTAAATTACAAAAAATATTTAATAATATTTATAGTAAAGCATTATCATATAAAATAAGTAGAGATTTTGTTATGGAATCTGAAAATAAAGTTAAATTCTCATTATCTGCTAATGGGAATGGTGATATTATTACTGAAAAGATAACAAATATAGATTCGAAATATATATTATTCCGTAGTGATAATGATAATGTATACTCATTGGGGGTAAAAGATAATCAATTAGTATCATATCGTTCATATATGGAAAAAGATGTTAAAATAGATAAAGTAATATATCTACGTGATGCAGTTACAAGAAAATATTATATGTTATATATGTCAGGTGACGTATTGCAAATGGAACCAATTTCAACAGCACCTACTAATGCTGTTACCGAAATATTTGTTTATAATAATTATGATGATGAATTTATATTAACTATAATTAATGGTAAATTAGTTTTAGTTAAAGATATAATTGATAAAATAGTTGATAAGAGTGGAAATATGTATTCAATATCAATTGATAACAATACCTTAGTATTTAATAAATATACAGGAAGTACTTCAGGTATAACAGTAGGTCCATTGAAATTACATGATATGGTCACTAATGTGAATTATAAATGTTATGTTAATGGAAATAATATTGATTTTGAAAATACTTCAGAAACATTTGAATCTCCTACACAAGCTATTAGAACTATAGATGGTAATATTTATATATTAAGTTTATTTGAAAATAAAATTTCTATGTCAATGATAAATGCTAGTAGTACTTTAAGAAAAAGTAGAGCAATTAGAAACAATAATAGCAATACAGTAATAAAAAGTTATATAGATATGCGAGTATACAATAATATAATGAATACTCAAGGTAGTATCATATATAATAACAATAATATTATTTTTGAAGATAACAAACTTAAATTAGTTGATGTAGATGATACTACTTCTGTTTATAAAGTATAAAGGAGGAGAAAATATGAATAATATAAATGATTTATTTAATGAAAGAGATTGTATAATAGAATCTATAGGTTATTTCAATCCATTTATTATAGAAGAAAATAATGTTATTCTTACTGAAGGTATTATTGGCGGATTAGTAGAAAAAATTCAAGCATTATGGAAAATGATAAAAGGTTGGATAACTAAATTAATAGACTTTGTAAGTAGTAAATTTAGAAAAGGAAAATCAACGACTACCGATAATGCATATGAAGGAGAACATATTGATAATGACAGAAAAGAATCAGCTAGTAAATTTCATTTAACAAATAAATTTTTTGAAGCGGTTGATGAAAAAAATATAAATAGGCTTAGAATAATGATGAAAAATTCATTATTGGTAGATCTTAGTTTTAAACAATTTAATGAAATGTCTAAATATGTAAAAAATATAGAAGGAATGTATGATGAACATGATGATAAACAATGTCCTTTTGAAGAAGATAAATCTAAATGGGATAAAAACTATATAAATAAACAATTGACACGAGTGTACGATAATTTTTCTAAAAAACGAATAGAACATATAAAAAAAGTTATAACTTATGTATATGGAAATGAAAAGAAAAATGTTAACGAATCTACTAATGTGACTACATCTCAAATAATAGAACTACCTAAATTAAAAGATGCTAAAAAAGCTTTAAATGATATTAAAAAAGAATGTGAAAAAGCATTAAAAGAAAAAGACCCTATTAAAATAATTCCAAAGGATCCTAAAACTATACGTAAATATTTTGAAACTGGAGGAAAAGTTAAATTATCTCGAGATAAAATATTAAAAGATTCAACTTATATGTCTTATCTTAATAGTAAAGACTGTACAGACCAATTAAAAAGCTATCAAAAATCATTAGATAATGAATATAAATCATTACAGCAAGAAGCAAAAAATATAAAAGATGAACGAAGATCAAAAGAACTACTTGCTAAAGCTAGAGGTATAAATGTTATGACTCAAAAATTTCTTGGTACTGCTATAAAATGCTATGCACATTA